GGCCCGGGGTGCCGTGTCCCTTCACGGCAAGCACCCCTTCCAGTGTGGTCGCCGCAATGCCCAGCCGCCCGGCAACCGCAATATCATTTTTTACATCCTCGTCCACAGCGCTGCCGCAGACAATCAGGGTGTGGGAGCGCCGCAGCATATCCCGGCGCATATCAATCCCAGCCTTGTGTTCCTCGGGAACGCTGTCATTCAAAAACAGCGGCAGATACAAGAGCGGGCAGATCGGGGAAAAGCCCGCCTCATAAGCAAGACGGCAGTAGTGGGCCGCCAGCTCCATATCAACATCCGGCTCGCCGCTCCATGCGGCGGTCAGGTATGCTAAAGGTCGTTTCATTGGTTGAGCCTCCATTTCTGTTTTGGTTTAGGGAAAAGCAAGAGTTCGCCCAACCCCTCCGCCCCTTCCCCCGGGAAGGGGAACGGCTCTGGAGAATTTATATCCCCGTCGCTTGACCGGGAAAAAGCATAACCGGGAGAAATCCGTCAAGGGTGCCTCTGGCACCGCCTGCGGCGGCGCTGCCCTTGACTGATTTTCCCGGCTATGCTACGGAATAACTGGCGACGGGGAATAATTTATATCTCCAGAGCTTCGGGGCGCGGGGCAGAGCCCCGCAATCCTCGGGCCATGCTGACCCGAAGTTTGGGCTTACTTTTCCTGTTCGGTTTTCTTCTCCGGCTTTTCATGTTCCTTCTGCTGACCCTTCCAGTCGTCCAGCAGCTTGATGATCTGGTCCTTCATTTCCCTCGGCGTAGTTTCCTTGCCGAAATACTTGCTCAGTTCCGCACCTGTCAAAATCACTTTGTCTACCTCCTTTTTGTCCTCCATCATAATGCCGTCGATCACATCCCCGTTGAGCAGCTTCTTTTCGTCCAGCTCACGCATACGCTTTGCCTGCGCCTGTGAAGGCGAGGACTGCTGGCTGTCAATGGCGACGGCGATATAGTTCTGGTTCTTCTTGCCGATATAGGAAAGCTCCACCGCCGTAGTAAAGCCCAGCTTTTTTTCATCCATCAGCTTCATCAGGTCGGGAACCAGCTCATTGAGCCGGATATACCGCTGCACCTGCTTGACCGCCATCTTATTGCGCTCGGCTACAATTTCGTTGGAGCGTTTTCCTGCGTCCTTCGGGTCAATCTGGCCCGAAGTGCGGGAGCCCTGGTGCTTGATAGCCTCAAGCTGCATTTTCAAGGCTTTGGCCCGCTCACTGGGGAGGATTTCTTCACGCTGGTTGAGATTGTCCTCGACCATCTGCGTGATGGCTTCATCGTCCGTCAGATTGCGAACAATACAGGGCATATCCGCATATCCGGCAAGCTCGCTGGCCTTCTGGCGGCGGTGGCCGGACACGATCTCATAGCCGCCATCCTCACGGGGACGGACGATAGCGGGCTGGGTCACGCCCTTGTCCTTGACGCTGGACACCATAGCCCGCATTTCTTCATCATCCCGAACCTCAAAGGGATGGTTCTTGAAGGCGTGAAGCTCGTTCAGCTTGATATAGACGATCTGTTCCTTGCCCCGGCGTGGTGCATCCTTCGGTTTTTCGGGTTCCTTCGGAGCGGGAGCGGCCTGTACCGTTGGCGCCGTTTTTTTCTCTGGTTCCTTTTTGACCGCATTTTCCGGTTTCTGTGCGGGAGCTTCGGGCTTCGGGGTTGCGGCCTTGTCCTTATCTGCTTTCGGGGGACGGCCCCGGCGCTTCGGCTGTTCCGGCTCTTTGGGTTTTTCCTCCGCTTTCTTCGGAGCCTCCGGCTGCTTTTCCGGTTTTTCCGTTTTTGCCGGGGCAGGCTTTTCCCCGCTGGGAGCTGCCGCCCGTTCCTCGACCTTCTTTTCCTTCATAATTTCAGCGAAGTTATAGACGGAAACCTGCGGGTTCTTTACCTCCGGTTCCGTCTTTTTTTCCGGCTCCGGGGAAACGGAAACCTTCTCCGGCTCTTTTGGGGGAGCGGGAGGCGTTTCCTTGCCCGGCCCGCTATCCGTTACCGGCTGTTCCGGCGTTTTTGTGGTTTTATCATCTGCCATAAGCATTTACCTCCTGTTTTTTGGCATGAAAAAAGAGGCTCAACTTTTCAGTCAAGCCCCCGTGGGAAGTTCCTCCTTTCTCCGCCATGATACAAAAATACCGCCCGTAGTCTCGTTTGGGCGGTACTTTGTGTAAGATTGGCAGTCCATTATTAAGTTTTTTATTATGTTCCCTTTGTACACCGTTGCAATATTATATTCATACTCAATAATATCTTCTTCGGAATATGGGAAATAAAGATCGTCTGTAGAAGTGTAAATGTTTGCCTCATGAACTTTCATTTCAAGGCCAATGTTAGAATCTGCCAATCCATCGAGACATGACAAGAAAGTGGCAGAAGCATTTCTTACATTTTTAGTTTTGAAAATAATCTTAAATTCAGCACCAGTTTGTTTTGGGTCTTTGGCAAACAGATTATAACTAATAGAAGCAGTAGTACCTGCTTTTACGCAGAAATACTGATTTCCTTCATCGTCAATCTGATAACCACCATTCGTCCAGTCAAAATTATCTGATACAGTTAAAGCAACTTCTGGATGATTTTCATCGCTCCAAAGTCTGTTCTCGTCACCATTTGATAAACCAACTGGGTTAAAATCAAATGCAAGATTTGTAGTAATTGGATTTACATCTATATCAAGTTTTTCAATATGTGCGGTAAGAATTTTTGTGATTTTCTGACATGAAATAGTAAGATTTTTCTGACCAACCTCAGAAGATTTAAAACTCCATACTTGCGCAGTTCTGTCAACTGTTAATGTAGAAACTGTTTTTCCATCAATAGACAACTTAACGGTAGCAGGATTATGAGCTGGGTCATAAACAACATATTTAATACTTGTAGCCTGATATTGTTTTGCAGTAAATTCTTGCTGTGAGCATCCGATAATAGGAGTTCTGTTTGACGGATCAACGCATACAATATCTTTATAGATAGTAGCAGAAGTAATATCTTTATTATTTACTGTTGCTGTCATATATACTTTAAGGAAATGAGCACCATGTTCCTGTTTTGGAATATTGTATGATATAATACGACCGGAAGCCTGTGTTGTTACGGATTCTAATTCCTGTCCATCCAAGATAAAATGAATGGTCTTATTTACATTACCATAAGGTGTATATCTAAATACTACGTCTGTATCAGTGTAAATCAGTGTATCATCAAATGTACTTTCAAGCTTAAATTCTACAATAGTAACAGTCCAAGTTTTATATGACATTGTTCCAAAGCTATCCGTGATACTAACTCTAATCTGATTAGAGCCTACTGATAAATACTCTGTTAAATCAACCTTATTTGTTCCCTGAGAAGCAGTGGTTGTTGATACAATTGTATTTCCAACTTTCCAAATTGCTGTACCATCACCAGTTGTATCGCCAGTATTATCAACAGAGCTAAATGTGTATTCGATTTCTGCTTTATCTCCAAGTAAGAAGATTGCATCTGCAGGGGTTACACGTTCAATCGTGATAGTTGAAGTATCAGATCCGCCACCACCTCCGCTTTGGATTGTAAATGTTTTAAGAACTTCTCCATTTTTCATCCAACTAAATGTACTACCAACATAATCTACATCATACTCAGATGCAGCTGGATTCTTTTTAATTTCATCAATATCAGCCTGAATATTTGTAATGTCACCGTTAATCGTATTAAACTGTGAATCGTAGTCGGCAATATTCTGTTTTAAAATATCTGCTGTATTTTTGGCTTCAGATGCAGTTGAACGAATTGCTTCATCAGCTTTTTCAAGTTCTTTTGTTTTTGTTTTTAACGCTGTAATATCAGAAGTATTTATTTCAACCTTTTTAGAAAGGTCAGTTACTGAAGATTCCACAGCGTTTACCTTTTCTGATACAGGACTAATTTTTGTATCAACTCCTGTATTAATTTCCTCTTTTAGAGCAGCTGTCCACTGTGCAGACGGTTCGATAGAGCTAAGTTCCACAGATTGAATTTCTGTTTCGCCATTTTTAAAAATAAGCTTACCCTTACCACCTTCAACGGCATAAGTAACATTTAAGTTTGATAAACTGTTAATTGTGATAGTTTTCAGAATAACAGTACCATCTTTAAATACAAGTCTTCCAGTTGTGTTATCATAATCGACCTTAAGATTTTTTAAGCTATCAATTCCGCCTATAGCATCATTGAGTTCTCGAACCTTAGTATCAATCTCTGTTTTGTTATAATAATTTTCTGCAAGATTTGCGTTCACATCTGCTGTTACAGATTTTTTCACGTCCGCCTTAATAGTATTAACATCTACGGAAGCAGCAGAAGCTTTTGCCTGATCAGCGTATTCTTTGGCTTCGTTAACATGACCCATTATGGTTGTTACAAAACCTGTATACCAGTCATCTGATGGCTCAACAATACCATCATAATTTAATCCCTCAAGGACAGTAAGTCTACCATTTGGTCTTGTTCTCCAAACGTATGTATTTCCTTTCTCGTTTGAGCCAGTTGCCATAATTTCAAATCTGACATCTCCGGCGATAGCAGTAACATTCTGATCAACTAACCATCCAAATGTAATATTAGTTGTACTTGATGCAACATTTACAGCAGTAGATACTTGTCCTTTTTTAGTAGATACATTTTCATATCTAATTTGAATCAGCATCTTCATCAAATCGATACCGTCCCAGTATCTTGGAATACGGAATGGAATATACTGACTATTTGTTTCCTGCACAATATTTATTTGTGAAGAGTCTACTGTTACATTTTTTAATTTATCCACTGTTGAATATGAATTATCATAGTATTCATCATAGATAACATATCGTCCATCTGTGCATAATACATATCCATCGTCAACAACAGCAGTAGTGGCTAAATCAGCCTCCATGGTAGAGATATCACTATCATCGGAAGCTGAATTAGCCAATATTTGTGCTTTTGAATCTTTAAATGACATGTTCTCCCTCCATCTTTTATTTTAATAATTCATCAAGGCTCTGTACGCCTGTAACTTTGTCAATATGTGTAACACCATCTTGAGTGCCATCTGGATCTGTACCTGTAAGTTCTTTTGCAATAGAGTCTGAAAGGTCTGCAATCCCAACACCATCACCTGTATTTCCATTAGCGTTTACAAGAGTCAGTTTCTTTGCTTCTGAATCAAGTTTCATATCAATTGGCATATTGTCATAAGTTGCCTGACCAAGTTTCTTAATATCTTCAGCAGTTGCCATAAGTGCAAGAATTCTCTGGTCAAGTTCAGTTAACATTTCACTTGGTTCATAACTATCAAACTGTGCTAATTTTGTAATGTGGATAAGTCCAGATTCAGTTTTTCGAACATAAGAAGTGGTAGTATCAGATTCTTCATCATGAACAAGTTTTAAGAAAGTAAATGATACCTCGATATCACCTGGTTCTGCAGAGATATTAGCTGTTACAGGAATAGTATATAAAATATGACTCTCATCAGTTGTTGTATCTGCAATGAGCTGAGTCATCTTAATTTTCTTTGTAACCGGAAGAACATATTTCATATAAGCAGTAGTATCTGTCATATCAATTTGTTCTTTATAAAGTTTATTAATAATAATCTGGATAGAGTTCACGCAATTACTTTTCTCCATCAGACTTTCTTTTACTGTAGTAATAACATTATTGTCATCTGTAATTCTAAGAGTGTACATTTTACACCACCTTTCTAACAATAATAACAAATATATAATTTACGAAATAATAGCCATCCAACTAACCGTCAGTTTTTTATCAACCCCATTTTCATTGTTATAAATACAAATAGTGGCACCAGTTTGACTTTTATTTGTTATTGAAACGGCATAGTTTTGGGGATCTGTTTGATTAGTTGTCGCGAATACGACTGGAATAGATTTGAATTTATTTGGGAATGTTAAAGTATAAGTTTTTGCGCCAGCTATAGATCCAGTTGTAAATTCAAAAGAACCAACCTGATAACTGACTACAAAATCTACATTATTTATATAATAATAATCTGATGGTTTTTGTCTTTGTTTTAGTGGAATACGAATCTGTGCGACTGTTTCAGAAGTGCTATTTGATTCAGATATATAAATATATCCAATAAGAGGGTATGGCTCTTGAAGCAATGAGTTTGGGACATCTACATAAAATTTATTATTTTTCAAAGATGATTTAACCTGAAGTGCTTCTTCACTCATTCTATTGCACCAATGAATCACAGGCGGAGAAGTCAGACCAAATGTTTCAAAACATATGGTCTGTCCTTTATCCCATTGTGTAAGATGATTTATTCTAGTAACACCATCAGACTCATAGCAAGTGATATCAAGTACACTTCGCATATGTGCCTCCTTAATTTATTCAACTGCAGCTTCTTTTGTTTCATCAGGTTCTGTATCTGCTTTTTCCTCTTTCTTTTCTGGTTCCGGTTTCTTTACAAGAAAAGCGTCAATAATAGCATAATCATTCATAGTTGCGTTAGGTGCATCAACCTCATAAAGAGAATCAAATTCTTCCTCGGTGAGCTGTGGAATATCTACATCAATCTGATACAGAAGGATAGGAGTGAATTTAGCCATAAATTTCTCATAAGCTTCTTTGTCATCGTTAGGAATAGCTATTCCACCTTCTACCTCTTTACCATATTCCTGAATTAATTTATTTTTCTGATCATCACAGTCTTTAATTTCATCTTGAAGTTTACGAAGTACACGGAAGAGTACGAATGCTGTTTTGCCTTTAGCGTTACTGAATTTCTTAGTTGCCTCAATAATATCGTAAATAGCTGCGTTTGTGATTTTCATAGTAGTTTTTCTCCTTTTTATCTTAATTTTTAATATAAAAAGAGCATTCCTGTTATAGAATGCTCTTAGTTGATTTGTTGCTCTAAATATTCAATTCGTTGCTTTAATTGCTTGTTTTCTGCTTTTAATTCAGCATACATTTCTTGGATTGATTTTGTAATAAGACTTTCCATATAGAATGTATTTACACCATATGGTTCATTGCTTTCAGATGGTTTTATTACCATGTTAGGGTTTATATCTTCTAATTCTTGAGCAATATATCCTAAATCTATATAATTATTTGATTCTTTCCATATAAATTCTCTATGATTTATTTTTAAGATTTGGCTTAATGCATTGTCGATATTGGTGTTTTTTATATTTCTTTTTAATCTCCTATCAGATGTTGTAAGTTGAAATGTTCTTGTCTCAAATTTTTGATAATCCCATTTTCCACGAATTGTAATTTTATTGTCTACGTTAGTTCTGATAATTGATACATAATATTTTCCACCATCATCTGTTGATGTACAAATTGCAGGTCGATAACTTGTTGACTCTGAATTAATTATGTATCCATTAACATTACCACTAACATCTCCAGTAACATTTCCATTTAATGTCCCTTTTATAATACCACCAGATATAGAAACGCTTGTATATGGGGCGACAGAATAAAAATACAAATATGGTTCATTATTTCCATCGAGGCCCATTAAAAGTTTTGGCAATGGTTCTACGTCACTTATTCCATAATCATACTTCATAGATAATTGTCCATTCCTTAATTCTGTTATGGTGTTGTTTCCCTTTGATGTTATGCCACCTAAAATATCTGCGTTTGAGCAATGCATACTACCATCTTGATTTACATAAAATGCTCCACTTCCAGCCCAGAATGCATATTTTCCAGAAGTTACACTAAGACCACAACTATCAGAGCCACTTCCTGCTGTGCCGTATGGTTTATTGTAAATAGAACCATCATTACTAATATTGAAAAGCCCAATCTTTCCAGACGATGCGGTGATTGTTCCTGATATAGTAGCATCAGTTGCGGTCATATTACCTTCACTATCAACAATAAATTTATCAGATATACTTAATCCAGAATTACCAAAATATGCATTACCAGGGCCGCCTATGTTATATCCACTTCCCTTATAAATAGCATCAGAATTTATATTCCACGGACCAATACTTCCTGTTGATGCAGTAATATTTCCACTAAAACTTCCGGTAGCTGCCTTTAACTCTCCTGAAAAGGTTCCGGTGGCTGCCTTTAATTCTCCTTTAAACCATCCAGAGCTTGCATATATTGTTCCGTAAATTATTGCATTACTTGCTTGAAGAAGCCCATTTGTAGATACTTTTATTCCAGTTTGACCATCAACAATGGTTCCATAATCTTTATCTTTTTCAAAATATACAGACAAGGATTCTGTTTTTGCATACGGTCCAAGATCTACTGTTCTTACATATCCATTAAGATCTGATGATTTTGCATATTCTCCAAGACCGCTTATTTTATCGGTAGAAATATCCACTCCGTCACCAAGAGTTAATGAATTTGCTATGATATCTCCAGTAAATTTTCCTGCTTTTGCATAAATAGTTCCATAAACTACTGCATTTTGTGCAATCATTAACCCATCTGTATTTACAGAAAAATAACCTTTCGTATCATCTGGATTAATAGTTCCATCAAACTGTCCAATAGAACCATTTTTCTTGACAATAAAAGCAAGTCCTTCATTTTGCATATCGGAAGTAGTTGTGTAATCTTTTAATTTTCCATCAAGCCCACTGGTTGTAACATAATTTTTTAAATCAGAAATGTTTTCACTGCTAATATTTACATTTTTACCAAGTGTAAGACTATTAGCAATAATGTCTCCACGAACAGTAAGAGTCTGTCCGTTCCACGCCATAAGTCCTGCGGAATTGTCTTCTTCTGACGCTTCTTTAATACCTACATAATTTTTAATAAGATTATACTTTGTTGTACGTTCTGCATCAGATAGAGTATTGATTCCAAACTCTTTTTCAAGATCTGTTCGAGTCATCTGATTTAATGTACTTGCAGATTTACTTTCTTTGTAAATTTTGTCATTTACATTTAGCCAAATGATATAGTTGTCCAATTCTCCAAGGAATCTTATTAACGTACTTTTCTGTAATGTAGTTAAAACTTCACTTGAATCAGTAGTATACGGTTTTAACTCTTCAATCTTACTTTTCAACTTTTCCTGGTTTAATCCGATAGGTGAAAAACTCATAGATTCTTTATATCTTAAATCATCACCGCTAGTTCCTCTTGGAGATTCCCACGAAGATATGTAATTATCAAGGAGTTTTTTATCCTTATTTATATCACCAATAATTACCTTTTCTGATTTGCCATAGAAAGTAAAAGTACCGGAATGAAGATTAATCCATCCATTTATACCACGTAAGTCATCAGTAGTAATTTCAGATGCAGTTAATGAATTTGCAAGAATCTGATCGGCAGTAATAGTATGTGCCTGAATATTTTTACCACCCATGTAATACTTATCATAATCTTCTGGTGGAATGTTCTTTGATTCAACAGCTCCAAGACTTTCATTAAACGAATACATGATAGAATTCTTTTCACCACGAATGATAAGTCTATCTACAGAAAGAGTACCTGCAGATATACGTGTCGCATTAATATCAAGTGCAAGAACGAGTTTAGATGTGGTCGCATCAACATTAATTGTTTCAAAAAGACCACTGTTTGCCATCATATCTCTAGCATTAACCATTTTTGATATAACCTGTCCGAAAGCACCTGTATTAGCATTTATTGTATCAAACACACCGTTAGATACCGCATTTGAAAATCTGGTTGAACTCACCATTGCCTTAATAAGTGCATCTGAAACTTCAATTCCGGATGTATCTAATTTGCTTTTTACAGATCCTGTAATTTGGTCTTTAGCTGTGCTTACTGTATTATCAAGTAAAACAGCAAAGTCATCACGACCACCGTTATAACTAATCATGTTTGTGAATTCAATTTGAAAATTATTTTCAATAACGCATGGATTAAAAGTGAGAGATGAGATACGAAGTTTTAAAAAATACTGATCATCTTTATCGAATGAGAGATGGATAAAATTACCTATATCAAAATTTCCTTGCCATTCTTTAAATCCAGGAATAGCAAAAATGTTATCCATTGTAAGAGTGAATGATAATTGTGGCTGACACACCTTAGAAAGCTCTGTTGTTGCATCTTGGAATAATTCGTATTGAGTATTGATTATCTCTGCTGCAGTGTTTGTAGAAATGGTGATAATATTATCATTTACATAATCTGTCTCATTGTACAGTTTATTTAATGTTTCAAGATCTTCCTTTGTAAATATGCCGCATTTTTCTTTATTGTTAATTGTTGCAACTTCGGACATATTTTTTGAAAAACCATTCATTAAATTCTGAATATCATCATATTCGCCTTGTCTTTGCTTAATGGCACCAGAGCATCCACCTTTTTCTGGTTCCGCATATAAGTTCCCATTTTCATCTTTTCCGTATTCGTATTCCCAATACTTCAAATACTTATTATGAGAAATATTATAATTGGACTCTGTTAAGTGACCTTTTTCATCTTCACTTAAATCTTTCCATGCCTTTTTATAAGCTTTTAAAGCATCAATATTATTCAGATATGTTTTCTCTTTTGTTTTTAACTCTTGAAGACCAAACAGATCCCAATTTGTATTCCATTCTTCAATCAAATCATCTACTTCATTGGACTTTTTATCATCCTGTGTAGGATCTGTATTATTTTTATATTCAATGGTTTTGTCGATAATTTCAAGAATACCCTGATATGCAATATAATCTTGCTCCGCACCTTTATTAAGCCACTTCTGGTTTTTTTCATCCCAGTAGCCAAGATTTACATCTTTCAGTGCATCCATATATGTAGTATACTTCTTTTTAATAGTTCCAAGGTCTTTTACGGTAAATTGTTTCCAATTATTATTCAACCCATCATTCGGAACTCTAAGATTGATTTCATCACGCTTTTCCATATATAAGCTGTACTGACGATTGTAATACATGTATTTTTTACGTGCTTCGTCAAGCTTAGATAACCATTGATTATATCTGTCAATTAACCCTTGACTTACATGTTTTGTACTAAGATAATAAGAAAGATTCTCAATAGTAGAAGAACCAAAATTGACTGCATCAATTGTAAGGTCATCTCCACCACGTACTTCAAATCTTGTCATAATATTATCTTCTTGAGCTGGTGCATAATTCAACGTCTGAATCAAATTACGATAAGAGATAAATACATTTGAATCCTTACCGTAATCTTTTACGCTATATACATTAATTGTCCTGGTCATAATATTAAAATCGAAAATACATTCGAATTTCTTTGATACATCCTGCGTTAGAAATGCATATACATTTTTTGAGTCTATATCAAATGACCGCTTAGAATCAACCATTTGTGAAGTAGTAGTAACAGTTCCATCATCGTTTACTTTAGTCTCTATAACCGTTGTTTCTCTTATTGTCTGATCAACCCAACCAATTTTCCATCCAAAAACCTTTTCAATTGCAATATCAAGCAATGAAAAATCTTTGTACAGTTCATCATATAAAATAATGTTTTTAACTGCTACTTTAACACCTTCATCGGTTTCTTTTACATTGCCATTAATCAAATATTCACGGCTGTCTGTCTCTCCGGTATTAATCTTAAAGTTTTTTAGGGTTTTTAATGCAAGTTCGCATTCGCATGATTGTGCAGATACTGATTTATATTCATCAAATCCATCATTTGAAACTTCCGGATAGGACATACGAAAATATCCAATTCCATCAACAAATATGTACATTGCCTCGTCAAGCATGTCATATCCATTAGATTCTTCGCCGTTCACATATCTATGCACATCAAACTGAATGGTATCAAAATTATTAATCTGTTTCGTATAACTGACAGATTGAAGATCAATTCCATTCAATTCACAGATTATTGTATTATCTGTTTTGCATAAATAAAAACGAGCCGGTTCAGCAAGCCCAAAATAGTCGTAATTAAAATTCATTAGTAGGCACCTACCTTTCTTGGGCATCTGAATGTCATTTTAATACTGCATCCACCTGTTATTTTAAATTTGTTTACACCGGGAACTAACCTAACCCAATATAATCCCAAACTACCATTATCTAAATTTGTAAGGTTGTCAGATGTAAACCCAAGATCGGATAATTGAACCGGAATATTCTTTTTCTTTGTATTACTGTAATAATAAATTTTATGATTTTTTGAATCTATATAAAGTGGATTTGTGTAATCAATTGCATTTGGAATTGTAAGAGTAAGACTATGACTTAATAAATCATTAGTAGAAATTTCGGAATAATTATCAATTGTAATTTGCGTACCTGCATAAGAATAAATTGCTATTAACGGATATGTAAAATCACCAATCTCATCTGTATCATTGTTCACTTCAAATAATTCTGCGTTTTGAATTGTTACCTCAACACTTTTATTGCTTACGGATACATTTTTATCATTTACTGCAAGTAAACAATTCTCTAAGTTGTTGTAAGCAAACTCACGTTCATTACTCCATCCATATGGGGAATCTGCAGTAAATGTATACGTAAGCATTAAAATACCACTACCATAAACGTTAGTTACATCTGTAAAAACTCCATAATAATTAATAGGGTCAAAAGCTTCATCTTCAAAAAATAGAAGAGTAGGTGTACGTGGTCCTGTTAACCATGCGTTTATATCTCTAACTTCTTCTCTTGAAAAAGCACGATTTTCAGGTTTGGTAATTGTTACTTCAAATGTAAGTACATCTGAATATTTTGTATTATACCAATTTGATACAGGTCGTCTGCTTGTAATTTCACCTTTTAAAATTTCTCTTGTTAATCCCATTGGAATTGATTCTGGCTGTTCAGAGGCACAAATAATAACTCCAAAATCATCGGAAGACTTTCCGTTATATGTAAAAGAAGAGCCAAATATAGCCATATTAATCACCTACTTTCTATTCAGACTATTATTGACAAAAATTGTTACTTGAATCATAATGGATTTTATAATTTATATTGGGATGGGAGAGTATTGAAATGAACGAAATAGTTATTGGGGGTACCTTTAATCACGAAATATCAAATAAAGCTTATGAAATCATTAAGCTTGTTAAATCACACACTGATTTTAAAATAAATTTTGACTATACAGATGAAGAAACTCCATATTGCCAAAAAATCGAAAATAAATATGTTATCCATATAAGAAAAGACACAGATGACATTGAAGATGTTATATTACACGAATTAATGCATGTTGTACAGAGTGAAAATGGAATGACTAAAACAGAAATTCCAAATGACATTTCTGATCGTGATTATGAATTGCTAAGTGATCTTGTAAATATATTACTTGATTATGATGCAAATCAACAATTGTCTTATAAGTACAATTATAATATTGCATCAAGCCACTTACAGTTTAACGAGTGGTACCCATTAATTCGAAAAGTGAAAGAAATACCAGAAAAAGATATAAAATCTATAGCTGTGGCATTATTTGGAATTATGATATTAGATTCTAAAAACAATTGTGAAAAGATATTGCGCTATACAGACAAATGTACTCTTGAAATACGAAAGATTGTATACCACCTTAATGACTGTTTTAAGCTATATGACGTAGGAAATAATGTTTCTTCCTGTAAAACAATATATGAAGCATCTGTAAAATTTTTAGGAATTTTTTGAACCATTGTATCTATAATTATATTTTTATCATTATGGTTGTTATTTAATTCAATTAATGGATGATTGAAAGAATTTGTTTTATAAATTATTCTTAATCGTTGTTTTGGAATTCCTGTTGGAATTTTGTGATTGAAATATTTCATATGACCACCTTAAAAAATAATATAAAAATTAACATATTGTTCCACCATGTGCTGTTCCAATAAATTTATCATTAATAAATAACCATTCCATAAAATTTTTTATATCAGTTGGATTTATTCCATTACAGCATGACATACCACCAACATCTTTTTCGTTTTCATATAAACGTATAGATGTATTATTTATTTTTAGCTTAAAATTAAAAAAACTTACTTCCATAATTATTCTCCTTGTGAGTTAAGATCACAATAATCCTCCTGGATGACCGCAAAAATAATGTTTACCTTTTATAAAGAGCCATTCAAAATACTCCTTTATATCTTGAGGTGAAAGTAATATTTGGCTATGTAATTTATTTACCTCTTCATTATTGTAGTAGTCTATAACTTCATAATTACTTATTAAAAAAATATGATCAAAAATTTTATTTCCATAATCAAATTAATCCTTTGCATTATTGTACCGATATAGAAATGTGTCGGTACTATTTTTTATATCTCTTACCACAAATAAAAAATTTACCACTTAATGTTAGGATCTGGTTTTCTTTTTAAAAGTTCTTCAACACATTTATGCTGATATACGGTTGGAACTAGAAACTCCTCAACAAGATCCTTTACATTATTTGGTGGAATAAAATGTTCTCCATAAGATTGTCCGGAACTTCCTCTTTTATTTTTTATTTTTATTTCATGTGAATCAATAAATAATTCACAATCAAAAAATTTTACATACATAATTGCACCTCTGTTCAAAATTAATAAAAGAGAGCGTAGCTGTGACACTATGCCCTCCTGTGTTTATCTGAGACTCTTAAAATCTCTGACTTGCTTTTTGTCATGGTCTCTAAGAACCTGTTTCATAGTTCCGTAAATTTCGGTTTTAAGTGCATCTATATCTTTTGCACCATCGATATAGAAGTTGACTGTCATATCACCAAAAGATTGATTATTTGTGTTGTTAATCGCATTCATAAGTTCCTTATACATCTCGCCAAATTGTGGTTGACTACTCTGTGTGGCAATACCTGCATTATCAATAAGTCTCTTTGTGAAATCTGCTGTAAATACTTTGTCACCCTGATTTAAGAATGTGAGAGTACCATATTGTTTAGAAAAGACAGACTCCATTCCTTTCTCATTTACTCTGTACATTCCAGATTTTGGAACATAGTCAGTACCGGAAGCATAACCGGTAAGTCCTGATAATGTAGAACTAACCTGTTCGTCTGTTAATCCAACATTTTTCAGAATAGTAGAAAGATTATTGAGAACCTGCGCATTACTAAGAGCAGAATTTGAAACTGCTTCATTAATAGCTTTACTCATTTTCTCTACATTAGAGCTTATGTCGTTAGACCATTTGTCAAAATCATCACTCATATCTGAGGATAATTTATCAAGCGCATCACTTTGCATACTGAAAGCATGATCTGTCATAGTATCAGAAAGATCTTCTCTTGCATCTGATAATTGTTCCTGGATCTTTGCCAAACGTGCTTTATCTTCAGCATTTGTTGAACCCTGGAGAGCTGCCGCTTGACGTTCAAGGATCTGAATGTCTTTGGTCTTATCTTTTAAAGTTTTATCATAATCATAGTATTTTTCCTTTTCAGAAAGTGCTTCCTTACGCTTAGATATTACCTTGTTGAGAACATCCAATTCGGCTTGAGCCTGATTTTTGATAAGAGAGAGCATATCATTCTGGAGAGAACTATTTGATGAAATTAAAGAATTATATTTAGACTGAATATCTTTTATATATTCATCATAAGTCTTTTCGCCAAACTCAGAAGACATATCTTCACCATTAGCGTAGCGTTTTTTCACATCATTTTCTTTTTCAAGAAGCTTTCTCATTTCTTCTTGATTTGCAGAAAACTGATTTCTATTCAACATTACAGAAGTAGCTCCCCATTCTGTAAGAAGTCCAGTATTTTTATCAATTTTCATATCATCAGAGATAATTCCGTTCAGTGTATCAATACGGTCCTTGAACTGATCAATTTTCTCTATTGCACGATCAAACTGTTCTTCATAATAAACACCAATTTGTTGCTGTTTCAGATTTTCAATACTTGTGTCGTAATCGGTTACAGCTTTTTTTGCTTCTACAATCTCGGATTTCATATTAATCCATTCCTGAGATCCTTCTACAATTGTGCCATTATCAACACCTTCTTGAAATCTTTTCTCAAGCTCATCAACTTTGTTCTGTGCGATATTTTTCAGACTTTCAGTATTTGAGATCTTGATCTCATAATCAGAAGAACGCTCATAATTTCCATGAGCATTGTATAAATCAATGTTTGCTTCTTCCATTTCATTATACTTTTCCTGATATCCTAACAATCCTTCATAATACGTCTTCGCATTATCAAATTTACTTTGAATGGCCTCGACTGTGGCTTTAGCTGCTTCTGTCTGTGATTCCGCTGCATTAGCTGCCGCTGTTGATTCTGCATCTGTGACAATATTTAATTTCTGTTCTGTTTCGGCTGCAGTAGTAACATATTTATTATATGCTGTAAGAGCCTTTTTAAGAGACTTGTCTTTAATCTTGTCGACATTTATTTCCTCGCCAGCTGCTAATTTCTTTTTTTGGTTAGCACTCAATTTACTACCAAACTTTTTCTTAATAGCTTTAGCTTTTTTACTAACCTTATCGTCTGCTCGTTTCTTGGCTTTCTCCTGTGCGTTAAGATTTTTCTTAGTTTCCTCCCAAGCCTTGTTGTTAATATCTGCAGCTTGCTTTGTCTGTGTCACATTCTGATCAGTTAAGGAATCCATATAGGAAAGTTCGTTTCCTTCCTGATATCCGGCGATTGCTGCTTCGGCATCTGTCTTAAGAGATGAAGAATTCTTATTCGCAGTATTAAATTTAGTCTGAGCCGTTTTCTTTTTAGAATCTGCTTTCTTTTTATTTTTAACTGCAGAATTATACTCTTCGGCACGTTTCTTCGTAGTCTTGTTAGTAATCTTACTGGTATCAATAGTCTTTCCGGATTTAATAACTTTTTTCTGCTCATTCGTAAGACCTTTTGATTTAAGAAGCGCTTTTTTCTTTTTATTTACAGCTGTAGTTGCCTTATCTGCTTTCGCAGTTGCTGTATCAAGATTTGATTGCGCTTTGTCTGTAACTGCCTGTGCTGATTCGTAACTTGCAGTAGCAGCGTCTGCTATAGCTTTTTGTGTTGATCCACCTGCTTGAACAGCTGATAACCTTGACTGAGTTGCATTTAATCCATTGAAACCATTTTGTAATCGTTCCAATGCCTGTTCAGCTGTTTCAGTTGGCATATTAGCCCATTGCTCAAACAATTCCATTTGCTCTTTCTTCAGATCAACAACAGCCTGTTTACAATCCTGTGCCTTGTCGTAATATGTTTTATACTGATCAATAGCCTCTGCCAGAGCCTTACCTTCATCAGTGCTAGTGTCCATGTCTTCAATACGATAAGCACCTTTTTGTACAAGTTTCTGATATTTTTTGGGTACATTGGTTTTAATCTCTTCGCCATCACTATTATAATAAGTGTACTCGTTTGCTATAGAGTTAGCCTTTTTCATATAGGTTTTTGCACCTTTCTGATTAGACCCAATCTCATAGTTCATCTTACGAATTTGCTGTTTGAGCAAAGATGTTTTAAGTGACTTCTTAATATAATCAGTGATTTTATCAGCGATTTTCTGAACCTGATCAGACCAATGCTTAATACGGATTTCTACCCAGTCATATACCTTAGTAGATTTCTTTACCTTTTCGGTATTGTCATTTACGGTGTCTGTATTTTTCTTAACAGAAGTTGTATTTTTATCGGTAGTTGTGGAATTGGAGGAAGATGACTGATTACCTTTATTTAAACCAAAGCTATTGCCACCACCTTTTGGTGATCCGTCTAAGAATGCACTCATTCCACTATGAACCGTTCCACCAGCAAGTGCTCTAGCATGTCCACCTCCAGACATGACACGTCCTGAATTTATAAGTTCAGATGTTTGTTTTGAATTAAAGATAATGTCGCCCTTTTTTAAATTCTCAAAATGAGCACCACCAGGAATTACCATCCATTTACCATCACGCACAATTGATTCTGGACCATCAGGAAGTTCATTTACAAGAGCTTTTTCATTACTTTGTAATGCTACGTTTCCGTCTGCATGAGCAGGAGAGTAGTTGAGAACATTGTAAGCAGTACCAGAAGCGTGTGCTACACGGAGCATAGTACCAGAAGCAAATCCACCACCAGTTCCACCAGAATTATTTTTAACATTTGTAGTTACATTTGCGGTGACATTAACTGAATGTGGTTTGTTTAATTCAGCTTGTATTGTGCTTACCATAGAAGAAATATTTGCACCAACATTGATATTCGCAGTCTTATTATTAATTTCTTCTACTGCTGCATTAGCCGCTGAAATTGCAGGTCCTTTATTACCATCAATTTTCATTTCAGGCTTTTGATTTTCTGCGTATTTTTTAGCTTCATCAACACTTTTTTTGTATGGAGTATTATTCCCATCAATAGGTATACTTGATTGTTCAGTTGCTTGTGATTGTAAATTCTTTGCACTGACTGAAACTGAAAGAGATGGGTTAGAAGATTGCAATTTAGAAACAGTGGAATTAATAAGACTTAAAGTCTGACGAGATGTATTGTCAAGATTTACACTAACTGTTATCTTTTGAGTATCCTTTGGAAGACCTGCAATTTTATCAAGAAATGCATTTGCATCCTCTTCATTATCAATATTAAAATGATATGTTAACTGCTGAATACCATCATCAAAAGCACTTAAATCAAGTTTATTGATTGCATCTTGAATTCCTGCATCATCTAGTCCCTGAATATCAAACTTCAGAGTCTTTTTAGTCTCATCATCAATGCTATCCAACTCTGCTTTTGCATCATTTACGGCTTTTTGAGCATTAGTTGTATCTAAACCAAGAGATTTCTGCTTGTCTAATTCATTAACAGCTGTTTGATAATTTTGAATAGCTGTAATAGCATTTTGAAGATCTGCATTAACACTATTTAACTGATCATCTGAAATATTCATTACAGCAGGAGCTTCTAACTCTTGTTTTCTTTCTATAAGAGTCTTTAAAATTGTTTCGGCAGCTGAAATTTTATCTGTGTTGACATCAATATCAGAACTCTCTCTAAGACCTTGCAAATACTTTGAAAGATCAGATATTTCACTATCCAGATCATCCCCTGTTGCGGAAAGATTTATTTCAACATCTGGTTCTATAGTGTCGATCTGTTCTTCCAACGAGGTAATATTACCATCAACATCAATAATAAGATGATAATCTTTTGCAAAAGAGTCTAATTGCTTTTGAAGCACTTCTTTTAACTGGACATCATCTGTATTATTAATATCATCTATCATTGTCTGAGCAACAGATTTTGCATAATCTGTCTGCTCTTTAGTATATTTACCTTTCTTATCAATAAGCTCATCCATGTTGGCATTTGCATTTTTGATCCGCTCTTCGAATTCTGCAATTTTCTTTTCAGATTCAGAAAGAGCAGTATCATAGTCCTCGGTGTTCGGATTTGCTTTTATCTGAGCAAGATGCATTTTCTCAGCTGCTAATTTACTATATAAGTCAGAAATTTTCTCCGTACCGGCTTCTTCAGTTGTAAAGAAATCGTTGTAAAAGCCATAGTCTTCAAGCTTTCCGAAAACAGACATAAGAGGTTCAAAACCAATTCCAAGTCTATCTGCAGTTTCTTTAAGCTCCTCCATATTATTTCCAAGAGAATAGGTCCAGTTACCGTTTTCCTGTTCAGCTAAACCAAGTGCCTGAAGATCATTAAGGAAATTGATACATCCATCAGAACCTTCAGTAAAATATTTCTCGATCTTTGACATATTTTCTGCAAAATTTGCATAGTCATCTGATCCAGTAGGAGAGAACATTGCGGCTGTAGTCTTGAAATCATCCGTTCCAACCAAACCTTTTTCATATGCTTCTTTAGCAGTATTATATATGGAAAGCATATCATCATAGGTCGCTCCTCCATTTTCAGTAGAAGAAGCATCTTTTGCAGCTTCGTATTGTGGAGTTGGAATTTTTAAACCAGCAATTTTTTTATATGCTCCCTCAATGTCGTGAGCGCCAGCAATTACATCATCGACATATTTTTGAAGAGCATCTGCGTTTGCATCTTCACCGGCATCTCGCAAAGCCTCTATAGCATCCGTAAACTGGTTAGTTACGTCACTGTCCATGGAGTCCATCAGATCATCAATAGCAGAAGAGAGGTCTTCGGTATTTCCTGCATATTTTGCAAGATCTGGGAACTTATCCAGGAATGTCTTTCTTGTAGAACCAGTCATAAGACCGTTCTTTAGATCTTTCTGAGCTTGATAGAGTGACTGATATTTATCCTGATAATCTGTAAGTTGGGATTGGATATCTGTATTTTGGATAAAATCTTCAGTTGTCTTTAAATACTGATTATATAATTCACGTATTGCATCAGGTCCCTGTTTTACAGCATCTTGATTTAATGTTGCCTTATAGAAAGCTTCTCGTCCAGCACTATTTTTAAGTTCTTTCGAAAATGCTTGATTGTATTCTTCAGCAGCTTTTGCTCCATGTTCTGCAGCAATATACCTACTTCCGCCATCACCTTCAAAAGCACTTTTGATTGATTCTGTAATCTTGTCTGAACTAATATCAGATAGGTCAACTGACTTAATTAAAGAATCTTTTAATTTTTGTGCATTAGCTAACTCTTCATCAGAAGCTCCATCCATAGAATCGTCAATTTTTTTTATGGTAGATTTGAGTTTGTCTGCCTGAAGATTGGATATAGCTTCTTGAAGATTATCTGTTTGATCGGCTAACTGTGGAAACTGTTGAATAAGGTCAGTGAGATCTGAATCTTTGAACTCGCCTGTTTTAAGCTTTGTAAGAGTATCTGATAAAGAAGAAATATCTGACTGTAAAGAATCAATAGAAGATGAAACTTCATTATCGGTATCGCCAAGAACAGAAGCAAGAGTTGTATCAGATTTTGCTTCAGCTACCGTTTTCTTATATCTTTCAATGGCAGAAACTAATCCATCTGTGCCTTTCTCAATATCAACTGAACCATTATCAATTAACTGTGCAGCAATTGACAGATCGCCTGTCTGCATATGGTCAATAAAATCACTGGCATTTGGAAAATCTGCATATACTTCTTTGAGACGAGATGCATTATCCTCCATATCCTCAATAGAAGAATCAATTCCATAAGCGTTTTTGAATCTATCTCGTTTATCTGCATCTTCTTCCTTTGGAAATGCTTTATTAAATGCTTCATCAACTTGTGACTTATACTCATCAATAGTCAATTTAGAAGGATCAATCTGTAATGCATCTACAAGACTTTCTTGTACATCCGCACTAAACCGAGACATTGGTCCAATGAATTCTCCATACAAGAAATCAAGCACCTGTCCTTGGTATTTACCATCTGGATCATTTAAGGCAGTTAAGTCAAGGTTTGAAATGTTGGCAAGAAATGCACTTTGAAGACTATCATCAAGTTCATTAAATGATTTTGATGTCTGAAGATAGTTTCCAAGAGATTGTGCCATACTACGCCATTGATCTTCAATCATTAAATCGTAGGAGTTAATTTCACTCTGAAGTTGGCTTCTTTGAGTCTCTAGTGACAAGTTATAGGATTCCAAACCAGCTGTAATCTGTTCATTCATCCTATCTATTTCTTTTTTTGACTTATCAGCGAGACCTTCGGCATAGAAGTTCCAAATACTTCCGTCATCTCCTGTATTTTCTTTATACAGTCCATTCTCTTTTAGAACATCAGTAATAACATTTTCTTTATCACCATACAGCCCTTGTACTTCAAAATTGTTACTTCCATATGTTAAAATACTACGTTTGTTCTCAGAAATATCAGTATCTAATTGTTCTAACTCATCACGTTTTTTCTGGATATCCTCAGCATATTGACTTGTCTGTGTAACAACACCATCATATGTTGCTTGTAGATTTTTCCCCATATCAACATTTGCAGAAGAAACTTGTGCTTCATATAAATTACGAATACTATCAGCAGCCTTATCTGCATTGGAAGCAAGGTTTAATACAGCATTTCCCTGACTATCATAACCTGCTACTAGACCAGGAAACTGAGAGGCAAGCTTACTACTGAGATCAATATATTGCTGATACTCGTCTGTAGATAATGATACATTCTCGTTTGTATTCTGATTTACTCCCTTACGAAGCTCTACATATTTTTCAGCAACTTGATCGATTGCATCACCGGTATTTTTTATCTGCTCTGTCTGATTGCTAAATGAAGAGCCAAGGTCCATGATAGACTGCTTACCTTCTTCGAAACTTTTAAATGTACTGTCAATGGAATCCTTTGCTTCCTGTCCAGCTTTGATGATATTTTCATCGTAATGATAAAGATAATCAATACCCTCAATTACTTTTCCGATAGCCCATGATGCAGCCATAGCAATTGCCATGTTACCGAGAGTACCGACAAAAGATTTAACAGCTGTAACTGCTGATTTTGCAACAGACTGGAACTTAGTCATTCCTTGTATAGTAGTGGATTGTGCATCTGCTAAATTGGCTTCCGTAACACCCAAAAGCCCTTTTGCTTCTATAAGATCATAAATTCCCTGTTTCTGGTCTGCATATTGATCTACTAATTGTTTTGCATATGCAACATCTTTTTCGCTACTACCAGATATTTGATCACTAGAAAATGTCTCTCTAAATCTTTTAAAGAAATCGTTATCTTTGTCAGTTAATACATAGTTCTTTTTTATATCTTGTTTTTTTGTAAAAAAGTCTATAATGCTCTGTTTAACATCAGACAAATTCTTAGAATTATTAAATGTCCCATTTTCTTTATCGTAGTTAAAGATCATTGTTTTTATTTATATATAGTAGTATACTTGCATTATAAAACTATATAAAATTGAGGGAGACTAATAATATGAAAATTTTTTACTGTAAGACATGTATGGCAAAAAATAAAAATAGACTAACAGATGCAAAAGCTTATACAAGTTCATTACTTTATGAACCAAATGTGACTTATAAAAGTATAAATGATTATAAAGGATTACTTTTTGAAGATAAAGCGTTGACTGCCGAATGTCCTATATGCAAAACAGAAATGCAAGATTCTAATATGGATGATTTAAAAGAATTTGATCGTATTACTGACTTTGGTAATTATAGTGCTGATTTTCTTTTAGCAATGATTGATCTCAAAAAGAACGACATTATTAAATACACAAATCAAATGAATATTATAAACGCTAAAGCCGAAGAGGAATCGCAGAAAAGATATGACGAATATCTGGCTAAACAGAAAGCTGAGGAAGAGGAGAGAAATACCATCAGATGTCCACGTTGCGGTTCCACACAAATCACCACAGGTCAACGTGGATACTCATTATTCTCTGGTTTCTTAGGTAGTAACAAGACTGTCAATAGATGTGCTGCGTGTGGATATTCTTGGAAACCTGGAAAGTAACCTATTCAATACCATGTTCTTCCAAAAACTCATCAGCTATTTGACTAGAAACTTGTTTTATAATTTGAGTAAGATTACCATGAACGTCAATTTCCGGCATCTTACCAGTTGTTTCGAATTTAATAATGTCATCAATGGACATATTCTTAAAATGATTTCGTACTAATGTAAATGTGGTTTCAATATCACCTTCATCAGTACAATTATTTTCGTATAACAATTTAATAATTTTTGTTGCAATATTTTCTGTCTCAGAAATTGACCACAACATATTTTCACGACCTTTCTATGGAGGATTGAATATGATATTAAACTATGATTGTTTTAGAGATGTACTCTTATATATTGAAGAACAAGATAATATGAAGCTTAATGGAGATTTTAAGCGGATTATGTTAAAAGATATAAAGGATCACTTTTCAGGTAAATACACTGAAGAGGATGTACAATATTGTGTGAAAAACTTATTTGACGGAAGATTCTTAGAAGGATCGTATTCTATAGATGATAACTATAAATATGAAAACTGTAAAATTTATGATGTTACATTCGAAGGACATAAATTAGCAGAATCAATTAGACCTGACTCTATATGGAGGAAGAGTAAAGCTAAATTAAAATCTGTAGGTATTTCTTCTATAAATATGATCTCAGCAATATGTGTAGAAGTTGCTAAAGTAGCTGTTACTGATCCTAAATTTATTACCGATATTGCCAATGGAATATTTAAATGATTTTTTAACATATTTAAAATATAAAATTGGAGGTATAACATGAGTCTAGTTATTGCTGCAATATCTAAAGATAATGATATTGTTGTATGCGCTGATTCCAGAATTGTGGATAAAAATGGTAATATAGTTACCGAAAACGAGAATAAAATTTACCAGATTAGTGATAGAGTTGTTATTGGTTATGCTGGCAGTAAAAATGATTTTGATTGCCTTAAGGTATACTTAGAAATTAAATCAATACTATTAGATATAAATGATGTAGAATGTATATACGAAGAAGTGAAAAGTTATGAAGAAAATCATGCATCAAATGATGGAATTCATTTACTTATTGCAGGATTTAATAAGTGTGAAATACCACAAATATATCTTATAGGTACTGAAAAACATCAATGTCGTATTAGTAAATTACTACCGATAAATTATATGGCTATAGGTGATTATGACTTTGATTTATTTGTAGATACTCAAAAAGATTTTTCTAACATTATTAATGATATGAAAATAATAATAAATGATAGAGCAAAAGTAAATAATAATGTAAATACAAATATTAATACAGTTGTTTTAAGATCACAATAATCCTCCTGGATGACCGCAAAAATAATGTTTACCTTTTATAAAGAGCCATTCAAAATACTCCTTTATATCTTGAGGTGAAAGTAATATTTGGCTATGTAATTTATTTACCTCTTCATTATTGTAGTAGTCTATAACTTCATAATTACTTATTAAAAAAATATGATCAAAAATTTTAACACACATAAAATCTTCACCTTCTTTTTCAATAAAATAATAAAAACACCACGTTTGCAAGCCGTGGTGAATATGTGCAGTTAGTGCATTTCAAGTAGTAGGAGAGTAGTAACCTCACGGTTCTATCTATACTATTCGATCCATCATGCTACCCAGGCTTTCCCTAGTTGGACTGTATATTGTACTATGTGTTGTAACGCCACACATAATACGCCTTGTCAGCCTCTCGCACGTTAACTGTAAAACTACACTTTTACATGAAAACACATATGTTCTGGATTTACAAAAATGGACAATTATACTACAATCGAAGTCAGATAAACTTGTGATCACAGTTCTACATTGTGATTCGTTGCACGACAGTATATCTGACAATCGTCATGTAGTATTGAATTAATGGTACGCAATTTGTACCAGAAATGAGATTATCTAAAATGAAGCATTCTAAATATTATATTCATTTCTATGGGATTCTCCCAACATCAAATCTCTTTCTTGATACTTTCGTACAGGAAGGAGGTGAGATATGGAAGATGTATTTCTATTCGTTTTAACTCTTGTAGGATTATTAATCCTATGGTCGTTAATCCGCAGAATACCATCTAAGAACATGAAAAACTTTCACATCCATTTTGGATTTTTGAAAGGATTTGACATGTCTGGAGAATTCTATAAGGATGACACCAAAAATAATAAATAGTTTAGTTCATATTTTTGTAATCTCCTTTTGTCATTTAAGAGAGTGGAGAGTTGTTAGCGCAACTTTCTGCTCTCTATTTCTTTCTTTCTTCCTGTTATAATTGCGTTTTATTCGTGAATTTATCATCCACTTTTGTAAATTTAAACATATGTGTTTGCTAACGTGTCGGAACTACCATCTTCAATATATCCCTTTCATTCATTTTCAGAACTAAGGTACCACAGTGATGTGGATTACGGCTTCCTCCGATATTCGGCTTTATAGCTCTAAGGCTAAAGGTCTGTCAATAGGTGTCGAATCACCATCTTGAACAAGTTCTATACTAACTGTCGCGATTATGACAGCAGCATATCAAATGGGCATCTTAACTACGATAAAATTTTGAATTGAAACTAGCTTTATGGTTTATGTTAAGCTGTTTACCCAGACCTGCTTGTGAAAGTTTAAATCCTGCGAATCCTCCAATTGCTGTTGAGAGCAGTGGAAGTTTATCCAGGATCTGAGTTACGATGTTAAGAAAGGCGGTTGCTGTATCTATTACGCCTTTAAACATATCACTGTTGATTGTTACTGTTGCAAGCTCTTGGAGCTGTGTTTGGAGCTGGGCTATTTTCGCCTCCGTACTCTCAAGATACTTCTGGTTTTCTTCCAGTGCCGAATTATCTGAGTGCTCAGAAGTTTCTTTTACCTGTTCAAGAAGAGAACCATTAGTAAGCAGGCTACTTAAAATATTAGACCTGTTTTTACCTGCAAGTTCTTCGATAAGAGCTTGTGCACGATTGGTACCCATAGCTTTATCTTGTTTCTGTATTTCACTATATATTTCAGAAATATCCTTTAATATAGAATATGTGTTACGATAGTTTCCATTTTCATCTAAGATGTCAACGCCTTTACCATTATTTGAAGGTACGGCTGTATAATCTTTAATTATCTGTTGTTTCTTTGCTTTGGTAGCTACTACATAATCATCAGTTTCCTCGCCAAGTTCTGCTAATTCCTTTTGCGCTTCTTCTGTCAAGCTGTTACTTTCAGGCACAAAAACCTTACTGACCATATAAATGGCGTACAGTTATTTCTAGCTGTATCTCATATTTCATTTTGTTATATTATGAGTTCAGACTGTATATTACATCCTTATGATATTGGATGGATAACTTCAACATATGTGTTACCACACACATCCTGCAGTCGTTACGGTTTCCTATATAAAATATAGGTCTTACCTCGGTATTACCTGCTTCCAGGCGTTCACCGATATAGTTATCTACTGATGAACATAAAGTCCATCCGTACCTTCCGATACGTTTAGGCCGAAAACCTACAATACGAAGCGAAACGGTCTTAAGTCCGGCTGCAACACTATTTACCAAATTTGTTACTTCTATAAAAAAGAAGGATAGGTCATTTCTGCCTATCTCCGTAACTTCGTTATTAAGTTATAATTACGGTTCAGATCATACCTTCATCTCTTCGAATAAGAGAGCCTAGCATATGCCTAATCGTTACCTTTTAGACTGTGATCGTTACAGGATCTCAAAAATATTGAGTCTTACCCACGGTATTGTCTTCTTCAAGAGTTTTACCGTTTTGAGCTAGGTTGAACATTACATATCACTATGTAAGTGGACAAAATTTATCCTGAATCGTTGCATTCGCACTTGTTATGAGTGCCGCTGACTCATCTAATGAGTTGCCCATTAAACTAAGAGTCGCACCAGCTTTTTGTAAACCAGTTGCTAACTCATCTGTTGATATAGAGAAATTATTCAAGCTGTTACTTTCGAGTAATATCACACTCTACCGACCACACATAAAAATGTATGGCGCATAGTCATTTCTGCCTATGTCTCACGTTTCTTTATTGGGATTATTGCGTGACGATTATATTAAAAATATAAAAGAGCCTTTCGGCTGATCGGACTGGATCTTCATCCTATAGAATAGGAGAGTAGCGAAACTTCATTTGCTTACCAAATAAAGTGTTACAGTCTCTCGGGATTTTATAATGTACATTTTTTATTAATTATTTTGTATAACAAATTGTTTATATGTATTTACTTTTCTATTTTGATATGGGATTATTATTTCAGAATTAATAGACATTGTGTTATCTTCATTTAGATGATAATTAAAAGAGTTATAATTTAAAAGAATTCCTTTGTTTCGAATATATAATTGAATTAATTTCTTACATAATTCTTCATTCTTATATAAATCATCTTCCCATAAATATAATATTTCAATATTATATTTATTTTTTACATATGTATGCTTTGACTTATCTTTAGATATTCTATCAAATTGATTTTTTCTCATTTTGTCAGTGAAAATAGTAGGATTACAATGCCAATAATCACCTTGAACTTCGATCATCAAATTATAATCCGTTAAATAATTATCAATTGCGTAATATTTTATATTTTTTTCACGCTCAAATTGTATATTTAAATTGGTTAAAATATCATCAGTTATCTGTTGCGGCTTAGATTGTGTTTTCCCAATTGCACCACTTTCAAATTCTTTTAATATGCGTTCTCTGACTTTTTGTTTATAATCAGGTTGTTGGGAATATACTTCTCTAAACCATGATTGTCTACATTCAGTAGAACAAAAATGATTTATTGTACCATTTTCTAATTGAGAAGGTTTAATATAAAATTCACTACCACAATAGTCACATTTTATTAATTTCTGAGTGAATTGTGAATTTAACACACCAACTCTTGTTTTTAACCATTCATTATTACATTGATGAGAACAAAATCTTTGAGTGGATTTTTTATAACATTCAAATTCTGTTCCACAAATTTCACATTTTCTAATCTCATAAGCTTGTTTTCTTTTATATTCAAAGTTACATTTTGAACAACAGAATTGATTCTCTTGTTTGTTTATATGATAGCCTCTACGATAAAATTCTTTTCCGCAATTTGTACAAGAAATTATTGTTCCTGTTTCTTTCAGTTTATATGAACATTCTTTTGAACAGGTTATATGCTTAACTTTTCCATCTAGTAAATTCTGATATCTATCTTTCTTTATCCTAATTTCTTTTCCACATGAATCACAATTATAATTCATATACTTTTCATTACGTTCTTGATTGCATTTTTGGCTACAATATTTAGTTTGTTTTGATTTTAAAACAGTAAATTCCTGTCCACAACTTGGACAAGTCTTCACAATCCATATTCCAGGACGCGATTTAGTTTTAATATTTGGCATATTACCAACTCCTATTTCATATTTTTATTTCTCATATAATGATAAAATTCAATTGCTTCATCTAAATTATCAGACTTAAAAAATCTCCAATTCTCTTTATTTTTATCATTTATATAACTTTCTTTATTGAAACCTAATGAATATAAATATCTCATCAATCTTACAGATGAAACATTATAATATTTATTTTCCATTTAATCCTCATTTCAAATGTGCATTATAATCTTTCCACGGTCTTGGCTTTCCCATAAGCTATTGACCGTTATAGCTACTTGTAGAGATAATGTCCCCACATATTACTATGTGTTTAGGCATAATCACACACCTACGGCATTTAGGGAATCGATAATTTTTTCCTGTGATAAATCACTATAAGCTGCTTTCATAGAAATAAGAGCAGAAGTTGCATCATCAATATTATCAAATTCCGAAACATTCTTTAAAATATTAGCGTTCACACTGGACTGTTTTGCCTTTTCCATACTCTGTCCCAAACGCATGAAATCTGCGGTACTATTCTGAATCTGCAGAGCAGTAGTACCAACGCTTTTTGCCATATCAAAGCTTTCCTTCTGGAATTCTTTCAGCTTACTGATCGGCTCATCGGATACTTTTCGCATTTCTGTAAGAGCAGTATCAAACTCTTTAACTATTTCCAAACCTTGTTTGAACGTATTCCAAACTTGATTCATTGCCTGGAATGAAGTCAAATACTGAGCAAGGTTTACCATTTTTTCTTTCCAACCTGAGAAGAATTTACTAAGCCCACTTTCAACAGGTTTTACAGAAGTTCCAAGATTTTTAATCTGTCCATTTAGTGTATTTAATTGGACACTTAAAGTTTGCGCTTCACCGGCACTATCCTTAAATGTACCTTTGAGTGAAACAATTCCATTTTTTTCTGTAAATCCACTAAAGGTAATATCCTGTACATTGGTAAGCTCTCTTAGATAACTTTCCAATTCACCTTTTGCATCTGTGATACTTGCCGGATCAATGATTTTACCAATACTACCAACAGATCCACTTAATCCACTGACTTTCTTCTCAAATTCACTAATGCCCATTTTGCCTTTTGCGACAGCAGTAGCCCATTTATTTATCTGTTCCTCACTAGATTTGAATACATCTCCAATTCCAGCAATGCCACTTTTGTCAGCTTTTATCTTGTCGAAAGCATTGTAAGCACTCTGAATTCGATCGCCATACTTACTAAAATTGTCTGTAATAGTCTTATCAATATCATCAAATCTCTGCTTTGCATTTGTTTCGGCAGTGTTCTGTGGTGTTTTGGCGTTTACTCTTGCCATAATTTTATTTCGTTCTTCTATAGCGGCGTTAGCTTCGGTTGTATTATGTCTAAACGTGTCAAGAGTACGAGCAAAAGCTTCATTGTCTGCCAGTGTCTTATAATCACCAACATAAGACTGATCAGTTACATATTTGGGGGTTTTAATAGAAGTGGAAGATGAAGTACTATTTGCAGACTTCTTAGAAACAGAGCTAACTTTTGCAGAAATAGAAGAGACATTTTTCTCAACAAGTTCTTTTACCTTAACTGCGTCACCGGCAACTTGTTCATATTCAGACATAATCTGTTTTACGTCATCAATTCTAGCTTGCATAACAGTAACTTCTTCGCCACTTGGAAGTGCCTTAGATATAACCGCTTGTCCATCAGCTTCAACTTTTGCCGTATATTTATCTGTCTTTCCATAGGCTTCTTCGAAAATTTGATTTAGTTTTTGAGCATAAGCTTCAGTCTGATCAAAGTTGAGAAAATCTTTTGGATCTAATTTTCCTGCTTTAATATTTTGGTATGCTTTTTCTGCCGATGCGGAAGCGGTCTGTGTCATTCCTTTTGGATTCTGATAAAGTAAATTACCATCCTTAGTCATTGTGGCTGATAATTTTTGCCACTCACCATTAGCAGAACGAATAGAAGCAGAGAATTTTACCATTCCATCATCAAGTTGTCTAATCTGTGGTCCAACAATGTCACTATCTGGATATTTCTTTTTTAATTCTGAAATGCCAGATTCATACATTTTCTGGTAATTCTTACTATAGTATTCTTCTGAAACTGCATTCTTTTTATTTCCAGTTGCTTTCGCAGCTTTACCTAAATCTTCCTTATTGCTTTTTAAAATATTCGCAAGATTCTGTAACTCATCTTTTTTCGCCAACATAGCATCAATCTGAGTCATTAATCCGGAAGTTACCTCAGATCCTAATGTTTCTCTGAGATTCTGAGCAGAGTCTGCAATTTCACTCATACTTGATTTAATTACATCAATAGAAGTTAAATCTAATAATGTAAACTGCTTTGAGTTTCCTGAAACAATACTTTCTGCGCCTTTTCCAATGTTGGTTAATGGTTTTCCAGCACCATTGGCAGACTTCTGTAATTTATCAATCTCTTTAGTGACGTTTTGAATATTTTTTCCTGCATTTGTCAACCCAGAGAAAATATCACCATTAAATTTTACGTTATTAATTTTCTGTAAAGCTTTCGCTGTTTTTTCAAGCTCATCAGCAATACTTTTTAATTGGCTGACTTTACTATCATCAACCTCTATACCAGTTTTTATACTAAAATCTTCATTAGGCATATAAATTCACTTCCTTTCTTACCATTTTAGATATCCAATAAACGTACTCCACGTAAGTTCCTTAATTGGATCTTTCTTTTCACTAATGTATTTCTGCATAAGCATATAAGCAGAAGTTGTTTTTGGAGCAGGTCTTCCCCATTCTGAAAAATTAAATCCTGTTCTCCAATATGGAGTTCCAGGAGCTGGATGTTCAGGACCATCAATGGCTCCACCGTGATAACCTTGTTTAAATATATACTCATAAATGTAGTCATTACCTACTCTATGTCCACCTAATTCATCAGAGCTTAAATTAACATTAATTTCCCCTGATAATGGCTTTACATCATATACATTTAATAGAGATTCAGTTCTTTCATAGTATTCAGGATTGAATGACATATACCAATCTTCAACTGCGAACCTGCTTGCACTTTCAATCTCAGGAGCAGCCTTTTTAGGTATTTCTTCATTTGTTTTTTTTTCTGCAGTCTCAATACTATCAGCTAATTTTCTAAATTTTCTAGCCGCCTTATTGAGATCAGAGGCGTTAATTTTTAATGAAATCATATTTTAACTCCTATTCAAACTGTAAAAAGCTCCATGACCTTTGACAGCCATGGAGCTTAACTAAATGTTCATATTTTATTTTGAAGAAATCGCTTTAACAAGCTTTATAATATCTTCCTTACTAATATCCTTCATCGCTTCAGCAAATACCGGTGCTAGAGACGTGCCAACCTGTTTCAGCACATCATTTACTCTTGTAACCTGATTCTGAATAAATGCCTGTGTTCCATAATGATTAGTCATAAAATCCTGTGCAGTCATTTCCTCAATAGCTGTAAATTCTTTGACATCATTACCAATTGCTTTAATAAGTTCTACAACAAGTCCGTCTCTGTTAAGATAGTCATAATCTTCGGCCATAGTCTTATTGTCCATATGAATATATGTATAGTTGTTAATAATCGTGTACACATGAAGCACATGTCTAACTGGAGAGCTGACACTTACAATATCCTTTTTCTCAACATCTTTCCAATATGCGTTCTCAACAATTTTTTCAGCAAGAGTCATTTTTGTATTGATCGGCATATACTCAATTTTTACCATTGATTTAATATAATCCTGTTTTTCCTGATCGGATTCCTTCTTATTATATGTATTAATAAATTCCTGTACGGTAATATCTTTCATAGTTAATTACTCCTTTTCAAACAATTTTTCCTTTTACTCATAAACAGTAACTTTCCAATAATTTCCATCGGATGTCCAAATTTCTATACAATTACCATATGGATTATATTTAACTCTGCATACCTGTGGTGATTCACATATTTTCCAATAAACATCCGATGGAATTCTATAGTTACTTCTTGTTAATAGTTCATTAATCTCATAAGAGTACATAATAATTTTTTTCCAATATTTAATTTTTCATTTCAGAGTATTTTTCACATACATAATCCTTGATTTCCGGTTGAACCCTTCCTTCAATAGCTTTTCTTAGTAAACTGCAATTTCTTGCATAGCGTTTACATGTCTTACACTTATCTTCGAATTTCACCTTATCATCGTCATTATCAAAGATTCCAATATATTCAACAGGATAAATAGTCAGTTCAATTCTTGGATTATCCTTGTCGTAGTAAATTCTCTGAGGGCGGAAGAGTGCTACATTATCATCCTTCCATATTAGCTGTGTTTCTGTGATTGTATCATCTAAGCATTTTTCATAGTTTGCACAATCTTTATCAATTCTATCGAAATAAAAAACAGCATCTATAAAAAAATGCTGTGTATCATTTACCTCTCTGGTCCAATTCTGTTTTTTAACTTCATCCTCGATTATTTTCTTGAATGCTTTTTTATAATCCTTCGCTTCTTTAGTCTCATATACCATTGAAAGTGGTCTACCATTTTTCATTATGGTACGTACAGAAGTATAATGGTTAACTGATGGTGGTATAGGAGAGGTCAGGTATAATTTTTCTGTCATAAATTTCCTTTAATCATGTGATTTTAATTATTTTTACTCGTATAATTAATAGAAACAAAACAAATTTTACTAAGGAGGATTTTGATATGAGAAATTTTAAGGAGCTTAAAGATAATGAGAAAGAAGAAATTGCTAAACAAATTGCATTGCAAATCACAGAACGAAATCACAACCACGATACAAGTAATGTTGCTAATACTTTTATTGATGCTTACGATTTAATCATCAATGAATTTCTGCAGCACTAATCTACATTGACTGCATCTAATATAAGCTCTTTACATCTCATTAAAACAATTTGGGCTTGCCTCATAGTGAGTCCTTTTGTTTTTAATAAAGAAATAATTTCAGAAGTTATTTCAAAAAAATCGTTTTTATTAATTCCCCAGAAATCATAGAATGTATTTAATTCATATTTATAATTATTTCCTGCAATCCATTTTTCATGTTCTGATTCTGTTCTTTTCTCAAATTCCATATAAAATCATCCTTTTACTCTTTATTTAATCTGTCCAATAAACTGTTTTACTTTATCAAAACCAACCATTGCACCAATACCACTTAAAATTCCAAGTAGCACTGCACAAATAATATTGTTTACATCAAAAGCAATACCATATAACTGGTAATATACAAGTGTTCCTACAGTTCCGATAACAATTGCAACAATAAAAGCAAGTAAATTGGAAGCATATTTTCTATTTGCTTCATCAAGTAATTTTTTAATTGTCTCAACTACAAGTCCTGTTGCAATACTATAAATTGCAAATAACATAATAAAAGTATTTGTATTCATTCATTTCACCTCTTTAACCGGCTGCTTTATTTTCTTCTTCATTATTTAAGTCTAAAGTTACAGATGGAGTCTCTATCGGATTTTCAAACTGTCCCATTTGATGTTCCACACGACTATTTTTCATATAACTTAAAACAGTTGGAATTAATGAGGCAGGAATAGCGACAAGTGCATACATAAAACTTGTGTCACCTGTAATAGTTGCCATATGTTCTGTAAACCATAAAATCTGTATACAAATAGCAATCACAGTCCATAACACCATCTTACTTGTTCTTGGTTTCTTAAACTTAGGAAATCTGCGTTTTGCTTCTCTAAGTTCTTTTCTCATTTCATATTGACGCTTTTGCTGTTTGATCTGAGTCATTTCTTTTTCAAATTCTTTTTCTGTTAAATATTTCATAATGTATCACCTATAATTCGTGATTTTTCCATTTTTCTCTAAGTCTCTTATGATCACTGATAAGGAATGCGAATACAAAGCGTCCTGGATTTCTTTTTGAATCTAAGACTGCCTGTAGTTCTGCATTACCGCGAAAAATATAAGCATTACTCTGAAGAGCATTTTCAAAGAATACACATTTTTCAGGATCATAGTATTTATTCATTACTTCGTTATATTCACGCATAAGCATTTATCCTTTTGATCATATAGAAAGGCGAAAAAATGAGGTAAGAATGATTTTAAAACGCGAACAATGCGAATAGGTCATATTTTTCTTACCTCCTTAATCACTCTTCAAAATTATTTATTAGTAGTTTTATTAACTACTGGTTTTACTGTAGAAACCGGTTTAATCTTTACTGTCTGTTTCTTTTTCTCATCAGCTTTCTCAAAAACTTTATCATTTTTAAGAACTGGTTCGATATTTTTGATTCCATCCATTACCTCATCAGAATCATCAATTTCGTCATGAACTGCTTTTAATTCTTCATCAGAGATCTGCATGATTTTATCAATATTTCCCTGTACAGATGAATTGAACGGAATATTTTTAATATTCACTGCAAGAAGTTTTTCTCTAGCTTCTTTTTGAGTAAGTCGTTTACCAAGCCAATCACTAATAATGTAGTAAACATCCTGGCACTCAGCTCTATCAAAGAGAGTTCTCCATCTTGGTTGACGTTCATATTCCCAACAGTACGGACAGTATTCATACTCAGTCTCACACATTAAACATTTTCTTTTCTTAGACATGGTATCTCCTTTCCTTCAATAAATCCCATGGACATATTAGCCCATGGGATTAAGAAAATATCAGTCTTCGTCTGCCTGTACATCATCTTTTGGGAATACCATATAGAACAGACGTTTCTTTCTTGCACAGTAGTCAGACTGAGCATCACCCTTGTAATCGAATGTAGAATCATTCTTCATAGCAATTGTGGTCTCTGGACTTGGCTGGAAGCTTGGGAATACAATGTAACCAAGACGCAGAACGTCTTTTTCACATGGGTCACAATATAATCCAACGATTGTAAGGCGAACTGTTTTAGGGAATTTATTTGCATGATTCTCAATAATAACAGTGTCTTTACACTTGTACTCATATTTAATAAGCAGCTGTACGATTTCTGCATTGTCCTTTACTTTAGTTGGGAAAGTAATCTTCTTTGCTGCCAACTGGAATTTTGTATTCTCGTCAGCCTCACCATCAGACAGAGTAAAGGATTTACCGGTACCACCATCTTTATAAATTGGTGTTACACTAACAGTACCAGTAACAGGCTCATCTGGAAGATCAAAATCTGCCTTACTTGGGTCCACAAGAAGCATTTTTGGAGCTTCCATTTCACCTACAGTATCAACCATGATCTTTTTAGATCCAGTTGTACCTGCATAAGCACCAAGTACAAGGTGAGTATTTGTCAGAGTAACGGTTGCAGCTTTAGCAGTATAAGATCTCTTAATAAGAGCACCATCCTTATCAACAGAATCTTTGGTGTCTGCAGAAATGTCGATAGAAACATCACTGATATCCGGAAGTCTGTAATAAACTTCTCCAGTGTCTTTATTATCAGCGACAGCATGAAGGGCTGAGTCCCAAATTACACCATCAAGATTAAACATGTGTGTATCCTCCTTTTAAATTTTTGCATAAAAAAAACAGACCTAAGTTTGGTCTGTACTACGTAACCAGTTAAATGACTCTTGTTTAATATTTTTCGTATCCATAAATCCGCTATAAGCTCCTTGTGTGAGAGCAATAGTAGAAGTGTAGATTTGTGAACGCTTAACAGCATCCATAAATTCATATATTCCGCATTCTTTTAACTGATCTTTACTATATTTGAAACCAGGATAAACAAGCATAGCAGAAATCAAATTAACTAATTGTGATTCATACGGCTTATTTGCCTGAGCTTTCATTCTATTTCGGTCTCTTTCGATGACCAGTTTCTTTGCAGTTGCTCCTTTTATAATCTTAGTTCCTGTATAAGTCATACCATTAATACGCCTTATATAAGAAACAATATGATGATAAATAAAAGAATCAATTGCAAAATCAAGTTCTTCATTATAAAGAACTGTTTCGCCTGTCTCATTTTTTGTAGCCAAGCGGAATTTACTAAAATCTAAATCTCCAAATAAAATTCCTGTTTTGTCTGGTGTTAAGCTTGTAGCAAAAACACAGAAAAAATCAAATTCACTAATCTTATTCCAATCTTGTCCATTATCCCAAAGCATTACTTTAAAATCGGACGGTGTACCACATAATAAACCAATCATCTGATAATATTCCTGTTCACCAAAATTAATAATATCCTGCATAGTCGGTTGCGAAATTGTTATATAACTGTTCAGTCTATATGGTTCTCTAAATAGAAGTTTGCATTCATCATATTTAAAGATTGATTCATCAAACTCTAACTTGTCCATGGCTGTTTATTAATAACCTGTCGCTTTCCATTTCGAATACCGGTGATATTATTTATGGTTTCCTGCTCGAGTACGATAGTGCGGATGATATAATTTGAATCTGTAAAAGATTCCTTATCACTTACAATATTACAATGTGCACCAAAAATATTGGACCAATTAAATCTGTCACGAATAATTGAGCCAATAAGATCGTGTCGTGTAATTCCTGTAAGTGGATCAATTGCATCACGTACATCTACCATTACTAAAAAAGTAACATTCATATAACACATGATTTGGTTGTACTTTGGAATGTCTGTGAATTCAGTTTTAAAACAAAGATGATGCCGAACTTTATCTTGTGTATTAGGTAAATAGAAGTGAGGGTGGATATTCCCTTCTTCTCCATAGTACATAGTCCAATCGCCATCGTAGTTGATAGTTCCGTCCGGATTAAAAAGTTCAGTATCTTCTAAGTCTAAATTGTGAAATGCATACAAGAGTTCTGGAGATTTTAGTAAGGCTTTTTTAACCTTTTCTTTTAGATAAATATTATTATCATCAGGAACACTCGTTAATGCTGTAAGCTTTGCAAGAAGTTCCTGCTTTGTTTGAAGCTTATCCATTTATGAGCCTCCCTTATAATACGGATGAAATTTGAAGTTGAATTTCTCCAACAATATTTCTTCCATCTTTATTTATAGAGCATTTAATTACAAGAATTTTCGTTAAATACTCTTTATTGTCTGCTATTTTAATTTTAATTTTATTGCTTTCTTTTTGCTCTAACCAGGTGATTAAATCAGTGTTATCAGTGACTTCGATTTCATCTGGGTCTTCATGTCTGTTATTTTTTACATAACATGACCAGCTACTTTTTGCTAAATAAGGGACAAATTTATCTGTGATTTCGTTACCCTGTATATTAAAGAATTTTGCAGTAATTAGTTTATAACTACCACCAATCTTAATTTTATTGGCATTACATAATAAATCACAATGAGTAGTATCCATTTTTGTTTCAGTGTCTGTATGGAATGGAGTGTCAGTAGGGACTTCATTGTCATATAAATCTGCATACATAGCAAAAATGTCGCCTTGAGCATACTCTATATTATCTCTGCCATCTGTATATGGATCAAATTTATCCTGTGCAAAAGTAAGTCTCTTCAGTCCAAATAAAGGTGCTGTTTCAACTTTACTTATCTGAAATACATTTGGTTTTTCTACAGGTGCAGAAATGATTATACGCATATTCTTATTGTCTTCTTCTACATAGTAGATATCTTCAGTAATTGGATTCAACGGAACGATTGCCTTAAACTGGCTCTCGGTGGAAGTAGAGTAATACCTTATGTTACTTTTACAGTTCGTTAAGCTGTAAAAGAGCACGAATGCTTTTCTCATATTCTCATATGAAGTGCTGACTATATCTTCACCATGCCTTGTGGTTTAGGTGTTCTCCATTTCAGACACTTGTCCTACATAATAGTCGATGAACCTTACTCTGTTCGAGTCTTGGCTGCTGATTGTCTAATATTTGTAATTTTTAACATTCACGATTAGCTATATTTCATTCTTGCGTTGTAGTTTACAAATCTCTAAAGAGTTTCCAGCAATTAGAAGAAATTCACTGCACAGTTTCCAAATGCAGTGGACAATTACTTATCAGTCCATACAAATGCGTTACTTATTTGATTCGTTAATTCAAATAAGACCTTTCGGTTTTCTCTTTCTTTCAAAAGAAGTTCAGACTATATCTTCATCCTTTCGGATGTCCTCCACAGTACCTACTTAGGTAACTTAGTCGTTGAACGTTCCTCTGTTCGAGGCTTCGCTGCTGATTTTCCATTAAAAAAAAGAACAGGGGATTTAACCTCGTTCTCATACAATTAATTTTTTCTGCTTTCGCCACATTCACGATTAGTTATATTTCATACTTGCGTTGTAGTTTAATTGTCTTTAGGAATTTCCAGCAATTCAAAGGATGGTTTCCCCTTATTTCTAAAGGGAAGGACCATGTAACAGATCCTGAGTTGTACGAGGATTGTGTCCTCGTCACTCCCCAAATTTTCCGTTTATACCGTTTACCGTTTTTCTTTACAATAAAATGAAACCAATAATCACATGGAAGGATATTATATTTGACAAACTGATTACCTATTTCTTTTGTACAGATAAGCCATCTATGATAAATACCTTGATCATCGGCTACATCACAATACATTCCTACAAAATCGTCTGATCCGTATTTTCGTCTGTAATCTGTTTCAAAATAATAGAGTTCATCGGTTGGTTCAAATTGTGTCTTTTGACTTGGTTTAAATTGTAGATAATACTCAACCTGGTCTTTATCAAGTGAGCTATAAGATTTGACAATAAATTTTGCGTCAATGCGAGTTTTGGTTGTATGTGATCCATAGGTAATATTTCTATTCAAAGTAGGAGAGTCATCATGATAATAATCATAGATATAACAAACCCTTGATGCGATAGAATTATTCCATGTCGCTTCCATAGCATCATCAGATTGTTTTTTAATCTGTTGACCAATCGTTCCAATATTCGCATATAATTGCTGCATCTCTCTAAAGGTAGGCATAATCAGTCCTCCTTTATTTTAAGCACTGCAACACCGGCATCTAAAATGAGTTTTCTATAATCCTCAAATTTAGAATCTGGTTTATTGTATGTAACTCTGGCAGCTTCTAATAATTCAATAATTGGTACCAACTCAATAGGATAGAAGAGTAGACTATTTAACCCATCTAAATCATATTGAATATTCTGGAATATTTCATTTACATCTTTACCTGGGTATTTATTTGAAGTATTTGGATCTGCACATTGTAATAAGAAAAAAATAGAACCTCGTAAGGTCTTCTTAATTTCCGACATTTGCATGTCACTGAATTTGCCGTAACGGTGTTTCGTCATGACGTTTCACCTCCGGAGATATAACTATTGTTTATATATCCATCATCACGGATAAATTTTCGAAGGTTACGCTCTAAAGATTCGAGTCGTTCTATATTCGTCTTATAGTTAGCTTGGATGTTCTTTTCTTCCTTACTACCAATAATTCTTGCAGTATTAATCGCATTATCAACCTGTGGCTTTAACCAACCGATTACCATATATTGAGCAAAAATATTTATTACAAAATCATCATCTGATTCCTGATCTGATGGATTATTGAGAGAGTATGTCAACTCTAGTAATCTATCATCCAATTTTAACTGAGAAAATTTCTTCTTAATATATGGCTTCGATGCAGCGTCATGTAACCATGAACGCATACGATCATATGCGAAATCTTGCGGTAATTTATAGAAATTTGGATCATCCATTAGATTATAAAATCTATTAAATATTTCATCGTAGGTCATATAGCACCTCCGATCTTATTAATTACATTTTCAGATCAAAACGAGTACCACAAACTTTGTCAATGATTTTCGCTTTGTTCCACTGTTCAAATGTACCGTTTTCCATCTGTGTAGCATAAGTAGTGATAATTCTATTTTTAGCTGTAATTGGAAGCTGAATAAATGCTTTTTCAAAGTCACGATATGGAAGGTTCATTACTTTCTCAATATCTTTTTCATTAAACATATTTTCATAAACTTCCTTTACTTCAAACCAGTGCTCGTCATTTATAAGATTTTCATCCTCAATAATAATATCTGGATCAAATATAGAACCTTTATGCTGAAGCATTGCAGCTTTTAAATCCTGATATTCAATATTTCGTCTATCACCAGCACCATTAAACGCATATGTCATGTGTGTATGATCACCTGTAAACAAGAGCACACCAGCAAAAAGTGACCTACATGGAATCATTTCCTCTGGTCTATAATCTGCATCTGTTTTTACTACTTTTTTAGGTTCTTTTACCTCTACTTTTTCAGGTTCATCCTGAACCGTAATATAATTGGCTCTTACCATTTCAATTGCTTCGTCAGAAAGTGGAGTCATATGATTTTTCACAGGAACTTCGTTTTCCTTTAATAACGCTACAACATCTGAACTTGGTACACCAATTTCTTTTGCAAGCTCAAAAACTTTCATAGTTATTTTTCCTTTCATTCATAAAAATAGGAGTGTAGTAAACAACCACACTCCTAAATATTTTTATATTAGACGAAATTACGCCTCAAGAGTCCATGTACCAAAACGTACATTAGTCATTGTCTCAAGACCCATGCAAGTTCTAATACGGTAATCTTTTGTCTCATCACCAGTCTCGCCCATTTCGTTTCTTTCAAATGTTGCATCAGAACCTTCATAAACGAACTTAACGAACTTATCAATATTATTAGGCATAATCAGAAGTTTCTTATCATCTTCCAGATAGTGCTCAACATCATTGTAAGCAAATGCCTGTGGAATCTCTACAATTTCTGTTCCTTCGAATGATCCAAGACGACCCATTCTATAGATATCAGATTTTGCTTCATTAGAAATCCACTGTACACTACCGAAGTTCTGAAGTTCTCCAAGAGCTACCTCAGTACCCATAATTACTGCCTTAGAACCGGTAGCAAGCTGTACATCAGAGATAAGTCTTTTCAGTTTAGCTCTATTTTCAGCTTTAGCTTCACCTTTGATATTCCATTTTGTAGGAACTGGAAGCTGCTGAGATGCAGACATAACAGCATCATGAAGCATTGTATTTACATAACGATCAAATGCTTCTGTAATTTTATTAATCAGCTCATTCCAGTCTTCAACACCCTGCATAAACCTAAGAAGGCTCATGTATACGCCTAATCCAAAGTAGCTTGTACTAACTGTGCGAGTCTGTCCTGCGCCAAGTCTCTGACGTTCAATTGCGTGCTGTCCACCAGAAAGTTTTGCTACAGTAAGAATACAATCATCTTTAATGTAGAAACTGTTTTTCTCTCCGATTGTTGTATTCTTAAAATCAACATATTTTCTAAAGAATGGATCTGCTGACCAACCTGTTACCAATGTGTCATCAATTGTGTCCTCGATAATCTCGAATAACGCTTCTCTTACTGCAGTTCTTCCTAAAGCACGTTTAATCTGAATATCAGTTGCGTCCTCGGAAAGTCCTGCAATTTCTCTAAATTTTGTTCTAATTACAGTATTGGCATCTGCTACAGACTGGTTCTGAAGTGTGCCATTATATGTATCAATACAAATTTTTGTAAAAGTTTTAATATCTTTTGCGTCTTTAAATTTTTTCTGATTTAAATCAGTATATTCAGCAAATAATAATTTTCTCATTATGATATATCCTCCTTTCTATTAGGCTTCAACAGCAGCATTTCTCTTAACGAATACTGCATATTCACCGTTTGGCCACTGCTTGTAGATATAGCCAACAAAACCATGTGTCACAGTTGTTTTATTTGGATCTTCTGCAGCAGTTGTTAATTTGAAACCAGTTCCATCAACAACAACATATTTTCCAACCTCAACCTCTGTTTCGTCCTTGAAAGCTTCTTTAGAAAGGCTAAATCTGTCTGTTTCGAATGTTTCAAATGCACGAATTCTTTCTCCCTGACCAATAAAATACTGGGATTCTTCCTGCATTCTCTTCGTGTACTCTTCGTAGATTTTTACATCATTTGCAAGGATTACGATTTTATCTGTAATCTTTGGTGCTTCTACTTTAAATACATCGTCCTCTACATAATTTTCTGGCTTCAGAACAGATACAGAGCCATTTTCCATCTCTGCATCTTCATTAACCATTGTGTAAAATGCACTTGGAATATCAGTTGCGTGCATTAATGTGGCATGAAATACGCCATGTTTGTCGTATAAATATTTTTCGAAATTAGATGCCATTTCGGTTTCCTCCTTTAATATTTTTAGGCAATAAAAAAAGAACCTTCGTTATAGAAGGTTCTGAATGATTTTAAATTCGTTCCCAATGAAGAACTGTTCCGTCATCTAAATGACCAGTATATTTTATACGTCCAGATAAATAACTACTTACACATCCGCCATATTTTTTATCCGCCGCATCCATAGAATTAAATATTTCACCTGTTTCAATACATTTAACAGGAATTCGATTAAATCCGTTTGGATTATTTTCGTTTCGCTGTTTGTTTTTTTCGTAACCTAGAGCAAGCGATTGTTTTTTAAGATTTTTATAATCCATATTAAGATATCCTGATTCACAAGCAATTTTTAAATACCTGCTTACAGTACTATTTGATATTTCAAGCCTTTTCGCTATTTCCACAAAACTTCGCATTCCTTGTTTAACTAAGTTACAAACTGAAATAAACATTGATTTTTCTGCAACGACACGGCATAAAGAAAAGTTTATTTTTGATAAATTTAAGATTTGAGCCACTTCAGAAATTAAAATATGTTCTTTTATATAATCATATCTATTTTCTATATCAATATAATTACAATCAATTCGAATTACTTTTATATTATGTAATTTTGCCAATGCGTCTTTCTTTTCATCAATTTGTTTTCCGGTAATATCTTGTTTACCATTGAGAGTAAAATTCCCATGTCCAAGTCCACCATCCATTTCAACAATATATTTTTTATTATTTACTTTAAAATAAAAATCATATCTGTATGGATGTGCCCAATCTGGATTATATTGATGTATATAATCAACTTTCAGTTGGTTTAATATAGATTTCATGAATTTTTCTGCATAACTAAATCCATCACTACAATATTTGCATTGCAGACCATGCATAGATACTTCATTTCCTGTTTTATATATTTCATTGCCACAAATAGGACATATAAAATATATTTTTTTATTCGTATTGGTTTTATACCTATAAGCATCATCTGGATTTTTAAGTAACGGTATTAATTCAGGATTTGTTGTTGCCATATCATTTATACCAGAAATTACCCTACTATATAATTTTCCAAAACATTTTGGACAATTTAAATGTTCTTTTTCTGGCATTATATTTTTAGGTTTTTTCTCAAACTCATATCCACAACTGTGTCTAATTTTAATAAAATCAGAAGCACTTATATATTGAGAAATAAGTGTATACTCATTTTTATTAAACTTGCTATAAAACTTTTCTTGAAATTCTTCATTAGTTAATGTAATACCCATAATAAATAAACCTCACTTTCAATTAAAAAAAGAATCCTAAAAGTTCTTTTTATTTTTTTACTTCTGTATTTCTGCAAGAAGTATTCTCAATGTTTTCGAACTTAGGATTCTTCTTATTCTTAACATATTTATGTTCCGTTTTAGGACGTTTGTTAAGATAATCAATCAATTCATCCGTATATAAGAACATCCAATATTCCCTATTTGTAGATGGATTAATTGATCTTGCAATATATCTTTGCTTTGCATTCTCCATTAATTCTTTTTTCAAAGTTGGAGAGTAGCAGTAAAATACATCACTCATAATAAATGCCTCTTTCAACTATAAAATTTTTCTATATTCAATTGTCATTAATTACTTCTAAAATTACTTTCTAAGAGATTTAAAATAATCTCCATAAGGTGAGTTCTCATTATCAGCTTCTGGTTTTTCAGAACCAACACCAAATGTCATTCCACCATTAAATTTCTTTTTGGATTTTGTTTCAGAAGTGTGTACAGAAAAAGTACCTGCATTAGATGTGATAAAATCAGCAAAAATAACTTTTGCCTCTTTTTCAAGATCAATAAGACTGTACTGGTCCATATTCTCAACAAGAGTCTTGAATTCATCTGTGTCTCTTAGATCATTGTATTTCTCCGCATTAAGAATTTCTTCTCTCTGTGTATGAAGTTTTGCAAATTCTGCATTTTCTTTGTATTCAACAAGAGATGCATAATTACTTCTCATCGCTTCAACTTCATCCAATTCCTCTTTGGTAAGATATGTAGCGTATACTTCTACACGATCACCGGTGAGAGAGAAGTTATCTCCATCCTGGGAATATGTCTGCTTGTAAGCAATACCTGTCCAATAATCAGACATAATCAGATAGTTCTCATAAACTTTAACGGAATACCAGCAGTTATCTGATTCACCATACTGAGTATTTACCAGATCAGATAATGCCCAAATTTTCTCATCAAGGGCAATTTCAAAGTTTGCGGATTTCTCATCAACGGTAATAGAGTATTTCTTCTTCTTTTTACCATCTGTTCCACAAGCCTCTTCCTCAACTGGATTTTCTTCAGACCCATCAGATGTTGTAACAGGCTCATCTTCGGATACCGGATTTTCTTCCTGGGTTTCGCCAGCTCCCTCTTCATTTACTGGTTCTTCTACAGGATCAGCGTCACCATTACCTTCGTCTGCATTTTCATCAGAAGTAGGTTCTGGATCAGAGTTACCATCAGTTGTACCTGCATCACCGGTTCCATCATCAGAAGCTGCGCCACCGTCATCATCAAATGTTTCTGCAAATTTCTGTTCTAGCTCTTCGTCAGATAACCCCTCGTAATCAAAGGTAATATCATCAGCTGTTACATTATATTTCTTAAGTAATTCTTCAAATTTCACCAGATCATTTCCTCCTTTCTGATTAATTTGTGTATTATTATTGAAACAAACCTTTTCTAACTTGGATTCAATGTTAGAAAGTCTAGTCTGTAAATCAATCAAAACCGAATTATGTGCTTCACTAAAATCAATAATATCTGCCCTGGAACCTTCCATTCCTTCTGCAATTTCCTGTTTTTCTCCATTAACATCACGAGAACCCAAGAATGTTGAAGCATTTAAATAAAAATCATCTAAATCAAGAACTTTTTCTTTTGCATCATAAGATAATTCTTCAATGACAAGCTCACAACTATTTTTAGTACCGTTTTTTTCTTCAAGTATAGAAGTAGTGCGAGTGTAGTCTTCGGCAATATAAGCATAAGCACATACAAAATCTTTATCTAATTTATCATCATGTTCCCAAAATGCTGGTTCAGAAGAGAATGATCCAACTTGGGATTCAATATATACCGTTTCATCTTCACCGGTTTCTTCATTTCTAACAGTCTTCATTTCGTGTCCTTCAAAATCCCAGGAACCATCGTCAAGTTGATGGATAGCTGCGAGCACTGGTCTGTCAGGGATTGTTTTCATTGCACGTTCTGCAGCTTCTTTAGAAACACGAGATTTATTTCGATTTACTCCAGTATGGAAAATTTTAATTTTAACTTTTTTCATACCACGATGATTTTCATCAACAGAGTCTTCTGACTCAAAAGTAGTAGGAACTTTTACCGCAAGTTTATATCCTGTTTCATTTGAACTGAATTTTGCAAATTTCTGCTCTTCACAAAATTTGACTAAATCATCAATGGTGAGTAGCGTTTTGTTTCGCATCTTTAGTAGTTACCTCCTTTCTGAAAATTTCTATATAATAGCCCTTAGAAAAGAGGACTAAACACACATAATATTTGTGAATTTTACTTTAGACATATCAATGTCATTTTCTGCAAAATTCATCTTAGTATTATTTACAAACATATAAAAATGAGCAGGTGTCTGGACCTCTATATAACCTAGAGTGATCAACTGCTCACGAACTTCTTTATCATATGTAAAAATAAATTTTTTATCTTTCATTATTTATCACTCATTTCCACGTTCTTTGGATTTACTACCAGAATCGGTTAGATCATCAGAATCTTTACTTGGGGCACCGCCATTGATTGGGTCTGTATCTGTAGTAGAAGTATCACCAGATTGCGTATAACTTGTACTAAGTGGATTGCTCATCAAATCAACAAGTCCTAAATCACGCTCAAGCTTAAGCATAGACATTTGTTCAAGAAGTGTATTTCCATCAAGAACACCAACTGACATTCTTGGTAATCCATTCTGGGCAGATTCAATAAGTTCTTTACGTTTTGCTTTTCTTGTATAAGGACAAACACCGTCTATATACTTAAAGTATCCATGTCCTGTACCAACTACATAATTGAAATATAAATTCAAATACCTCTGTACCTGTGGTAAAAGAGTACTCTGACCATATTTCATATCTGCAATAATCTGTGCTTCGTAAATTGTTGTTCCAGATTTATCTGAATCAAGAATCACACCACCAATATGCTTGAAAATATTAGATATTGAATTTGAAATCATATCAGTATCATCTGTATTATTCAGATCTTTAAATTCAATTGTATCAATTTCCATAGGAGAGAGCACAACATTAACACATGGAGGAACATTAGCTGCAAGTTTATTATAGTATTTCAACGCTGTATCCGGATCAATCTCAAAATCGTCCGGATCAGAAGTACCACTTAATGGTTTTAGTCTAGCTACAAGAAGTTTATAAGCACTAAGTTCGTCCTTGACGGCCTGAATCTCCTGTAAATCTATGGCATTTATGATCGTTTGGAATAATGCTGCGAGGGGTGGGTAATCCATAGTTGGATCATCACTATTTACCTTAAAACAAACCTGTCTTTCAGGTTCAAGCTCCTGCCATCTTAATGTAGAATCTTTCTGATATGCTTCATATTTAGATTTGAATTCAGAATCCCAATATTCAAGATATGCTTCATGTGATCTGAAATAAGAAAAGTCAAATGCAAATCTGAATACACCTGCTTCAACAGATGATACTCTACAATAATCTCCATCAAGAATCTGATAGAAACAAGTTCCACCTTCCTGATCAGAATCATCATAAACATATGCGTACACAGAGTCTTCACGCCAAGCTACAAGAAGTAGTTTTACAAGTTCACTGGCAAAATCCATACGTTGCCAACGAATCATAGTCTCATACCAAGTATTAGTACGTTCCTCTGGAGTCATTTCCTGCGTAGGATCATCCAATGGGATAATATTGAACACATCTCCACAAATCATAGTCGCATAGTGTAAACAGATACGTCTGTACTCATAGCAAAGTCTGTACAGATACCGGCTTAAATTCCTTAACTGAGACTCGTATGATTTTGGTGATTTCATATAAGTACGAAGTGTTTCCCTGGAATATGTCTGGAAAATACGCGATTCAGTTTTTGACAAATCGGTAAGCTGCAATGCGTCTATCATAGCCTTTGTGGTTTTTGCCATTTCAAGCACACGTTCATGTTTCGTAAGTGTTGTTGACATTTCAGCTACAGTTTTCTTCCCTTTTGGGGTATCAATAGTTGGAACAGTGGCTGATTTGTTTAATAGTAATTTATCAACTTTGTCCAGTTTCTTTGTTTGATTTCTAGTTATGGTTGATTTTGTATTGACTGTTTTAGTTATTTTAGGAGCTACCTTTGACTTCGAAGTAGAAGTTGAGGCAGCTGTATTAACGGTTTTATTTGAAATAGGTGTACCGTCCTGCACCTTTGGCTTATTTTTACTACCTTTGGGTCTACCCATTGGTACACCTGCCTTTCTATTTATTGTTTTTGATTTTGATTAGTTGGAATTTACTTTAAGAAGTAAGAAGTGGGAGAGTAGTGGGTGTTGGAATAGATTGGAATAATAGATTGATTATTAATCGAAATAAGAATGACGCTTCGCTGTACGAATTGGTAAGCGATCAGCGAGATTAGTAATGTTTTTTTTACGTTTTTTATTTTTTATATGTTCAAGCCGTTTTTCAGATAAAAACCATCCTAGCATTGCCAGTACATACGCATGATCGTCATGCATAGTAGCTTCTGAAACACCTGTGTCTGCATCTTTATGAGCAGGTAGCCTAAATCCATCTTTTCCACCATCACGCTTAATACGGCAAATATTAACAATTTCTTCTTTCATAACATCAATCTGAACTAATGCAGCTTCTTCGTCAATAGATAGTTTTCGAATTTTAGTTTTCGCAGACTCAATTTCAGACAATCTTTCTTCAAGCATTTCTTCATATTCGTTTACATCTAAATCTAACTTATCCAATTCTTTTCGAATTATAGCTTCTGATTTTTGCATAAGTTCGTTATCAACTTCAAGAATATTAAGATAACCTTTGTTATCATATTTTTCAGTAAAATGTATCTTATCTGCCTCGACCATTTTAATCAAGGCTTCATACATTTCCGATTTATATTTCGCTGGTTCAATTAATTTTAGTTTTGGTACAGCATCTGGATATCTTTTAGAATAAACGTCACCGTTTGTATATTCTTTATCAATCAATCCACGATGAATTTTTCCGGATTTATCTTTCCAGTCTTCAATAAGACTATCTCGAACCCAAGAATTACCACCACCACCTGAACCTGCATCTGCCATAAAAAGCTCAATATTGTCATAATCTAAAGCATCACCATTATAGTCAAGAAGTATTTTATGAATTTCTTTAATTTGTTCTTGTGTCATCATTGGAGTTCTTTTTCTTAATCCTAAGTCTGCGAAAGATACAACATTAACAATATCCATTGTATAACCATTTTCTTCATCATATAATAATTCCCCAATACCAATAACTGATAAGTCGGTTGAGCGAGCTGGATCATATGCGAGGACGAATTTTCTAATGTTTGTATCATTATAAAGAACTGGTGGGCGATTATATGAATTACGAACAATCAAAGCCCTTTTAATAATTTGATTTGCGCCAGCATCTTGCGTAAACTGGTTATAATATTCTCTGTTGGCTTTTTCAGGATTATTTCGAATTTCATTATCAATAGTTTCTCTATTCAATAATGAAGCTGGGTATTTTTTTCCATGAAAGGTAGAGTTAATAACAATATCACAATTAAGGTCTGCAACAAAATATCTCGGATCTCCTAATAACATTTTTTTAGAAAAATCTCTATATTTTTGATAAAAAGCAGTATCTACAGAAGATGCGGAAGAAGCGTATAGTAGTTGATGCGGAAACTCTTTAGGAATAGTAGATACATTTAAATTACCACCTAATTTAAAGTTCGCATCTTGAGCTGTAAATGCGCCAATTACATTAAATTCTTCTTCTGAAAGCCAACCTCCCTCATCAAAATAGACTGCTTCACATCTTTTACCTCTTTTTGCGTTTATATTACTATTTAAAGTTTTTACAAAACTTCCATTATAGAGTTTATATGTAAACCCCATTGGGTTGTGAATGAATCCATTTGAATTTGCCTGTCCAATTTCTACTTCATTTTTAAAAACATCTGTTAAACCAGTCATAGAACCTATATTTTTTAATGCAATATCTTCTATCTTGCGAAAAGTTTCTTGCGATTGGTCAGCTGTTCCAGAACATATATAGATTCTGTATGGTAAATCTGCTAACAATCCCCTTACCATAGCAAATAAAGCAAGTTTTGTTGTCTTTCCGGCACTTCTACTTTCAAGCCATAAAACAAACGGAGTAATCCAGCTCATCATAAATGTATACTCTTGTGAATCCAAAAGTTCTACACCTATAAATTCAGACATAAACCTGGTCGGATATTTAATTCCCCATTGTCTTATTTTTGCAAGTTTTTGATATCCCTCAAGTTTTCTTTGCGAAATTTCTAATTCAGTAGGTTTAACATAAAACTGATAATTGTCTGGTAATATAATTCCTGATTTTGTTTTCATAATTTATCACCATCCAATTCAATACCCTTATCTTTAAGAAAATCCTTTATTGCACAATTTTCTTTTAACAAGAGTCTTGCCTTTTCTTCATTATCATCAGACTTCTTCTTATATTTATTAATAAGATCTCTTTGTTGAACAATCATGTCATTATAATCATTTTCGTCAAGCCTAATCTGTTTTATAATTGCAGCGTCACTAATTTCCGCAACTTGCTGTAATCCCTTCGAATATTCAACATCATATAGATTAGTTTCAATTTCTTCCAGGTTCATTTCTTTTAATTTACGAACTTTTCCAGTCCAAGTATTTTCACCCTTAGAAGAATTGACAGAGTGTTTTAAACTAATGCCATTATCTTTTGCAAGATTAAGAACAGAACTTGTTATTTTGTTTTTTGTGTCTTCAAGATTTTTTATAGTAGAAATATTTTTTTCCATATTTTCTATATCAGACATAAGAGTTGTAATAACATCATTTATTTTTTCTATATGATTAAAACTTTTTACAATTTCGATAGAAGAAGAGGTTTTTAATCTATCTTCGTTTGCATCCTCACTTGCATCAAGGTAACCTATTAAGCTTGAATATAAATAAGGCTGATCCGCATATGCTTCTTTTGCAAATGGGTCATAACCAAGTAATCGAACAACATCTTTTTTATTCTGTACAAAAGATTCAAGAACTTCATCATTTAAATTTGGTGTTAAATCAGTTGATATAGTTTCTGTTTCTTTTTCTATTCGTATATCATCAAAGTCAGAAGACATATATGTTTGACATTGATAATTGATCATACTTACGTTTTTTATATATGAATCATATGGTGTTCCGCGTTTTTTTCCAGAATTTTCATTTGCTGATTCCTGAACACTTGAATCCCATAATGAATTTAAAAATGGCTTATTTAGGTAAAACATTGCAAGACGTGTGTCTTTTTTTGTAGAATATTTATTCCCATCATCATCATATTTGATTGCCAAATCTTGTGCACACTTTTTACAAATTGGAGTTACGCCACTTTTATTTAGTGGGTCTGTACTTTTATAAAATTTTTCTCTAGGTTGTAATTTTCCACATAAACAACAAGTAAAATAATTTGTTTTCAGCTCCTCAATTTCAGATGTCAGTCTTTCTATTTCGGCTTGCGATTCATTTAATTTTATTCGTGCCTGAGAGACTGTCATTTTTGCTGGAGCAACTATTTTTTTTACAGCAGCTATAACAGTCGCCTCCTTTTGTTCATAAAAATAAATTATGCATTCATCTTCAAATCGAAGAGAGTGCTTTCTAAGTATTCAATATAACAAATAAAAGCATCCACAGAAATGTGGGTGCTTTTATGCCAAATGCATGGCTACTAGCACTTAACGCTAGCTTTACCGTAAAAAGATAGGGCAATGGTGCGAGTATCCACCTTTTTCTTATAATGATCAGTTATAAGATCCCTACCTATTAAATATCTACTACAGGCTTTGAACCTGTATCTGATGGCACAAAATGTCCGTCCGTCATAACCATTTAGACCAAGTAGACAAAAACTCATTTACAAAAACAATAAATCTGTGATAAACTAATATTTATATCTACATTAGTAGGTATACACATCAAAGCACCGTCAGTTTCTCCAGTTTTGAAATATAAACACGAGAGGCAGGTGAACTACATGGCATTTGTACCGACAATTTTAAAGCCTGTACACGTCAGAGCATATTGGCGCTTCCGTCTTTTTAGGTGGGAGTTTGTTCATGAACACTGGCGCAGTCTTCCTAACCGATAGGAAGAAATAAATTTGTCACCTGAGTCTGGATCGAATCTCTCTGATAAAGATTTTCTTTTCTTACTCAATTCTAGGTACCTGACGGTGTTTCTTCTAAAATTAATTCTTAAATGCAAGCGGATAGTACGACCATCTATTTCTCTTATTACCTACTCACAATCATGTTATCCATGGTTCATAATTGTTTTCAGATCTGGACCAATCCAGATAGCTTCAATGCACTTGCCACACAAAGCAAGACTTGGTGTAAACACCATTTCAAGTAAAAACCTCGAAGGTTTTTGTTCATTTTTTCCTGTCACCGGTATGCGAAATCTACACCATGCCTCCGGTGAAATACTATGTCGTAAATAGGAAAACTTGGATGGTGGGATTTGAACCCTAGACCTCGTATTACGCAATATGTTTTAAATTTATTCGATATTCTTTTATATCCTGGAATTTATATGGAATATTATATTTTTTACACCATCTTCTTACTGCATTATCAGTAACATTAAATTTTTTTGCAATTGAAAGCATAGACTCTGTTAATAACAATTTAGATAGTTCTTCTTTAGGCGGTATATTTATAGCTCTTAGCCTTAATGAACAATCAATGCACAAATGCGCTTTCTTTGATATTTCTTTACCACATTTTTCACAATAATTCTTTTTTTTATTTGGTACTTCTTTTATTCCAGCCATTTTGTAGTTATGATTATTTATTCTTATAGGATAGTTAATATCACGTTTCCAATATCTACCTGTGTTAATACCAGTAACCATTTCATATGAAATATTATATTTTTCAGATATTTCTTTAAAAGATAATTTTGAATTTTTTATATCATTAGTAATAGACAATAATTTTAAATTATTTAACTTCTTAAAAGATCCCAATCCACCAATTGTTTGATTATAACCATTTTTCACAGTATCATAAAATTTAATCCAATATTTTTCCCTATCATCAAGTTCGGAAAAATTACATTCTTCCAATATAGAAAAGTCAAAATTTTCTAAACCATATTTTCTTATTGCTCTGTATAATGGATATTGATAAGTATGTTCACTTTGATTCTTCCACACATTTTTATGCGCGATCCATCTTTTTTCAATATTAACAGATTGTCCAATATAAGAATGGTTATTTATTTTATTTGTTATTTTATATATACCAATCAATAATTCCTCCTATATAAATAAAAAAAATAAGAGCATAAAGCTCTTATATAAACAGTTAAGTATAAATATATATTAAGTCTCTTGCAGAGATCTACATCCCAAGACGCTGGACCGAAGCCCAGCTTGGAGAAATAATTATGAAAACGAAAAATACAAAGAAAAGAGAAAAATAATAGAATAGGACAGTAGTCCTATTTAGTGGATGGAGAAGGATTCGAACCTTCGAAGGCAGAGCCGCCTGATTTACAGTCAGGAGCGTTTGACCACTTCGCTATCCATCCAAAATGCTCATAGAGAGATTCGAACTCACACTTCACAGAGCTTAAATCTGTTGTCTCTGCCAATTGGACTATATGAGCAAAACCACATTCTGATTAACCGATCAACGGAGTAGAACCGTTAGGGCAGTGTACCTGGACTTGAACCAGGAATCTTCATTTGTATATTTACCAGAATTTGAATATGACGCTTTACCATTAAGCTATACCTGCCAAGTAGGAGAGTAGTTACCCTCCAATATGTACTTCTAAATAAATGCTTCATCTGATTCATCAGATTCATCATTCAATATAATGTAATGATTTTTTGTGGTACTTACATCCACATGTCCTAATAGTTTTTGTGCTACTTCTGCAGATTTATGTTCATATACAACAAGATTAGTAGCTCTTGATTCTCTAAATAAGTGTGGATGAACACGTCTTCCAACAATCTTAGTGAATAATCCGCTACACCAATCATTAAAAGTTGACTCACTTACTTGTTGAACACCATCTTTACTTTTTGTTACAAACATATATGGACAATTATCATTTCCACGTTCTTCAATCCATTTTTTTAACCATCCCATTGCATCTTCACCAAATTTAAGCTTACGTGGTTTCCCTACAACAGACGGACCTTTGCAACGAATAGTATGTGTTGTATATTGCTTAGAGATAACAGTGTGTTCAACACCATCTTCGTCCTTTATCTTAATTTCTTTTTCTTTTGGTTCATATGTAATAACTTCTTTAAGAAGCTGTCTTGCTTCAGCTCTACGGCATCCTGTACTATAAGAAAATACAAGATATGCAAGTTTTTGCCATTCTTCACGTTTTTCAAGCTCTCTACACAAATTTACATATTCATCAGGTGTAAGTGGAACTTTTTCATGAACATATCCGGTTTTTACCACTTTTATTCCAATGGTGAAATTTCTGAAGGTAGGGTACTCGTCCTCGTACATCATCATTACATAATTACAAAATGCACTTGCACATGATTTTTTAAATTTAATCGCAGAATCAGACAATCCTCTATTTGTAAGCCAGTTAAGATATTTTGCGAATTCTTTTTTCTTAATTTCAAGAAAACTTTTATTTTTCAAATAATCTTTAACCCAAACGAAAAATATTTTAATTCCTGACTCATATACTTTTTTAGTTTTTAAAGAAAGTTCAGTTTGATTATCCAGATAGTCCTGAACCATTTCTCTATTAAACTCATTTACTTTATTCCATACTTCTTCAGTTATTTCTTCTGATCTTTCAGCATTTTTACCATCCAATAATCTCACTTCCTTTTATCAAAATATTTCGTTATCTTATGTGAGATGACAGCATCAACTATCACCTCTTCAGAGAGTTTTATAATAATGGGCGAAAAAAGTAATTACCTCACGGCAAATCACCACACATAAAATAACGATTTTATATTTACCACAGGACTATTACAGCCCTGTGGAATAGTTTTTTATTATTTTTTAGAAACTGAATTGTATTTTTCAATCCAATCTTTATAATTATCAATAATCCATTTGCGACCTTTTTCAGTCCATTTTAATACCGGTTTATATTTTTCTTCTTTATAACTTTCATAATCTGCATATCCATCTGTAATCAGCCATTTATATTCTTCATAAGGATACCAATTACCATTCTTAAATAAAATACGATTCACATGCATAATTTCATTTAATTTAGCTGCATGTAATCCAAGATCTTTTGCAATAATACTTGTATTAATTAATCCATTTTTCTTAAGAACATCATCATAATATGTAGCTTTTGGTTTTAAAACTGCATTTTCTTTTTCAAGTTCTTCATTCTTTTCAACTTCTACAAGAAGCTGCACTAGAGCTTCTTTGTAATTTACTGGAAGTTTTGGCTCAGAATGAGATGATAACTGTTTTTCCATTTCATTAAATGCTTCAATATATTTTAATTTCCATTCAAGAGCATCTTTCCCAGTAAACCCCATCGCCAGAAGAGAAAAACCATCACGATTAATGAGATATTCGGTATAAGTTCGTCCTCTTGAATTCTTATATTCTGAATAAATAAACATATTTTTCACTGCGGAATTTTCCGCTGTGAGATTTCGTATTGATTCAAGAACATCTTTATGAGCTTTATTAAAATGTTCTGCAATTTCACGACTTGTTGTTAATACTTGTCCATTTTCAATAGAAACTAATTCATTTTTAATCATATATTCACTCTTTCTGCACTATTTATATGCTAAATATATTTTGTTGTTTGCCGCAACATTTACCTTGTTTCCTTACGTGAGATGACTACGGCAATAGCCATCCCAATATGAAAGAGTGCTATGATAAAAATATCAAAACAGAGGGTTAATCACCTCGCGTAAGAAAACAATGTTTATATTCCCACAGGACTATCACAGCCCTGTGGTTTATCAAAAATGAAAAATTCTATTTATCTAGCAGCATCCTTTACAGCTTTTGCCAGTTTTGCCCTAACAGTTTTATGAGGTTTAATCATCAGGTCTTCCCCAGTGAGCGGATTGCGGCCTTTTCTTCCAGCTACATCCTTAACCTCAAGGCTTCCAAATCCAGGTACTCTAACATCCTCACCAGCTTTCAGTGTCTCCATAATAACTTCCTGAAGTGCTGTTACGATCTCACCTGTCTCCTTAATTGTCTTCTCTGCTTTAGCTGCTGTTGCTTTAATAAGTTCAGTCTTAGTCATAATTTTGTTACTCCTTTTTTTCTTCTAAAAATTTTTGTAATTTGTTTTTTGTTTATACGTGGGACCGCCACGCTCGGCATGTTATTCAGTTGTCTATGTTCGAACTGATTTTCATCAGTCAATAACAATATTGATAGTTCCTTTAAGACCTTTTTCTTTGTCCCAAATGAAACAAATGCATTTTCTTACAGCACCAACAAATCCGGATTCGTGACTCCAGTTATCCTCGCCTGTAACAGATGGGAGATTACGAATGATTAAACCACCAAGTTCTTTAATTGCCTGTTCCGAATGAAGATGTGCGAGATGTGCTTCATGGTATTTTGTTCTTCCAAATGCTTCTCTAGCTTCAACCTGCATTACTTTATCTACACGTTTACCTTCTTTATCTCCGTGAGCATACATAATAAGAGAATTACCCCATTCGCGATATTTTCTTGGATGCATGTCTACATCAACAAACACATTAGGATCTTCATGGAAATAAGCCCAAAGTGTCATAACCACATGCCAAGAGCTTAAAAAATCATGGTTTCCTGGGACATACATAAGTTCAACAGGAGCAAACTTAGATAGCGCAGTAATGCCATCAATGAGCATTTCTACACATCCCTTAAACATTTCCTGATGTCTCATATTTGTGTCCTGGGCAGTGCCACGAGTAGTTGTTCCTTGTACATTGTCAAAATGGAGAAGGTCGTTGCCGATTGGCATAAGAATTTTTGCGACTTTTCTTGACTTAATGTCTTCAATAGCCTCAGTTATAATCGTATTAAAGCATTTCTCAGCTATAATATAATCGTATGATCCGTTTGTAAGATTTCCTGATGCGAACTTACCATAGTGTAAATCCATAATTGGAATCTCATATAAAACTCCATCATCAACTTTAGGTTCTGTAAAATAATCTCTATTTTTCGGATTATAATTTCTAACTAAATCTTCGTAAAACTCTTCAATTTCAATCTGAGAAATTTCAGTTCTAGGTTTTACATTGATTTTGCTTGCATACAGATTTTTAACACCAGATTTTCCACCCTGATTCCAAATAGAGTTTCTTGCAGAGACAAGTTCCCATTCAAGTGGATCATAACCATGTGCGTTAAGTAAAAATTCAGGATTTTTCAAGTTTTCCTCATTAATCTCAATAAGTCGATCACTTGTAAAAGAGCCATCCTTATTTACATCTGTCTGTTCTTTATATCTTGGAAGCGAGAGAGGAGCCGGTTCGTCTGTAGTTGGTTCACTATTTACTTCCATTTCTTTTCTTCTTTTTTCATCAAAATATTCTTTTACGAATACGCTGCCATATACATTGCTACAAGCGTTCCGAAGAGTATTGCGAGAAAGTGGAATAGAGTATTGATCAATAATTTCAGTCCAATCTTTATCTGAGTTTCCCTGTACTTTTGCAGTTATTTCGGCAAACGAAGCCTCATACTGTTCAGGTGTCATTCCATAATCACTTATTCTTTTTTCGAAATCCATAGGCGATCACCTACTCTGCGTTATCTGCATCCTCTGCAAGAATTACATCTAACTCTTCCTCAGTTTTAATCTGAGTAGTCATCTCAATATACTGATTTTTCATAGCGTTGAGAAGATCTACAACAAATATTTCTTTTTCATCACCATTTTCATCTGTATATGTAATTGTGGAACAATCATCAGAAAGTGTTCCTTTAATAGATAATTTATCGGTTGTATTACGTTTGAAGCTTAAACAAGATTTAGCCATTTTTTATTTTCTCCTTTTAATCATAAAATTTTTTTTAAATAATTTCATCCAAACTTTTAATTACTTTCTCTGCGACACCATATTTAATAGCTTCATTTGCAGATAAGTACCAATCATTATCAAAATTTTCATAAAATACATCTTCTGGAATTTTTGTTCGTGATAATACAAAATTACCTAATTCCTCAATCTGACGCTGATAATTCATAATTGCAGCAACTACTTCATTATAATTGCCTGCAAATGATCCACCACCTTTGTGAACAAGGAATTCTGCTGTTGGGAATGTGTATCTTTCATGACAAGAGAGATAAATAAAACATCCACTTGATGCAGCGACGCCAACATTAATTCCAATAACTTTTGTCGTACTAAGCTGAATCGTGTCTACAAGACAGTTGTTTACTTCTAATTCACCACCTGGGCTGAAGAAAATCACTTTAATAGGAGTACGCTGATCAACAGGGATATTATTTTTCTTATCTTCAAAATTCCACTGCATAATCATTTTTGCATATTCAAGCGTCATTGAAGTAATTTCATCATCAATCCAAATAATTCTATTCTCATAGTTTTTATAAAACTGTAGAAGTGATGGATCTGGTAACTGTAAATTTTCAGCATTCTGCGGAATAGCAATATCTAAATATGCCATTTCCAATTTCTTTTTATCCTTTTTTTCATTCATAAGCATTACCTGCTTTCCTTTTAGTCTTTTATTTTTATAATCTCAAAAACATATCTTTAGAGCTACATAATACTTTATAACTCTTGTCATTTTTTGAGATTGATTTTTGTAAATCTTCCTTAAGCTCTAACTTTGATTCCTCAGAGCCGTGGACCAATATTAATTTTTCAGTTTTTAGACTTGATCCAAACTTAACTAAATCATCATGATTTGCATGACTTGAAAAAGTATAGAGTGAAATACAGTCTGCTTTATTTTCAACCACAGTATGGTTAATTTTTAATTGTTTGAAGTCTTTATAATTCTTGATTCTATATGCCAGATAACTTGGATTATCACCACAATAACCACATAAACAAATCATACTGTTTTCATCGGCAATATATTTTTCCAGGTATTTTAAAATTCTACCGTTAGTACAAAAACCGCTGCTTGAAATTACAATCTTAGGCTGATCATCAGCTACACAAGTATCTGATTCTGCTTTATCAGAGATAAATCGTACATTTTCCCATTCTGTTACTTTATTCCAAAGCTTTAAATTATCTCCAGATAGAATTTCAGAATAAATATTAGAAATTTCACAACTGAGCATAGAATCTACAACTACTGGTGCTTTAAATTTAGTATCACTACCAAAAATCTCATATAAAACAGTAAGAATTTCCTGTGTACGTGAAAATGAGAAGCATGGAATAATAACACTACCATTTCTTTCAAACACAGTCTCAACAGCAGTTTTTAAATGTTCTTTATCAAATTTACGTGTCTTTTTACTGGTTCTTTGTTTTGAACCATAAGTTGATTCCATAATTGTATAGTCGTTGAAACAATCCGGAATTTCTGTTTGAGAAAGATAATGATTTACTGGATTTATTGCTCCAATATCAGAAGTGTATAAGATTTTCTTACATCGTTGCTCGTCTTTAAGAATAAGCTGTAATTGTGCAGCACCAAGACAATGAGAATTTTTGAACCATTGGAAACTTACGTTATCATCTAATCTAAAAACTGTATTGTATTGATCATAAACATAAAAGAAACCCAATGTTCTTTCTACATCATCCATTGTATAAAGTGGAGAGTAATCACGATTATATCTTTTGGATAATATACGTGCTTCATCTGCTACAATAAATGCACAGTTTCTTAATAATGCTTCGGCAATTCGTGCTGCTTTATCTGTGAGGATTATTTTACCCTTAAAACCTTCTTTTATAAGACGTGGAAGCAGTCCAATATGGTCAATGTGACAATGTTCTACGAAAATATATGATATTTCGCTTGGTTTAAATGGGAATTTCTTGGAATTAATTTTATAAGAATCAAGATAATCATTAGAAGATGCCTGATATAATCCACATTCTAATAGAATTTGTTTACCGGCAAATTGAATATGGTAGCATGATCCTGTGACTTCATTTGAGGACATGCCAGCAAAAGTGATACCATCACCTTTTTTCTTTTTAGCCATAAGCCTTTCAGCCTTTCAAGTTATTTTAATTTTTCCGCCTTATCAGCGTACCAATCTTCAATGTACCTCTTATTTCCACAGGTTTTATAATACCCCACATGGTACCCTCTGGAATTCATATACTCTCCTGAGTATGGCTTTAAGATTTTTTTATCAATAAGGGACTGGATACCCTCTTTTGTAATTGTTTTAATAACAATACACACCTTTCGTTCTAAATTTCCTCGTAAGAGAGGATAATAATTGCAGGAGACAGATTTGAACTGCCGATCTTCAGAGCATGAATCTGACGAGATACCAAACTTCTCTATCCTGCGACATTCATATTGCAAAGGGACCGAATATATATCCAATCCCTCTACAATATATGAATCAGAAATTTCTGGCCGTATACATACGTGTCTCGGCTCTTGGACACGGGAGCTTAATTTCGGAACTCTCCAATTTCATCTAAAAACTGTTTCCACTTTAAACAGTACGAATGGTTGTGGATGCCATTCATCTCTCTCCATATATGGGAAGATATTCGACATTAAAAAAAACCATATAAATAAAGGGGAAAACGAACATTATTGCAAAAGTTCTTGTTTCATTTGCAAATAACAAAGTTGCTTAAAAATTTTTCATGATTATATTGATATACTGTGTTTAAGATTTTTCTAGCATATTTTTGTGGATTTTTTAATTTAAAATCTCTTCCAGCATATTTTTTCCCAATTCCAAGTGCAATCTCTATCAAACGATTAATTGTTTTTTTATTTCCGATTTTCATATGTGATATTTGATCCAATGTATTCTTAGCAATTTCTGCTAATGAATCAACATATTCATCACGCTCAACTGATAGGCTGTTTAATGCTTTTATAGCGTTATCATACTCGTTTATAATTTTCATTATTTTTGTTACTTGTGCACTTGATGCTGTACCATCCATTTTAATGAAAAAATTTTCTGTTGGAATAGTAGTAGTTTTGCTTGCCCCCTGTATTTTATCTAACCACTCTTGTAACCAATTCATTGGACAAATTAAATCATTATTAATACGACCTTTTAATTTATTCCTTGATTCATCAATGTCTTCAAATGGAAGTTCCTTGCCATCTTTTGTTGTTTTTATTTCTCTTGTATACTGCATAAATTGTGGAAAGTCACATTTTACTGTTTTTACATTCCCATTTTTATCAATTACTTCTTTTTTCATTGACATACATGGAAGTTTACTAATCCTATCAATCTCTTTAACACCATCAATTTCATAAAGCCTCTTGCAGCTATCGATTATTACTTGAGCAAGAACGCTTAGAATTACGAAATTATCTGACAGTTCATCAAGTCTTTTTGGATCTGGATTATCACTCTGTAACTCACTCCAGTAATAAGTCATGGCAAGCTGTGCCAAATTACTGGAATATCCAATTCCGATTCTTGATTTAGAAAATGTATTGTCCATACGTGCATATTCTGATTTGTTATTTTTATAAACGACACCACTTTCTTTTAAGTCATTGACAATAGTAGGGTAGTGTTTATAGCAATAAGCTGCACACTTAACCATTGTCGGCTGATTTGTGGCTAGAACGAAATCCGAATCATGATCGCTTCCGTTACTTCTTGCTTGAAAGTCAGTCTCAATATTATTTACAGCAATAATATTTTTTGAAAATTCAAAGTATTTTTCCATCTCGTTACTATATACATTATGAAAATAACAAATATTATTTGGGGAATTGTGAGGATTACGAAATGCACATAGATGTTCGTCATGTTGAAATCTTGTAGTGTAACACTGAATTACACTATTCTCACTTTTTAGAGTAGGATCTTTTGTAAAATCCTCACCAACAGAATAGAGTAGAAGAGCATAAGGGTTTCCACATGTTGTTAAATTGTCACCATTTACAACAATCTTGCCTTTTCTAAGCTTGTGTACATATGCAGAAATAATTTTTGACTTCTCATGTCTGAAAAATGTACTATTGCCAAATTCATGGTTGTGATCATATAAATCAGCCATCATCTCATAGTGGTTTACCTCATTAGCATTTTTTCTTAAGAATTTCTCAAACTCATTATTATCCTGCTTCAGTAACTCCACATATTCAATACTGGTACTTGCAATATCCCTTACATCATCTTTGGTACATGGGAGAGTATTAACCATCTGATAACTGAGCTGTTGATATTCACCAAGTTTACTAGGATGATCGGTTTTTACAATACCGAACACGCTGCCATCTTCATTTACCTTATTGCACCAATACTCATATGCAGATTCTAATGAGCCGCCCATTAAATCCTTAAATTTTTTCCATTTGATGGCGTTGTCAGTAGTGATAATCTTAATGTCTTTCAAATAATGCCAATGACCAAACATGTCTTGGACCTGGTAAGTTTCGTAATCATTGCCGGTTTTCTTACACCAATCCTTAAAGAATAACTGTATATGAGATTTAAAACCACACATCTTAAATAAATGGTGTCTCATCAGAGCCATGCCGTTGATTTTAACAGTCCATTCCGGATTATAAGCATTTCTGCAATCTTTGAAATAATCAGCTTCGATCAAACCCATACCATCCCAAAGTGTATTCTTGACTTCAGTAACCTTCTTGTCTACTACACATTTCTTGCCAATTCGACCCTTAGAATCAATGTAATCTTCTGCACGAACAATATTAGCCATTGTATTAAAAAATGAATCCTGGTCTCGTAGAATAAGAATATCCTCTACAGGAATATACTTAGTTCCAACGATGGTAGAGGTAGTAAGTGGAGCGTAGGCAGACATCTCAACAATTTTTGCATTGTCATCTGTCATCAGTTTTCCAAGTCCGATAGTTAACCATTCATAAGCAGCTTTATAAAGATCAGAGTTTATAAAGATAACCTGTCCAAGCTTTGCTTTAGCACTGGTTCGAAACAACATCTCATAGTGAATTGTCTCTTCACTTTTAATACTTCCATCTTTATTCTTAGTCTTATAAGTAACATCTACACCTTCGTTATAGAATTTATCTCTGATCTGCTCACGTTTTTTTTCATCATAGAGATCTTTGTTGTTCTCAACTTTCTCTAATGTGTATTTAAGACGTTCCTTTAATTCGCCATCAGAATTTTTATATAACTGCTCAATTCGCTTATGTTCATCCTCATAAGATCTGGTTCCAAAGTCAAAGTCTAAGCAAATAATATCTCTAGTAGATTCACCTTTATATACATTAAGACCATTCTTTATAAGAAAAGCAGAGAATAAACTATTATTAAGCATTGCTTCAGTGTAAGAGAAATAATCTCTTGTCCCTAAATTAACATCATATAATGTACCGGCACTGATATTTTTAATTTTAATTCCAAACTCACTAATGATAATCACCACCTTACATTATTGATGATCTTTCTTAGTAGAATTTTTAGTTTGTTTAAATTTATATTTATTTCCCTTATTTTTATTATTACTTTTTGTCCATCCAATAGAAGAAGCTGCAGCATTAATATTGCAACTAGGAAATGGAGGATAATCAGTCTCAAAAGCATATAAATTTAATATATTTGATGCATAGCGATGAAATTCTTCACGAGATGGTATAGCAGGAAATGTACCTCCTGTATAATAATTTTTAGTAGTTTTAGATGATAATCTCTGTGTAAGTGCAACGTTGTCTGTGTTTACTTCTGTATTCATATTTAGTATGTACTCCTTTTAACATAATTAGTATTAATCCTTTCTGTTCGAGGTTGATAAGTTACATAACCTACTAAAAATGTAAAGGGTTGAAGGGTAGTAGGTTATATAAAATTCTTCTTAATAGAAAAATTTTTTATTCACAAAAAATGCAAATGTGTTATTTCACATCTGACTATTAATTTCTTCTCTATTTAGTTACAAGTTATATTGGAATTTATTTATCTGAATAGATAATGATAATGAATAATGACAATAATAATATAAAATCAAAAATTAAATAGAACGAAGCTAGATGTGAAGCGCAGCGAAACATATAGCGTAGTGATGACAAATGAACGCAGCGTAAGCGAAGTGAGTGCGGCAGCCTCTGGTGGAACACCAGTAAAGTATAATCAAATTTTATAATAAATATTTATAATCAATATTCCAAATTAACTTGTCTGTCGTTCCGACAGTGCTTCACCGCATTCACTACGCTTACGCTACGTTCATTTGGAGTCACTTCACAATTTTTCGCTAACGCTTCAAAATTGTTCGTTCGAAATTGGTTTGATTGTATATTTTTATTGGAATTCTTCCGTTTATAATTGGAATATCACGAGAGATCCTATATAAAATAAGGCTTAAATGTAATTGTTACAAAAGTGTTAAACTTGTTTTCGCCTTATTTTATATAGCGAAAAAGCGTGTTAAAAAATCGTCCATTTAAACTTCCCTATATAAGAGAATATATATAATAATATATATTGGAATTATAAATGGACGATTTTTGATTTTGCCCTTATTTTATATGGCGAAAAAGCCTTATTCCTAGTAACTTAGTAGACATTTGGTTTTACTATATAAAATATGGTTAAAATCAAATTTTCAACTTTTCTAAATTTGTATTAAAATGAAAATTCAGGATCATCCTCATTGCTCTTAATAAAATCTTCTGCTGAAAACTCTAAATCTTTGTGTCCAATTTTTATCAATTCATTTGTTAGAATAGATTGTGCCGTTAGATATGTATCAGGGATTTTCCATACATTTTTATCATTCTCCATTGAGAATGCAGGTAACTCACCCCAATAATCTTCTTCATTTCCAAATACTTCTTTATTATATTTTTCAATGCATTTATCATAGTAGGACTGCGCATTTTCATTTATACAAGTTACTACGTTTTCATTTAATAACTGTTTTTGTAAATATATTTCTGTTTCTGGAAGTGCTTCTTTAATGTCTTCTGGAGTGTAAATAATCTTTAATTGTTTATAACAATGATCCCATCCAAATTGATCTAATAAAAGTTCATTAACTTTTTCATAATATTCTTTTTGTCTGCCAGATACAAAAACCTGAAACATTTTTTCATATCCCATTTCAGTATGTAATACATAACGTTCTGTTTGAAGAATAAGTTTTTTTTCATCATCAGTAGCAATAGAACTTATTTCATTTCCATGATCGTCATATTCTACAATTACAGTTTCAGGTTCATATATAATAAGTTTTCTACTTTTTAGATTGTTTAATGCAGAAAATAAAATTTGTTCAAGTCTTTTATTACAGCGTTGATAAAAATTTCTTACTTCAAACGATGTTACTGTTTGATCTAATTTTATAAGATCTTTTTCACTTGTTTTTCCATAATTATGATTTGTAATACCTAAAAGTTCCCACCAGTTTTTCTTTGTTAATGTACTTGTAAATCCATCTTGTTTTGATAAATACTGTAATAAAATAACTTCAATGCAATGTGCATATATAGAATTATTCCCAAATTTTCTTTTATCATCTTTTTCAAGCGGAGTATCATAAATGTCTGTTATAATAAATTTCTGTCCAGATTTCTCCCAATCAAAGTAACATTCAAATTCTTTTAGTTGTGCTTTTCTTGCATTACCACCTTGAATAAAGTCTTGTTTTAATAACTCACAAAGTTCTTTATAATTCTTTACAGTCATTCCAACTTTTAACTTTGATGTATTGATTTTTAATGGTACTTTTGGCTTTGTTATTTTAGTAGTTGACGACTTTGTAGTTTTCTTTTTAGTGGTACTTGATGATTTACTTTGTTTATTAGTTTCTTTTGGCATTATATTATTTTCCTCCTTTAATTGGTTCTTCTTGTTTTTATTTTTAGTTATTCTGAAAATATGTTATTTCCAGTTGTATATTTATTTAGTTTCAAATATTTCTTCTAAATTACTTCTCTTTACATTTTGAAAAAATACTATTGTATTCTTATTCAGTTAGTGGTCTTTCTAAATCATATTCGTATTTAGGTTCAGATAGTTTTTGTGGTCCATTTGGATTATCTGGATCAACTGGTTCACAATAGAAATATTCTTCCTTACGTTTATATGCCTGTTCTGCTAACTCTGTCATATTAGGTTTTAAGTAAGGTTGTGGTCCACCGTAAGGACATGTTGAGATGTGCTTATTAGAAACCTGTTTCTTAAATAGTGATTGTAAATCTGATAAAGACTTTATTTGTTCCATGATCCTGTTAACCTCATAATATATTCTTTGTATAATGTTGGCGATGCTTCCTTTAGTAATTCTTCTAATTCTTTAATAGGTTTGTTCCAAATACATACGGTGAATGGTGCTTGACAACCATCGTAGTATTCTGCATAAAATTTTACTTTTGAATCTGGGATTACTTCGATTCTATCATAGTTTGCCCTTGCTACTCCAAATGCTGATTCACCATAACCAGATTTTGAAATTGCCTCTTCAAATTTATCAAGTTCATCATCTAATGATGAATCCCCTTTGTACCAAAGCTCAGATAATAGTTTAACTAAAACTTCAAAATTATGTTTTTCATTCATTTTTTACATTCCTTTCTTGAGATGTGATTAGTGGATTCAATATAGACTTCTAAATGGAATTTTATTTTATTCTTAGGAATTAAATTTAATGTGAAATGAGAAGTCTATTAGTTTAATGTAATTTTGAGTTAGATTTGAGTTAGATTTGAGTTAGATTTGAGTTATTATATTAGACCTGGATGGTAATCTGGGTAGTGAGTGTAGCTGAGATTAAAATATACCCCATAATGGGAGAGTAGATGAGTTTTTGATGGTAAATTTCGATGAAATAGTTGTTATTGGTAAATTGGTAGGGTAGAGGTGTTTGGTCGATTTTTAGGGTGGAATTTTGATGTAAGGTAGGTGTAGATTATAGATGTGTTTGAAATACTGGGATTTGAGTGAGTGTAATAGATGAGATAAAAATAAAGCAGCACGTCCTGATTGGATGGCTGCTTTTAAATTTTTTAGTTAAATTGTGTGAATTAAGTTGTGTTTTTTTGATACCGATAGATAACAGTATTTATATAGGAAAGAATGCGATTGGTGTGATGAGTAAAATGGGATTTGAGTAGGGATTTATTTGGATTTTATCGAATGAGTGTTTTGGTAATAGTGAAAAATTGCTAGTTATGCCAGGAAAACATTGAGATTTTGGTGTGGTGAGTGATGTATTGGGTATTGTGGGAAATTTGTGTAGCTGAACGGTATCGATTGATGGCTTGAATTTATTTGGATTGGGATAGATGGGTGTGTGATTTTGGTGTGATTTTTGGTGCCATTTTTGAGAGGGTGTGATGAGAGATGATAGGGATTTATTTGGATTTTACGATACGGTGGTCGATACGATGGGAGAGTGATGGAGAGTGTGAGTTGGTAGGGATTTATTGGGATAGATGCATTTTCCAGTCAGTGTGAAGATTGACCTGCTTATGCTGCTGAGCCGATCCTGGATCTGCTCCAGGATGGAAAGTACCCCCATCCCTTATTTTCCATGACTTCTAATAGATATTAGTGGACATGCTTTTATACTTCTATGATAGAAAAATATAGAAATTACTATACAAGACATACTGGCGTTGTCTGGCAAGGGCTTTAAACTGGTATATAGTAGGAATTTTTCAAAAAAATAGGGTAAAAAGTCGTAGAAATCCAGTATTTACAAGGGTTTAATGGTTATTCATAAATGATAATTTTTTCGGTAGATAGCGTGAAAACTGTTGCATTTGCAACAGTATCGTATTTATAGATTTTATCTATAATAAACGATTTATCTATAGCTTTCACCTATAACACTCTCTGCCATAACTATAACCTATACCAAACTATCCAGCTATAACTTTTACTTATACCAGACTCACACACTTTTATACACTTTGCACAATGACTTTTCCGATTCCCAATTTTTCACCCTCAAAAAGACACTTTTCACTCCACATCACACCCACATAACAGCCCACAACCCAACTAAAATCAACCACTTTGTGCAATATGCCTATACCGCAGCTCAACTCACTGCTTACAAAATGTATTTCTGACACGGACGTTTTCAAACAATTATACAATTACACACACAATAGCCATAATACATTAAATTGTATTTACATTTCTCCTAAATCCCTAGCTATTTTCTCGTTTACCGCGTCATTGACAAAAGATGATACACTTTTATAACCATAGTCTTTAATATGCTTATTCAATTTATCTTTAGTTCCTTTTTTGAATAATAAATTAATTCTATCATAGTTATTTTTAATATAATTATTATCATAGTCAGCTTTGTTAAAACTTTTCTCTTTATTGTTCATACAATATTAACCTTCCTTTACAACTTTACAATATTAAAATATTACATATCTGTTACAATTCATTTTAAAATCAATTACAATCCATTTCAAAGCAATTGCACAGTATTACAAAACAATAAATAAATGTTAAACATAAATTAAACTACATTAAGTATCTATTACAAAATATTTCATGTTTGTTACGTTTCTTAGTTAGCTTTATCTAATCCGAAAAAAAATTCAAAAAAATTTCAACTTTTTTTCGACCAAAAAAATTATAGCATAAAAAGCCTAAAAAATCTAGTAAAATCAATACTTTGAGACACTTTGCTGCATGGATCACTGGAGAAAAAACGCTACATTATAAACACGCGTAAAGGGTTTTTGTGTTTTGAAAAAAATTGAAAAAAGGTATTGACAAATCTATGCGCATAGTGGTATAGTCATGTCAATCCGAAAGGGGAGGCGGAGCAAACCGTTGAATTGAATATAGGCATTGAAAAGCAATAATCTTTCTTTTCTTCTTCCATTCTGGAATACAAGCTTTTCAATATTTCTTTTCCAGTCTGGAAAATGCCTACATGGTAGCAATAGGCAGTGTCAATGAGTCCTAATGCCTTGTAAGTTGGTAGTGTCAATAAATCCAACTTTTACCAACGCTATTAAAGATAGCAAGTCCTTGTGTGGGAATGGACTATAAACAAGACCTTCACAGTGTGTACGACTAAATGTTGCACGATTCCCATGTACGAAACGTTAAATAGTACAGAAGCTTTACACGTTACATATTTTTGAGTTGAACGTGAGGTTGCATACTAAACCAAAAGGTAGCAAACTTGTAATAGTTGTAAACCCTTGTGAATAGTGAAAGATGAGATTAAAGGTGTTAAGCCTGGACGGTATTCTGGGGATAGCAAGAAAGTACAACAAATGGCACGACTTGTAAAAAGTTGGGAACCACACAAGCCCACTTGTGAGTTACAAAAAAGCTACGGTATGAAAAACCATTCAGTGTAGGGACTGAATACAATTCGAACGCAATACCGAATAGTGACTAGATATCATCTAGGGCTTGTGATTTCATCACAAGGCTATTCATACATAAGACTTCTGGCATATGTTCTCGTGGCAATAGTCAGACAGTCGCTTGCAATACGTCAGTTTCCAGGACGTTGGAAAAAGTACAGTAACAATCCATTTTGACTGTTTTATTTCTTTCCAGTGGGTGCAATCCCCACATTGCAATTTTACCAAAAAATTATATTTTGCGCTCACTGCCTAGTGTGAGAGAAAGAGGTCAATCATGGCAAAAAAATTAATCAGTATTTCAATCCTTTGCAACAACGAAAAAATCGAAAAACACGCTACAATTGCAAATTATGTCACAATGTTAGTTCGGTCTATGGAGTGCCAGAGCTTAAAGTCTGGTATGAAAACTGCACTTGAAAGTATTACGACAGCTCATCCGGAATATTCTGACAAAATGCCAGTATCTAGCAATACTGATGACCTGGCTATCATTCAACAGGTTTTAGGTGTTTCCGCTGATACTTTCACAGAATCACTCAAACTGTATGAGAAAGCTCAGTCTGAAATTCTGGCTACCGGTGTGACTAAAGAGGACTTTGCCAGCCTCAAAAAAGCTGACAGAATGTTTTTGACAATTCTTGCGCATATGAATTGCCGTGCCGTCAATTTCTCTTATGAGGAAATCAGCAAAGAGGAACTTGCAAAGTTTAAAGATAATATTGTAAGTTTCCGCAAGGATTGCAAGATTTCAGACCTCAAGTCACGCCTCCAGGCTATGTTTAATTCTTTAGTATCAGAAGAGGGTGAAATGTTTTATGGTCTTAAAGTGCGCAAGTCTAACCTTGCCACTGATACAATTGTCCAGGCTGTAGGTCTGACCTCTGGCAAGGCTCGCTTTAACAAGGATAAGGACGATTATTCATTCAGTAATCGTTTTAGCAAACTGAACCTTCTTCAGATTCTTTCCGACTACTTTGGTGTAGTTTGCTATAGCAAATCCAATGAGGTCGAGGTTATTAAACCACAGCCTCAGACTACATCAGAAGAAAATAAGGAGGTAGCTTAACATGGTAAAACGTAATATAATTCCTCATTACTGGGCTTGTTCTGACAGTAATGAATTGGAATTTATCACAGAAAAAGAGGCATGGGACTATGTAAAGTCCCATACCTCAGAAGGATTCGACTGTGTTGTAGAATCTTTTTGGTATTAAATTACACGGCACACTGCAATAGGACTATATATCCTAGTTTGCTATGCCTCAACGTCAAGTGTGCCATTTGTAACTTATCAGTCAAATATCCCATGAGAAAACGCAGCATTTCACTAGGGATAGTCTACCCAAAAATAAGAGGAGGTTTCCGCAGCATGTCAAACCGTCAATATGTCCACCTGGCAGAACGCCAGACAAAAATGGAGGGATTTTGTATTCCTGTAGGCGCTATATTTGGGCGCAGAAAAATTAATAATAAATCTCTGTTTTGGGTATCACTTTGCCCTTCAGAGATATCATTGAAAAATGAATCACGCAAGTTTTCCCTCTGGGTGAACTCTGGAAACGACTGGAAGAAAGTTTCTGCATCCTTCCGTGGGATGTATGAACCGATCCGGTCTGACATAGTGAAAGTCTGTCAAAAAATCAACGGTTTTCCGGTCGTTGAAAAATGGCAGAGACCAGTTCGTCCGGTCATTACACAAGCTGACCGTGACGCTCACAAGTTAGCCATGGAATTTTCATGGCGCAAGGTTCCGGAACCGCAGCAGGGATATTCTCGCAAAAATTCAGACGGTACAGTGCGCGACTGGGACGCACAATACATGGTAGACGGTCGTGGATACGATATTTCATGGGAAGAAAAAGTGTTCCCACTGGAAAACTACAATGGACTTCCGGTCTACTACCGCGAGAATTCCAAGCCTTCCATGACCAAAAAATGCTCAAACACTGGTTATGATGGAGCATTCGATGGAATTGGTAGTACTCGCCGTGACGGTATGAAAGTTAAACAGATAAAATGCCGTCCTGGAAAACCATTTATTGTTGAATAGGAGAGAATCTGTAATGGAAGTAATGGAAATAGATTTATCAACTTTCTGTGCTACTACACACAGAATTAAAATTCAGTTTTCAGAAGGGAAACTGTCAAGAGAATCGGCAATTAACAAACTTGCCAATCTATACGCAGACTTTTTTGGTATGTTTACCGGATCATACCAGGAAGCTATGTTGTCAGATTTTTACATTGATGAGGATTAATCTTTTCCTCATTCCGCCCACATAGTACAACCAGGCAGTACAATCCAACACACACCATCATACAGTCACGCACAACGCAGTAAACCCCTCAAACTGCGTCAAAAAGAAATACGTAGCTTAACCCCTGAGTTGCGGTAGCCTCTCCCTTAGTGTGGATAGATAGCGGTTCGATTCCGCTTGTGGGCTTTAATTTCCATAAGGGAAATCTTGTTTTTTTGCTTGACAATATGGCATATATACCATATGATAATTATAAGAAATGGAAGGAGGCAAAACGCCACGGAAGATAAATTTAGTGTAGAATTTTTTACAACTGATAATGGAAATAAACCTGCAAGGGAATTTCTTGATAGTCTGGACGCAAAAATGCGTTCCAAACTATTGTATCTCTTAACGATTCTGGAAGAGAACGGAAATGATTTAAGAGAGCCATATAGTAAATATCTTGGTGATCATATTTTTGAACTTAGGGCTAAGGTTGGCTCTGATATTACCAGAATGTTATATTTTTTCTATCATAATGGAAGAATAATTGTAACAAATGGTTTTGTTAAAAAAACGCAGAAAACGCCAGCTCAAAATAAAACACTTGCTAAAAAATACAGGGAAATTTTTCTTGCAAGGGAAGCCGAAAAGGAGGGTGAAAAATGAGTGAATTGAGGGATTATATTAATGAACAATTTAAAGATCCTGAGTTTAAAAAAGAGTGGGATAATCTTGAACCAGAAATGGAAGTTGTTCGTGCAATGATTAAAGCAAGAACTGCACAAAATCTTACGCAAAAAGATTTAGCAGATAAAACTGGAATTAACCAGGCAAATATAAGTAAGCTTGAGAACGGAAATATGAATCCGTCCTTAAAATTACTCAAAAGAATAGCTGATGGATTGGGAATGAACTTGCGAATTGAGTTCGTTCCCAAAAATAGTAAAGCAATATAAGGAGAAAATATGAGGAAAGTCCGGTGTAAGAGAGTCTATCATTAGATAGGCTCTTTTTTAATGCCAAAAATAATTCTCATTTTTCAGAAGGGAGATTGTGTTTATTATGTCAGCTCCAAAAACAACCACAAAGTAAATTTTTATTCTAAGAAGGGAGATCATAAAATGAAAAAACTTCTCGTAGCTGCAACATTTGCAGCATTAACAATTACCACACCATCAACAATTTCAGCAAAGGCAAACGTCCGGTATAGTACCGGAATTGTGACCGGTGCAAAATCTATTACAACTACAGACGGTAATGTCTGGCGTACCAAGCGAAAACTCCATTTACACAAGGGAGCTAATGTCCAGGTTAAATTTGACACTAAGGGAACTAAGCAAAAAAAAGGATGATGCAATCCTTAAAGTTTCCAGGGTACCAAAGGTAAATCAAGCGAACCCAGAGATTAGTATTCCGATTTCTGATATTGGTCTGGTGTACACAGATTCCCTGGGCTACACCACATTACAGCTGAAAGATTATGGCTGTGTTGGAGATGATCCAAACAACATTAGTTATACAGAAATTAAACAAATGGTCAACTCCTATTACGCCTCTGTAATGGAAACTACAGATTCCGTGACGGTAACAGAGCCAAACGGAAATAGCTGGACAGTAAGAAAGTGAGGTATTTACAATGTCAGAATCAGTTAAAAACTATAAAAAAGAGGCAATTATTATTGCAAGGGATTTTCATTACTCAACTAGTATCCTTGCACGTCTCAACAACGCAACAACAGAAAGTGAGATCTGCCGACTGATGATCGAAGGCAGACACACAAAAAGATACTACTAAATAACACCTATATAATAAGGAAGCTTTTCGTTCCATCTACGGTTCGTAGGTGGATTTTTTAATATAAAAAGTTTCCGATTTTGGAAGAGAAACATAGATAAATAAAAATCAAACTACAGGAGGAATTTAAAAATGATGGATTACACAGAAACTTATACAGATCCAAACATTAAACTTGATAACGGAGACCCAGTGTTACTTTGGATTAGGTACCAGGGTAGCAATAAAGGAAATTGTACTATCACCATTAAGGGAGCTTATAATCCGCTTCCACTTAATAAGATGGTAGCACCTTATTTTCAAGCTACTCGATTAAAGAAATGGCTCACGGATAGTGGATTTAAGTACCTTGGTTATTCAAGAGAAATTTAATTCAACTAAAACTAGACAATGCAGAGAACAGAGCCGACTGAACGGTTGAACCTCTTAGTCGAAGGTACGTTTTTCTCGCAAGGCAAATCAAGTTGTCTGCATTGATGTGGTTATTTAAAAAACACAAGGAGGTGTAAGGCAAATGGTTAGAACATATGCACTAGCTGAGCGACAATACGACAAACTTAAAGCTGTTGTAATTTATGATCGATGCGAGGATGGTTTTCCACTAGCCATAATGATGTTTGAATTTGCAGATGAAACTTATCCATACAAGTATCCTTCACCATTTGGCAATATTAAAAATATCTCATGTGATACTGCAAGAAATGAGAAGGAAATGAAAGAGAAAGGATGGGTGAAACTTACAAATGAAACGTAAATATTATAACTGTGAGCTTCAGGAAGTAGATGCTCAGAAGTTCAAGGCAAAACTGAAAGAAGAAAATATTACATATGAATCCTCATCCGCAGGATTCGGATATACACATTTCGAAATTCTGTGTAATGACGCAGAAGTAGAAACTATTGATAAGTTTTTAATGGAACTGTAATGGAGGTGCAAGGTAAATGGTAGAGGTATTAGCAACAATCAATACTACTGAAAAATCAGTAGGAAGAGTATGCAACTATTTAACAAACAGAAGAGTGAAACACAGAGTAGTTTCATCTGGTGACAATATGCAGATCAAACTACTCACCACTCGAAGCGAAATCGCAGAAATCAATAAATTTTTAGAAAGGTAGGTAAATAAAAATGGGAGCAGCAGCAGAAGCTTTAAACTATGATTACGAAGTAATTGATACACCAACCGAAACAACAGACAAGATTGTTCGGTGTTTTACAGATAGCGAGCTTAATGATGAGCTTGCTAATCTGTTAAAAGATTCTTTATCTGGTGTACGCAAGGCAAACCTGGAATCTCACGGTCTTGAAATCCGCAAAAGAAACCGCGAATTGGTTATCAGAGAGAAGAAGAAGCAGAAACTTCTTTCTATGATTGAGCTGTCCATGATGATTTTTGTACTGTTACTGATTCCGGTTTTGGGATCTGTGATTGTAAGGGAAACTGTATATTTATGGCTGTATGTTGTAACAGGACCAGTTGCAGCTTATTTTGGGAACCAGTTAATAAGAATGTAGGAGGATACACGCAAATGATTAAAAGATTTTTCAAAGGGAAACCGTACTCTTTAATGCTTGCAAGGCAGGATGAAAACGGTGATCCGTATACATGGACAGTTAATGTGACTTTTAAAAGTCGTACACAAGATAATGATCTTGCATTTAAGGGAACCGAGTTTTCCTACTTGGTTCATCCGGACAAGTCTGTATATTATACAGATGGTTATTCTAACAATCGTTGTCACTGTGCAAATATTGTACATGGATGGCAGTTTTAAAGGGAGGTATAAAAATGTATAAGAGAAAAACAGTTGATTGTTACGCAATTGAGAGTTTTTATGAAGGGTATGGCTGGAGCATTGAGTGTAACTGTGAAGACTTAAAAGATGCAAAGATACAGTTAAAAACATATAGAGAAAACGTCAGCTATCCGGTTCGGATTAAGAAATGGCGTGAAAAAATCAAGGAGGCATAAGGCAAATGGTATATACAGTAATTACAAAACACCAGGTCTCAAATTGCTGTGATAATCCTGAAAAGATTGTTGCAGAGCAGGAAGAGAAACGCAAAGTATTTGGTCTAGTGGATGACGACCAGTATTTATGTCACTTTTTTGAATCTAAGTTTTCAAATGGAAGAACTGCTTATTATACTATTGATGATGCAATTCAGTGCCTAGCCATTAAAGAGGGATATGATATGGTTCAGTTCAGTAATGGAAATCTTGGATTCGTTGCTTATTATGGTAGTGAAGTTAATGGATTTGAAATTTTAGACAGGGAGGTATAAGGCAAAATGACAAATTTAGTAGAAATCGCAAAAGTTTGGGATGGAATTATTGAAACCTATAAAGAAACTATTCCACAAAACAATCCAAAAGTAACTGTAGCTGCGATTTACAAAAAATTTGGTAAGTCAAAGGCAAATGAAGCGTTTGCTACAGTGGCAGCAATCAAAAAGCATGATGGCAGAATTTCTTCAAGAAACAGAAAGAAACTGTCATCTATTCCGGTTAATCCAGATTGTACAGTATGGGATTGGATGGTTAATCCGATGCTTAGATGTGATTTAGACTATATCCATACTGCACATATAGATAATATGATTACAGAATTGGAGGTGTAACAATGGGAAAGAAAACAACTAAATCATGGGATAAGAAACAGGAACGCAAACTCCGGTCTTATCTAAAGGCAAATGGATATTTGTACGTTTGCTCAAAAGGAAGTCACGACAAGTTCCGGTCGCAGATAACCGGTAAGAATGTAGAAGTAAATAATCACATTAATAAAATGGTTTGGAAACGAACCATTGAAGAAGTCGCAGACGATCTCAAATCAAAAGGCTACAATTACGTTCCATATGAGCGTGTTCGGTAGTCTTTTTTTATTGGAAAATTTTAAAAAACTGAATATTGGATGTCGTAAGGCAAATTGAAAATAATAATATATGAAAATTTTGGAGGATAAATAATATGACAACAATTAATATGAAAGATTATGTAGAGGAAAACGCAAACAAAGGAAATGAAGCTGCAAGAGAAGTTATGGAAACAATTAGTACAATTGAACCTATCGTAGGAAATAAAAATAGAACACCAGAAGAAAAAGCATCAGATATTGGCGAACTTAAAGGAATCCTTAAAGCTGCTATTGCGTCAGGAAAAAGCAAAGTAATAGTTAGTGTTCCAGTAAAGTTACTTGCAATTGATACGTCATATCAGATACCTGAGAGAACTGAAAGAAGTCTTAAAAAATTAATAAAAAACTGGGATGATGTTCAGTGTATGCCATTAATTGGTGTTCCACATTTTGAAGTCGGATATGTAGCTGTAGTTGATGGTACAGGTAGAGTGAGAGCAAGTCAGGTAATTGATAGTAAAAAATACGAAGAACTTGATGTATTAATGGTTTTAAATGTACCAAGCGAACCTAAGGACAGACAGTTGTTTGAGGCAAAGCAGTATGAAAATCAGAACATAGGTAATGAGCCTTTGAGAGAATATCAGAAACATGGAGCAAGATTGATCAGAAGTGACAAAGCAACACTTTTATTTAGTAAAATGCAAAAGAAATACGGATTTAACTATAGTGTAAAAACTGGACAACGCCCAGAAGAAATGTTGGGATCATATAATGACGTACTTGATATTTGCAGAATTCAAGGAGAAGAATGTATGGATTATATTTTTGGAATTTGTACTAAAAGTGGTTTTTGCAAATTATCCAATGGGTATTCTCTTGGTATTATTAGAGCGTTAAGAGATATGTGGAAATACTATGCAAACGACAGAGAAAGAACAAAAGCATTTTTTGAAGAGAAATTAAGAAATACAACTCCTGCATTATTAAAAGCAGAGGCACGTTCTACATATAAATATCTCAGTGAAAAATCTGCAATTAGTTTTTATCTTGAAGATATGGCTGTTAAAGAGCTTGGTGTTGAACAGTCAAGAGAAATTACAAATAATGGCACAAGATTAATCCCAGTTCGCAAATTTGCATAACAAACTTCACACAAATTAAGAAGTAAAGAGGGTAGCAAGCGAAATTAAAACTTGCTGCCCTCAAATTATATAAGCAAAAAAGGAGATTAAAATTATGGCATCAACAATTGAAGCAACACCACAGATTTATAAAAATGTTCGGTCTTACTTTTCAGCTGGACATGGAGTTGAAAATTATAATCTTGTATCAGTTCGACAAAAATTAACTGAAACCTATATTTATAGGGTAATGGCACAGCACAAGATAACTGGAGAATATGCAGTGTGGACCTGCTGGAACGAAACCACACAGTCACTAAACTTTGGACATTACGATCTTACAAAAGAAACTGCGATTGACATTTTATTTTGTAAAGGAGAGTGGGATTTTTGATCAACAATATGAGAATGCAAGAGATTGCAGAGGTACTTGCAAGTAGAATTGCAGAGCATGATCAAGATTTTGCGAGAGAAGTTCTTATTGATGAGCTTGATATGGAAGATGAAGAATTAGATTATTTCGGAATTTCTAAGGTAGATTTAGGAATCGAAGAAGATGATGAGGATCTGTAAAGAGCAGATAAAATGAAACTTTTAAGGGAGGAAAGTAAAATGAAGAAATATGAACTTACAACAGAAACTAAAATTAATGCTTTTGGTAAAAAACTTTTTAGAATTAAGGCACTTGTTTCTTTTGGACCTGTATCTGCTGGAGAAAAAGGTGGATGGGTGGAAAAAGAAGAAAATCTAAGTCAGTCTGGTAACGCATGGGTATTTGGTAACGCAGAGGTATATGATAATGCATGTGTACGTGATAATGCATGTGTACGTGATAATGCATGTGTACGTGGCAACGCATGTGTACGTGGCAACGCATGTGTACGTGGCAACTCAGAAGTATATGATAATGCATGTGTACGTGGCAACGTAGAGGTACGTGGTAACGCATGTGTACGTGGCAACTCAGAGATATCTGGCAATATAGAGATGTCTGGTGACGCAGAGATATCTGGTAATGCATGGGTATCTGGCAAGCTGCATTAAAAAGAGATTTAACCGCAGAAGAAAAAACACGATATATTAAAGAAACTGCCCACGAATGTATGATGTTAATGATTGGGTTAAGTTGCTCATTGGATGAAGCATATAATACGCTGATGAATTAAAAACGGAGGTAAGGTAAATGAAATGTGATGAATGTACATGCACTTATGAATCATGTTCTTGTAAATTGCCAGGTTCAAAATGTGCTTACGAAACTGATGACGAAAAAGACGATGGAGTAAGAAAAATAAACCAAGATGATTAGAGAACATGGGAAACAGAAAGAAAAAGAAGTAAGAGAAACGGAGGACAAATAATATGAGCATTACAAAATTGATCGAGTTACTTCCAGATAGCGTCAAGTGTGACACTGTAGATTTTAAAGATGTTCGGTTGATGGATGGTCGTAGCGCCATCCGTGTTACTATTGACAGACTTCTTACCCAGGAAGAGAAAGATAAAATGACCAGTAAGAGATTTGTTGGTCTTGACTGCGTAGGTTTTTACAAATATGCACCGGAAATCAAAAAATCATATTTCTATGTGGTTTAGTGAGGTAAGGGGAAAATGAGAGAATTTAATGTAGATATTGAAATGTTTAAAAAGAAATTTGATGAAGAATATGATTTTTTGTATAAAAATCGAGATCAAGTTGCAGGTTTTAATGAAGCAGTAGAAGCCGGAGACAAATTCTTAAATGATCATGGAGATTTTGTTGGAAAATTTGCAAATTATAGAGGCGATTTTATTACAAGTGATAGAGAGGTTGCAGCATTTATGTTTGCACTTGATAGTTTGACGGAGGGGTAATGGAAATGAAAGAAAACCAGATCTGTTATTTCATAGAAAATGATATGGTTATTTTTGGTGCATACAGCTATAAAAGCACATGTACACATGTTGTAAAAAGGCTCAGAACACCAGAAGTTCGGTTGATTAATGGAATTCCGTTTGATGAATTTGAATCAGAAATTGAGTTCAAAAAGTTACCTAAAGACTGGACCTATAACACAAGACTTTGGGAAGAATCTATTGACCAATGGAAATATGAAAAATATGTTGCAGAATTTGGAACTGTCAATGTAAAAGATACAAAAAGAATACAGGAGTTGTTTGACAATGGTTTATTAGTGATTGCTCCAATAGTTGATAAATTTATTGAAGCAGAAATTGACCATGGTTTTTATAGAATAGTTAAAAAAGCGCATGGCTATCCACTTGGATATGGTGAGCACAATGATTATTATCCTGATGATGTGTTTGATACATACGAGGAATGTGAAAAACATTTAAAGATTCAAAGGGAAAACAGATATAAAAATCATATCTACTGTAGACTTTTAGATGTATATGAAAACATTGATTGGGCTTTAGAAAAATATGAAGCGGATCATGGTGGAAGAGAAATTGAATTTATAAAGCAAAAGCTTTTATCCATTCCAAGGATTTGGGAATACATGTTTAGATACTATAAAGGTCAGATTCTTAAAGGAAAGCGTGAAGAGAAAAACGAAGAATGGGAAGTAATTGCATGAGTAAAGAAGATCTAATTCAGTTGATGGATTTATTAACTGAATATAGTGAAACATATTGTGAACCAGATATTAAACAGTATGCAGATATTAAAGATAAGAGCGAATTTGCTGTGATGCTTATGGTATCAGAGCATAAAAGAGTAATCGAACAGATTAAGGAAATTATCTGCTTAAACTTTTAAACAATAAAACGGAAATTTTAAGGGAGAATTTTACATGCAATATATAGTACTCGAAAGAAAAGTTTACGAGCGTTACTCTGTTGTTGATGCAGATGATCCGGAAGAAGCAAAAGAAATTTCTAGAAATAAATCATATGAGAATGATGAACCAGCCACTTATGTGGGAACCGAATATATTGCGTCAGAAATTTTAAGAGTAAGAAAGGAAAATTAAAATGAAAAAGTATAGTGTAACTTATCACGAAACATATGAAGAGAATTATGAAGTCGAAGCCAACTCGCCGGAAGAAGCAGAGGAAATTCTTCGAGAAAGAATTAGAGAGGGCAAAGAAGATGGTCCAGAACAGTGCAGTGACAGTTGGTGTGATGTAACAGAACTATAAAATCAACATTTATAGGGAGACACAAAATGGATATTAATTTTGACAAATTAGCAATTGCTATCATTGACGAATTTGAATCTGACAGAGAGTATTCTGGCCGAGATGAAATTGTTAAGGGAATGGAGTATGTACTTAATAAATATACTTCAGAACATGATCGAGAAATTATTGATCAAATGCTTATGACATTTACTGGATGGACTCTACAAACACTGCTTGAAAAGGCAGAAGAAGTATCAGATGAAGAAATTGAAGAACTATAAAATCCGCATTTTGTAAGGGGAGATAAAATATGTATAAGGTAAAATATGAAAAATATCGTTACGGCTATGGTGGAACACAAGAAGTAAAAGTATTTTCTTCGTTAGAGGAAATTGCAGATTGGCTATTTGGAATGGTAAAAGGGAAATATGAAGGCTCTATGTTCTTTGTTAACCCTGATGACAAAAATGATAAAGAATTGCATTTAGATAGTTCTTGTATTTCATCAAGGGATGATGAAAGATACCGTTACTGGGTTGAACAGATTGAAAAAGACGGATTAATTATTTATTCTTGTGGAACGTTCACAAACGGAGTGTGCTATTGGAATGAGGAAGTAAAACAGTGGTTAAGGGAATGTATTCAGCGAAAAGAGAATCCTCAGTTCAATTTTGGGTAAGGGAGATGAAAACATGACATTCGAGGAAGCGAAAAAGAGACCAGACTATAAGTTTGTGCTTAATGGAATTGAAAACGATATTGAAGATATTCGAAATAATTATATGAAAAGTTTATATGAGTATGGTGATCCGGAAAGAGGAATTGCTATTCTTCAACTTGGATATGTAGATGTTGAAGTAAATTTGATGACATATGAACAATCTGGAAAACATCCTGGTGATAAACGTCCAATTATTGATTACTTTTCCTGTATTAAATGGGGAGAGGGAGATAATGATTGGAGATCTGATGATTATGTCGATCATGATATTAATGTAAATTGGGTTTTAGACAACTGGGCAGAACAGCTTGAAAGGGATATGTTTGAAGCTCTTAATAAATATGTTGTCCAAAAAGGTTATAGTTATGATCACGCTAATTAGTAAAGGAGATGAGAATTATGACAGTAGGTCAGCTAATTGATGGATTAAAGCATTACGATTCAGAATCTGATATAACTATTCTTGATAATCACAATGGTAATCAGTATGATATTAATTTTATCATTGAAGATGAAAAGAAAAATTCACAAGTAATAATAGTATTTTGATGGAGATAAAATTCGTATTTGATCGGAGGAGAAAAATGGAATATTCAAAAATTGTAAAAAAAGAATGCCCAATGTGCGGTAAAACATATTTTGTTAAATTAACAGAAGTTGAATATGATCAGTACAAAAAATATATTGCATATGGAAGCTTGATTCAGAATGCCCTTTCAAACACAAGTCCAACAGTAAGGGAATTTTTGAAAACTGGGTATTGTCCAGACTGCCAGAAATTATTGTTTGGAAAATGTGAGCAGAAAGAATTGTTCTTTTCTTATGACGATATTAGAGAAGATGTTACAAAAGAGTTCTGTGAAAGGCATGAAAATATATTAGATGCTCTCACGTCTGATGATGCTGATGTTTTGACAGAAGAAGAGTGGCTATTACTAATGTATGAGTTTTAGTGAAAGGAGCAATGGAAATGGCATATTACCATAGTCCAAAAGAGTATGAAGCAAAAACAGGAAAACGTTTTTCTGATAAAGGAGCATCAATTCACAGAACTGGATCTGTAAGGGGAATGGTTAAATTAGGATACTGGGATAAAGATACAGATAAGGTAAGGTGTGGAAGCTACATTTATCTGCAAAATAATTTTAGGTAAAAATTATAATCTACGGAGGTATTTTAATGTATAGAGTAGAGTGGATCGATGATGAAGGAAATCTTAAAATTAAAAGAGGTTTTAAAAAATCAGAACTGGCGCATCTGTGGATTGAAAAGATGCATTTAAAAATAGACAGTTTCCCAATGGTATTTTATGAGGGAGAGGGAGAAAACGATGACTAAATTAGAAAATATGGCAGCCGATGAATTTAAAAAGTTGCCGAAAAAGAAACAGAAAGAGATTAACAAGGCAAAACGCATTCCGGTAGCAAAACCTGGACATGAGTTTAATAAAAGTAATGTTCGGTGTAAACGCTGGAATACGGATGAGTGATGGAGGTACTACATGAAAGGATTTGATTTACCTGTAATGGATGGAACACGAAAAAGTTTTTATGGAAAGGCAAAAGTAATTGAACACGATAATGGAGATATATGTCTGATAAGTTATTCAACATTGGTTGCTAGAATACATAATGGAAATTTTGAGAAGTTATGGGATGGATATAGTGCTACAACAATGCGGCATATAAATTCATTCCTTTTATTTTACAATCTTCCAGGTGGTGGAAAGTTGTGGTGGAATAAATTAGAGGTGGTGGCATGACTGAAAGAGAGAGAAATCTAATTAAAAGTAACCTAAAAGCTTTCGTACATAATTTTGGAACAGTTCGTATTGAGAAAGAAAATTGTGGTAAAGGCTTTTATGTGTTTTATCCGGAGGATAGTGATTCATATATCCAGTATTGCTATAGCATTGAGTACCTGGATGGTTGGCTTTATGGATGTGTTCAAGGCAAACTAAGATTAAAGCTAACTGATGAAAGGGAGTGTGAGTTATATGGCTAAAAGATTTAGAAATCCAGAGATGGTCGAAGCATACAATGTTGCCGGATTCAGAGAGAGATACGTAATGGAAAATGGAAATAAAAGTACAGTGTATCTAAATGGACATAAATGTTGCAAGTTTACATATTCAAAAGATGTTGATTATCAGGATGCTAATGGAGCCTTATATGATACTGTCGAGAAAAGATGGAGGGCTTAATATGTTAAAAGATATTAAAGATGCAAAAGAAATTAGCTGCTATGACGCACTGACAGGAAGATATACTGGTGAAGAGGACGGTTGGCAGAAATGGAAAGATTTAGATGAAGATACAAGTTATGAAGTGTTTTGCTTATGTCGTGAATTTGTAGCAAAAACAGCTAGGGGAAATCGGAAAACAAGAATTATGAATAAAGGAAAAAATTATGTTGAGCCTTGTGGAATTCTCAGAAGACTTGCATATAACTTTAAGAGAGGTGAAATTGAGTATACTGCTGGCCAAGATTACAATGAAGAAATGAAAACATTAAGAGGAATTTTTGATTAAAGGAGGATAAAAATATGTTTAAACTTACAATTAATACAGGTAATGCAGCTTTTCACGATGAGTATAATGATGATAAGGCTTATGACAAATACTGTGAGGCAGAAGAAATTTCCAGAATTTTAAAAGAAGTCATTGATAAACTTGAGTATGGTTGTGAGTCAGGCGTTTTAATTGATATCAATGGAAATAAAGTTGGAGAATGGAGCCGGTAAAAGGGAGGTTTTACGATGAGAGAGATAATTAAAAAGTTCAATGTTTACCAGTATTCTGAACTATCTGATGAAGCGAAAGCAAAAGTTCGGAGTTGGTATATTGACGATCCATTTAGAGCAGAAGAATTAACTGACATGATTAACGAAGATTTGAAAAATTTGTTTCCTAACAGCAAACTTAAAGTTGAATGGAGTTTATCATCTTGCCAGGGTGACGGAGTAAATGTCTACGGTGATTTGTGCTTTATGGATTTAGTAAATATGGTACAAAATCATTTGTGTGGAGATAACTACAAAGCTTTTGAGAATTTCTTTTCATGGAAGGAAATTAAAACTGCAAAGTTTTATTCTGAATATTGTGGCGATGTAAAATTACCATCTAATAGAATGGGATATACGTATTGTTATGTCAGTCAAATTGATCTCGAAGCTGATTTTACATATGAGATGTCACATTTTAGGAATATCAATTTAGATTTACTAGGCAAAATGGAAGCTTATGTCAAGATGGTAATTAGGAAATACTGTTTAGATTGGGAAGAAATAGGTTATAAATACCTGTATGAACCTGATGAAGAAGAAGTTGAAGAAGCTTGTGATGGAAACGAATGGGAGTTTCTTGAAGATGGAACATATTATGCAGCATAAATTATAAGACAACTGGGAAGTACATGGTACCAGTTGTCTTTTTTAGTACAAAAATGGAGGTAAGAAAAATGATTAAAATTCTTGTAAGATTAGATTTTTTCTATGACGATGAAGATGCAATTGATCAATTTATATTGATGGTAAAAAGTGGCACATCATTTGATGACGTAGAGGACGAATTGCTGAAAGCTCATAAATTTCTTTGCAAAGAAGATGAAACGGATTTGTATGGAAAATGTGGAAGAATACCACTTACATTAATTAACTATGTTTGCGAAAAAAATGGATGGAAATATTACAATTTAGAGTATGATATTGACTTAAATCTTGACTGAAAGGCAGTAAGGAAAAATGATTAGATGCGCAATGGATATATCAATTCCAGAAAATGACAAATGTGATATATGCTGTATTCATTGTAGTGATAAAAATTGTGAATATAGATGTGTTGGAGTCGATAAATGTAAAACAGAAGATGAAATTAAGAAATATTGTATTAATGCATATTAAATGGAGGTAAGAGAGAATGAACAAAATGAAAGAAATTTTAAGTCACAGTGGCAGCGCAGAGATGATGATTATTTATTATATGCTTGACAAGGGAATTGAAAATTTAAAATCCATTACAGAAGATGATATAAAAACTGTAAGAGGAAATGGGTTAATGACAGAAGAGTTTTGCCAGTCAATTGTTAGAACTGCGGTTCGGATTGCAAATGAGTGTGATACTCATGAAATTTTACAATACATCAGATGTGAAGCATGGTTTACTCCTGCAGTAAAAGAAATCGAAATATGTAAGGCAGTAAGGTCAAATTACAGTTGGGAATATTTATGTAATGAGATGGATGTTGATCCAGAAGAAACAGATTATATGAAATTAAAATTTATTGTGGAGGAACTGTAATGAACAAAACATTAGATATTACTCTTGATGAGTTATTAAAAAAACTTGGCAAGACAAAAGAAGATTTAGTAATGGAGTTGGATGAACTTAATAAGTGGATGGAAACAACTAACTATAGACATGGTTTTACCGGAATGGAAAGGTTCGTTTCATTAGGCTATATGTTTTATAAGAAAAAAATTTTCGAAGGTAAGGTTGATGATGTATTGAATCGTGCAGATGATTGGGGTTATGACATCAGTTGGGAAGAAGCTGAAGAAGTTGTTATATTGTTTCAAGGAATTTATGACTGTAACTTAAGTGAGAATGACCAGATTGAGAATTGTATCAAAACTGTTATACAGAAAGGAAACTGAAAAATGGCAGAAATTATTAATATGATTAACATAAGTGCAAATAGTTTTAGTGATTTGAAAACATATTTGGATAAAAAGCCTGAGTATCTATTATTCTCAAGCCCATCAGGTGCAGCATTAAAAGTTGATCTTGAACAACAGGACGAGAGCAGTTCCGGTAAAGCAAAAAATTCCGTAATTCGGTGGTGTGAACAGATTATAGAAATTGTTAATAATTATTATTCAAAAGAAAATCCAAATGCAGATGTATATTTTAATTCAATTAAACAGATATGTGAAGCAATTAAAATTGCTGCAGGTTGTGTGGAATAAAATGTAGATTTTGTGGAGGTATAAAAAATGAAGATATTAGCATTTTGTGATGTTGACAAGGGAATTTTAAAAGATGCAGCAGGTCACACTTACATAGACGATGACGATTATAGTGCAGATGATATTCTTAGTGACTTTGACAATGAATTTAATTGGCTTAATCAGTCTGGTGTAAATCTTGATGGATTTACAGAGTTTGATTCTTATGAAGAAGACGAAGAATACCAGGCGTACATATTTAGACATGAATCTGGATATGTGCCAAGCGGAAAAGCTACACTCAATAAAATGTTGTGTGAAGAGAGATTGATGAAACGTCTGCATGAGCTGCCAGAAGAGAAATACGATGTAACTCGGTATAAAATCTTGAAGAGAACAGTGTATACAGTTTGTACAAAATACGAGGAGGTGTGCTGATTATGACGACAAGAGAAAAGATTAGGCAAGTAGAGTTGTTAAATACCAGTACTCCTGAAGGTATAATTATTGATTCAGACACAATTTTGGCCGATTTGTTATCAAATGTAGATAATGAAATCTCAGGTTTCTCACAAGATATTTTTAATATTTATAAGAGAAGTAAGGATAAAGATGCTGTAAAACAAATGTTCTTTGAATTTACAGATACGGAATTTGATGATTACTTGGATAAATGTATGAAAGAGATTACGAGAGGTAATTAATATGAGAAGAACGCCACAGATTATAGTTAAACAGACAGAGGAATGGCTGGATGAACGATGGAGAATTTTATGGATGGATAATCCACCAAGGCAGGCTGATCTAAGTTATTACAATGGTGCAATTAAAGCTGTAGAGTTTCTTGGATATAGTTGGAAAAGAGATGAAAACGGAAAACATACTATTATAAAGGACTGATGTAATGTTAAAACAAATAACCTTAATGAAGAAGTGTTAACTGCTATTGAACAGTTAGTAAGCAAAATTGAAAGCGAGGTTTGATAAATGGAAGAAATTACATGGACATTTTTTGTATTGGACTTTGATGACACATTTGATAATGAAGAGCCGGATAGTTTAGGATGTGCCCCATTAGTTTTTATGGTTCCAGAAAGTCAAATAGATGCTGTTAAATACTTAGCGTATGATGCTCACGATGCTTTTCATGAAGATATTGAGTGTGACACAAGTATTGGAGAATTTTTCACAAATTTTCTTGATGAAAATAAAATTCCATATATGGAAATTGGTACAATTTCATTGCCTTTTATCAAGAGAAGTTGCAATTATTTGGCTGATGATATACATATGGTATCAATCTGATAAAAGAGATATTTGGTCGGAGGTATTTTATGAAGCAGTGTTTATGGACCGGTGAAGAGCTTGAGCCATGGAGTTATAAAACCTCACTCAATAATGGAATTGCAGTTGGAATTTTTGATGGTATGTGTGGTAAAACAAAAGCATTGGTAAATGTTGAAAATTTTGATGCAGGAAAAACTTTCGATAAAAGAATCGTTATTAATAAAGAACTTGCTGAAAAATATGGATTCAAAATAGTGATTAGATAGGGGGCAGAACTATGGCAAAGAAATTTATTTATACAAAAGTACAGGATCTTGGTAAGATTGGTGATAAAACTGTTGAGATTGGTCACTACATAGTAGATGGTAAAGTAATGCCAGATAAAGTTTATATGGTAAATCACTTTACAAGAAAGAATGGAAACGAGGATAGTAAGGCAACTGCAATTTGTGCAATTGGTGAAGCAAAGGAAATTGGAAAGTTGCTTATGGAAATAAAATAGCAATTTTGTTCTGAAGAAGGGAGATTGAAAATATGAGAATAGAAAAAAGAGAAAAGACGGTATACGAAGAAATTTATATTGCAGATGATGGAACACAATTTGATACAGAGCGTCATTGTTTAAATTATGAAAAAGAAATTAAAATGCAAAAAATGAAAATAATGCAGAGAAATTAAGAGTACATGAACTTGATGATTTAATGCCATTAATTGATACCGAAACATATGAAGACCATGAGTATGTTTGGTATAAATTGGAAAGCGAAAAAGATTTTAATACTTTAAAAGAAGCATTTGAATATTCAAAAGATTTTACTGTACCAGATGGCTATCCGACATTTTATTGTGTAGAATCTTTTGGTTACGACAATATATACGCGAACGATAATGCATGGACATGCACGCTTAATGAATGTAAAGATGCTGCAGTAGAGTTTTGGGAAAGATTTGGTTACAAGCTAACATTTAAAAAGGTTGGTGATGTTAATGCAGGTACTATTTAGAAAAGATAAATATACGAATGAGGTCATTGCGTTTCTTCCTGAGATACCAGTAAACACCGGCATGATAATGAGTTATATGCACATAGGGCAGCACGATGAGGCTGCTCTTTCTTATTACTGGGATACAGTTAAAGCAAATAAGGAAGAATATAATGATCTGTATGATGAGCTATGTGAAATATACGAAGAGAAATTACGAATAAAGCAAAGGATCAATTATGATTTGTTGAGAGATTCCTGGAGGTGAAAACATGACTTTTGATGAAACAGATTTTGCAAAACGTGTCCCAAAGAAAATATTAGACCGCACAAAAGAAAATATGGAAGTATATAATATGGGTTTATATGACTCGTTTAAAGAGGCAGTAAGAGAACTTTCAAAGCCAGGAACTAAATTATGGAAAGCGTGGTACTATGATGATTTTAGAGAATATATACCATGCGTTTATATTTCGGAATATTTAAATTTTAAGAAATATCCACTGAAATATAAAGATAAATAAAACAAGAATTCTACAAGAGAATTGAGGTGAACATATGTCAAAGAGAAAATACTTAGTAACAGTAGTTGAAACATATAAACATACTTATCTTGTAAAAGCTAATTCTAAAAGTGAAGCGGAAGATATTGTTATGAGAAATTCAAATGGATGTGATAGCTGTGGACATGATTTTTGTGGAACTGATTATGTTATAAGATTACCGAAAAAGGAAGACAATTTAGATTTATATGATGTATGTGAAGATAGATGAGGTGAAGCCAAATGAACAATGTGAATGTAAGAATAAAATATAGAACAGGTAAGTATACACCAATTGATAAAAATGTAGAAGAAGTTGTTTCGTGTTCTGAGTCACAAGCAATTCATGATTTAGTTTCAAAATTTCTATATTTCAATCCAAACTATAAAATTGAAATAATTGAATCTGAAATTATAAAAAATAAAACAAGATTTTCATTGGAAGAATGGAGAAAAGATATGACCTATTTAGAATTAGCAAGAAAGATAAAGAGTGCATATAAGGAATTAAAGCAAGATGAATTATATAAATTTTACAATGTCATATGGAATAATGTCCTTGGAGAGTCAGAAATTACAGTTGAAAATGATGCTGGATTTAGAGCAATTATTATTGGTAATACATGTGGTGTAAAAAAATCAAGAGGTTATATGTATTTGTTCTATACCAATGATGACACAGAATCATTTCCGACTGTTAAAGAAATAGAACACAGATTAAAAGTAGTTGCAAATCAAGAAATTTTAACAGATAAAAATGCGGATTATTTTGATTGGGAACAGTATGGTTCTTTAGAAGCGCAGAGAAAATATTTTTCAGAAATAATTTTAAATGCAATAAAACGATGATTTGAAAGGAGGATAATATGGTTAAGGACGCAACATTTATTTCAGTTTGGGATGGTGGTTTCGAATTACTTAGCAGCTGTAAGGTAAACACAGAAACAAGAGAAGTATTTAATATTGAACAATTTGAAGATGCAGTTGACGATGATGGAGATGAGTTAGAAAACCTCATTAGAGAATATATAATTGTGAATGGTACAGAATACTGTGTTGAAAGTGCTGATTCTAAAACAGATAAAGATTATTGGTATAAATAAATTATAATATAAAGTGAATGATTGGAGTAGAATAATATACAGAGAATACAAATTTGAAAGAGCTGCTTGAAGATTATGAATTATGGCAGATTAAGTAGTCTGGAGGTGTGGTATGAAATATAAGATAGGTCAAGAAATTCCAATAGTAATTAACAGCATATTTAAGCAAGGAAAACTTGTTGATACAACTGTAATAGTTCGGAAAATCATTGGTAATATTGTTTTTGTACAGATACCCATGGAGTATGATACATACCAAAATTTATATGGTACAGAAGATCAGCTGGATAATTTGATTGAAAATAAAAGTCGTATTTGATTGGAGGAAATGTTATGACGAGAGACGAATTACGGAAAGAATTAAAATCTGGTGTGAAATTAGAGGATATATTTGAATTCACAGATGGTCAGGATTGTCTGATTTATAAAGGAAAATTTCTTCCTGGTATTATTGGAGATGATATTTGTTATATTTCTGATCTTTCTTTAGTTGATATCCCAGTTAATAAGAGTATTGTCAAAAGTTATGAAATTGATAGCGTTATGGGTCGGTGTTATACAACAAACGACTTTATAAAAGAATGCAATGGGCATGAAAATATTGCAGAAGATTTATTTAATTATGTTGATTGGCAAACTCCTGATATTAATGATTTTATGGAAGGGTACGATGATAAGGAGCAGTTTTTTAAAGAATATAGATTTCCTATGGACGATTTGTTTGTAACAGAAAAAATGAAAGATTTATTATCCAGAATTGCAGATTTAGCAGCACAGGCTTCAGATGAGGTTTATGACGATGACGATGATAATGGAACCTATGGAATTCTTTCTCTTTGTGACCAGCTATATGAGAAGATTAATAGATACTTGGAGCGTGATAGCGATGACTAAATATCAGCAAGCGAAAAATAAAATACGTGATCTGGCTGCAGATTGGCAGTCGGATTTTGAAAACAACAATTACTCCTGGTTGGAATTACTCCAATGGCAGGAGTTTTTTAGTACAAAGGCAAAACGATATGGATTGGTAAATGAATTTCGTGAGAACGGAATTATTTGAAAGGAGAAGATATAGATGAAAGAGACAATTGAGTATTTAAAAAAGGACCGGAAAGTAAATGACACTTTTATGAAAAAGCTTCAGAAAGTAGGATTTGAAATTGATTATACACGATGTGGTTATTGGAATAATGTAGAATGCGTTCGGATTGGAAGAAGCTGCATACCCTTGTATGAAACACACTTTTCTGATAATGGAAATTCAGAGTCATTAGATTATAGATATTAGAATGATGTAATTAAAGATATCTACAACGCACTTGAAAAAGAAAAGAAAAAGCAGAAGAATCAGATAAGATGGTTGACGATTTCTTTGCAAAACTTGGATTAAAGGAGGGTTAACAATGGAAATTGCAAGAATGTGGACACTGAGTACAGCGCATATTTCAAGAGAAACAGACAAATGGTTAATAGGGCAAGTAAAAGAACCGACTGAGGGATTATGCGTGTATAAAAAAACTGGTGGATATTTTGTTTATGTGCAAGATGATTTTGATTATGAAGAAATGAATCTTCCGGAAGATATTGAAACAATAATTGCTTTTGCAATTGGATGTGGAGTAGATTGGATCTGTCTTGATTCCGATGGTCCGATTGAGAATGGATTTAAAACATATGAATGGTGAGGATAAATTATGACTGAAATAGAAAAACAGAAATGTTATAAAGCAATGTGGGAAGGAATCAGGAACGGAAGAGAAGCACAAGAAGTTTTCAAGCGAACCAATATATCTGCGGTACAGATGAGGTTTGCTGATCAGAAAATTGGTTATGCTCAAGGAGTTAACCAGGCACTTGCTTACATTGGTTATAGACATCCAGATATGAAAATGTTATGGGATGTAATTTGAAAAAGGTGATTAAATGAGAGAAGAATGGGTTTGTACAGATTCAGATAGCAGTCAGTATTGTAAGATAAATTCAGATGGAACATATAGTTTCATAGAAAAGGTATGGTTAGATACTTGTAAGGGAGATCCTGGATATCCAGATAAATCATATACAGTAAAAACTGCTTTTGTCGATCTCGATGATTATACAGAGCATGAAAAGGAATGTAATATTTCCGGATATTACGATTCTATTGAATCATTAAGAGAAATTTATGATGATTATTCTGATCAGATTATTGCGGAATGTATTTTTGAAGAAATGACAGATGGCAGCGCTTCAACTACTGAAATGATGACAGAAAAAGAAGCAGATGATTATATTCAGAAATACATTTCAGAAAGATAAAATCGAGTTTTTACGGAGGTAGCAAAAATGGGAACAACAGTTGGAGATTTGCTTTCATTACAAAATGGTTCTTTTGGAACAGTAAAAATATACAATAGAAAGGAAATATTTTCAGGATCTGTTAAAAAAGCCATGGAATTATATTCTAAGTACAATGTGGTGAGCTTTGGAACAAATTGGTATGAAGATTTGTGTATATATGTAGAAATAGATTAATATAAAATCAACTTTTTATCGGAGGAAGAGAAAAATAAAATGGATTATAAATATGATGTAAAAATAAAAAGTGGAACAGGTCAATATTATGATTATGATAATTGCGATTTATTACTTAAGAGATGTGAAACACATTTTCTTCCAAGAATAGGTGAAACAATTCAGATTAATTTATCTAAAGAAAAAAGGATACAATATTATAGTTTTTTAGTTCGTGATATTGAATATTGGATTAATGAAGATAAAAGTGGAATTTATGTTTATGTAATTCCACTTGATGGATATAAAATTAATGATTAACAATGGAGGAAGAGAAATGGACGATAGATATTTAAAGTATGTAAAAATTTGCGAGAGAGCAGAGTAGCTTGGTATTGATGAAAAAAATAATCGGATTCAGGCACTAATGGATATAGAAAGTGCTGATAAAAAATTTAATTTGAAACTGGATGAATTGTTAAATACCAGAATTTTCGATTTTGCACACGATTATTGTGGCATTCGAAATAATATTAATCGAAATGAATTTCCAGCAACAGACTTTGGATTATTTGCACCACGATTTGCAAGCGAAAAGGAAAAGAAAATGGAGTTTCATGTAAATCTTGATTTTAATATGAAAATGCGTCCTGGAGAAGCTGAAGAAGAAGCAGAAAACAGATTCTATGAAACTCTTTATGCAGCAATGTGTAAGGATAATGATGAGTTTGATTTTACAATTTGCGAACAAGAAGCGAGAGAAATTCAGAAATAAAATACATGTTCTACGGAGAAATTGATAATGAAAGAAATTAAGGTTTATTTATTCACAGAAGATGAAGCAACTGAAATTTTACAAAATATATTAGATAATAAAACTTTGGTATTAACACAATATTTAGATTGTTTTGTAGCAGAGACATCAGAGCAGGAACTTGATGCCTCTCAAATTGATGAGAGAATGGCACAATATTTAGAAATTGATTCTTGTGAACATCATGCGTTTATTAGTTATAATGGGAAAACTTATATGTGTGTTATTCCTACAAACGAAATTGGAGATTAAAAATGACTAGAAGAGAATGGACTGCTGAAGAAGAGAAATACATGAATAAGTATTATTTACGCCAGCCTACCAAGCGAACTGCGAAAGTTCTTAATCGAAGTATTGAGTCTGTTCGTAAAAAAGCTGTACAAATGGGAATTAATACATATTATGATGGTTATTTAAGTGCTCATGTACTTGCAGAATGTTTTAGCACTAACACTCAAGTGATAAAACGATGGATAGAAAAATTCAATCTCCCAGCTATTAAGATAAATGATTCAAAACATAGAACTAGATATCAGATAGATCCAGAGAATTTTTGGAAATGGGCAGATGGTCACCGAGACGTAATTAATTGGTCTGGCTATGATTTATGCTCAATACTTCCGGAGCCACAATGGGTAGAATTTGAACAATCAAGATATAAAACAAAACGGCATTGTAGAAAATTTACTGCAAATGAAATAGTGCAAATTAAGCATATGTTACGTAAGTGCATGACATATAAGGAGATAGCTGAAAAACTTGGACGGACTGAAAGAAGTATTGAGGCGAAAGTAAGAAAAATTGCATAAGGAGTGATAAATATGATGAATTATAGACCTAAACATGGCGATATGGAACTTTGGCTAATTTGCGCCGCGACTAATGGAGATAATGATAAAATTCTCGAAATGGTTAACGAGAAAGATGGAACATATCCGGTAAAATTTGAAGTTGGTGGAGTTGAATTGGATTTTTCAGTAGTTGCAAAGAGAATTGAGGACTCTATTGATGAGCTGGTTGCATCAAAAGCACAAGAATTTCTGGATGATAAATATGAAAATTTAATTAAGGGCATAAGTGACATCCAGGAGCGAATATATGATCAGAAAGAAAAGTTTTTCAAATATAAAGATGAGTGAGGTAAATGGAAATGGATCGGCTTGATAAAGTAATGAAATATCTCCATAGTAACACAGCTCAAGGACGGACCGATGGGGATCAGCTTATTCAATTAGCATGTAATTGTATTAAATATGCAGATTTCTATACAGGACGTAGTTCAAAGAACTGGACAGCAAGGGAATTATTCGATGGTGTCTTAACAGAGGACCAGATAAAAGAAGTTTTTGATTCGGAGGTATAAAATGGATAATAAGAGAAATGGAAATAAAAAATATGTAATGATAGTAACGAGTGAAGATGATAGATACAATCCAAATGCTCCATACGATGGTGTTGGTGTACAGCTTGGATTTTTTGCAGATAACCCTTGGGAAGGCAGATTTGAATGTTGTATAGATGGAGATAGTTTTGGAGAATTATGCGAAGAAATGGAAAGAACTGATGTAGGAGGTCTTTTTTATCAGCTTTACGAGAATAAATATGGAAACCGCATTAGTTATGGTACTATCGATTATGATGCTATTCAGGATGAAATTGATGAATATGAAATTAAGAATGTAGATGATATTGATGCATCATCATATGACGTTCAGTATAGAGATGAAATACTTTTAAAAGCATATAACTTAGAATATGCAAAAATGTGTAAAAAATATTTCCAGGAAAAAATACTTAATGGTGCATTTGATGAGAAATGGAGTATTAGACCAGAAGAAAGAAGAGTTGTTGCAGATGAAATTGTCATTATTCCTGTAAACTAATGAAGAATATAAAATTGGTGTTATATTTATAAAAGGAATTTATAGATGATGCATGAATTAAGAAAACTTTATATTGATTATAATTCAATATTCCGTCCATCAAAAGAAATAATACATAGAAATAAAAAAGCTATGGATAATATAGAACAGAATGTTTAAATAAGAAGACTGGAAAATGGATTTGAAGCAAAAATTAAAGATTTAGATTTATCATTTATAGATAAGATGAAGGAATAAAATGAAAAATTATTATAAACGAACTTTTGATGGAGCGGTTTTCTCAGAAGAAACATTAAAAGAATTTTTTGCACAGATATTACTTAAAGAAGAAAAATTTCATGCGTGGCTTAATGAAAATTTGACTAAGGGAAACATTACAATTATTTCCAGAACTGAATATACGAGAAAATTAATAAATGATTATAATCGGATGAAATAAACGGAGGTATAATATGGGCAGTTTTAGTTGGTTAAGAGCAGATAAGACAACAAAGCGAAAAAATCTTACAAAAGGAGATCGCTACAAAATACTTATTCCAAAGGAATTTGGTGGTGGATTTATTAAAGACACATATTATGATTATGGGTATGTTTTTCATGGAACAGAAAATGAAGCAGATTTATATGGGATTCTGGCATATTGGAATAGTTGTGAAGGAATGGATTATTCATACGAGTGTGGACATTATCCAAGAACTATGGAAGAAATCCTTAAATATGGGAATACATGTAAGCAGTCAAATCGCAGTCAAGGAATTAATGTTGGATGTGGTAAGGAATGCATTGATAAACTAAAATATCCTTTAAAGCTTGTTTCGGCTTCTTATAAGGGAGCTTATGAAGATTGTAAAGGTCGCAGTTATAATGATCCTGAACAGGGATTTATAAAGACTTACTGGTAATAAAATGAGAGTTTGATTGGAGGTAGACAAATGGATTTATATGCATATTCACAGATTGAAAATGAAGAGATTAAGAGAATCGTCAAAGCAAATGGAATTGAAGTACCACGACTTCGTGGTTATAGATTAATGAAAGATGAAGAGCCGGTAACTAAGGATTCTATAAAAGGAAACATTGATTGTGCAATAGTTGACGTAGTTGAATGGCTATGTAGGACTGAACCAATTTGGAATGTTAATGATCCTGGTAGATTGTATTCAAGTAGCACAGATAGAAAGTGCCAATATTATCTAACAAAAGATGACCAAAAAGATTATGATTATTCTGGTATTCGCTGGGATAGAATTCATGGAAAGAAAAGGAAAATTCTTAAATTTGAAATTAAAAAGGCAAAAAAGAAAGTACTAGATCAGTTTAATACTTGGAATAAATATGCTGGTAGAGATAATGTACTTTATATCCATGCTAGAATTGGTGGAAATAATTGGAATTTTTATGGTGGTTTTGAATTAGCAAGGCAACCGTGGTTTATTGAAAAAGTTGACGATTCTTTTGATAATACATACTGTGATATTTATGCTAAAATATCTGTGAGGTGATTTAATGAACGATGGGTTTGAACCAATTGAAGAATATAATGGAGATATAATTTTGATAGAAAAATTACATGAATTTATACCATCTGAATGTTGGGAATGGAATGAAGGTGAAGAAATATCTTTAGATGATATTAGTATCGCAATTATTGAAGCCATTCCGGAAATTTCAGAACCATACGGAGATACTTGGAATCATCCTGTCTTAGAACATAAAGCAAGAGAATGGCATATTGGAAGAATTATTTATTTCATAAATCATCCAGAAGAAATTCGAGACATAGACATTGATAATCAATGTGAATGTGATCAAATACTGCCAATTCCGGTTATAGTAGATGGATGGCATAGATATGCCGCAGCTATATGGCTATACGATCAAGGAAAATTAAAAGAAATACATTGTACGTATGGTGGAAGAGTAGATGTTCTTGAATATTTACAAGGAAAAAGAAAAAAGTTGGAGGAATAGATAAATGGACGACATAGATATTGTTATAGAGATTGATGGATATACCATTAATGTAAATACAGATATGATTGAAGAAGATGTAATTCGGCAGCGAATGGGATTGAAACCAAAAGAAGTGTAAGTAAGCGATCAGATTAGGTTCTGGTCGCTTTTTGTAAAAGTTGGATTTTACAAGAGAAATTTACTGACAATACAAGATAAATGTGGTATGATTTAAGAAATTAATTGTACGTGAAATAATTGAAATGGAGGAAAGAAAATGGCACATTATGGAAATGATGATCGGTTTGATCATATCTTTTTTTACGATTCTGATGATTTCTTGAGTAGTAATAAGAAAATATTAGCATCTCAACTAGAACAATTTGCAGAAATGTTTGAAAAAGGTAGAAAAAGAGAGTTTGGATATTCAAAATTTATGCTTATTTATGGTTGTACAACAGATGACTATGAGAGGGACATTTTTAATTATGAATGCTTAGAGTTTAAAGGTGTCATGACAAATGAAGAGAAAGAGTTTTTTAAGGAACTTTTATTTGTAAAAAATGCACAACCATACATAGATGCAGGTTATCTTGTATACGATGGAAAAAAGACTAAACCACCTATACATGCATATGCTCCATCAACAACAGATGATTATTGGTTCCCAACTGAAAAATGTAAAATTGATTACGAAAAATATGTAGAGGAAAAGAAGCAGAAAAAATACAATGAAGCTTTGAGAAAAGCAGCGATAGAAGCAGGTGTATTATCAACTGATGGAACAGGTAAACCAGCAGAATTTTGTAATTCAGATTGTTATAATAATATTCCTTTTTTCACAGCCGATCAGATTAAAATAGGATTAGGATTACTTGTTGTATCCGGAATACTTCTTATTACAATATTTGCACCTTTTATTGTATTAATTTGGGTTTGGTATCTTTGTGACGTTTATAAAGATTATAAACAAAGGCAATTTGCAGCAGAGCGATATTATAGAGCCACACATGGACTTCCATATAATAAAAAATAATATTTACAATAGAAACAGCTTACATAAATGTAGGCTGTTTTTGTATTTAAGAAAACCGGAGGTATAAGCGAAATGAAGAATATAAGATTATTACAGGCTGCCAATTCAGAATGCACAAATAAAGCTTTCATCATAAGAATGTGTGAATGTGTAAAGGATAGATTACTGGAACTACAAATGCGTACAACATTTCGTCCTACAAGTGTTAATGAAGAAACGCTTAGTGAATGGGAAGAAGTTGCTGATGTAGCAAATGATATTATGAAAAAATATAAGGAGGATGAAATTGATGATGAATTAGAAGATATGATTGTAGATATGAAAGAAAAAATATTGGATTATCATATGAATTATCAGGGAATAAGCAAATTGGTAATATAAAGTGAGGTGATAAAGATGACAGGTAGAATGGAGATAGAAGTCAAATATACAAACAATATAGATCGGCTCCTAAAAAATGAGCCAGAATATATGGATCTGTTTAATGTGTTTATGATCGCAGATGATAAAACGGTAAAGACAAGATTAAACTACATTAACAATGTAGTAAGGTTTATACATTATCTAAAAGATTCTGGATATCCAACGGAAACTATAGATGATATTGGAAAATTAAATGTAGAAACTATAAGAAAATATATTGTAGACGATGATAATCGTGTAATTATAGATAATGGAAGAATTTCTGATTCTTATAAGTACATTAGATATTTTTCTTTAAATTGCTTTTTTAAGTTTTTGGAAGATGGGGATCATATTAATAAAAATCCAATGAGAAAAATTAAAACTCCAAGCAATAAAAGAATGAAGAAAAAAGTATATTTGGATGTTAATGAAGTAAGGGAAATTGAGAAAAATGTGTCTTCTGGAAATACTAAAAGAAGCAAATCATATCTTTCTCAGTGGCATGAGAGAGATGAGGCTATAATTAATCTTGGATTCCATAAGGCACTACGAGTTTCTGCGATAATCTCAATTAATCTTGAAGATATTAACTGGGAAGGTAAATCTTTAAGTGTTATTGAAAAAGGAAATGACCCACGGCATATTCATCTCAGTGACGGTACAATCAAAATACTTCAGTGTTGGGTCCAGAAGCGAAATGAATATACTAAAGTAAATGGAGTGGAAAGTCCTGCATTATTTATTTCAAACAAATCTGGCAGAATTTCACAAAAAACAGTTGGAAGGATATTAAGATCATATGCCGGTGACATCAATAAAGAAAAAAGAATTGTACCACATACAATGCGAAGCTCTACCGGCACGAATTATTATTTAAAAACCGGAAATGCTAGAGCTGTGCAACAGTTACTTGGACAAAAGAGTTTAGCAGCAACACAGAAATATTTGGATGATACAGTTCAGCAGAGAAGAGAAATTACTGATGCAGTAGAAGATTTATATGGGGATGATTAAATGAATAAAAGTTTAGATGATATATTAAGAAATAAGGGAGACTTGAAGCCACGCCAGGTTGAGAAGATATTTAATGCAAATGGATGGTACATAGTCAGAACAAATAATCATAATATATATAAGAAGGAAGGCAGATCGGAGCTGGTAATAGCTCCGATTGGTAATATGAATTGGAAAACATTTCGTGATACTTGCAAGAGATGCGGTATGGCAATGTAATGTAATTTATGGTATGATTAAAATAATTTAAATTTGTAAAATTGCAAAATCAACGTTTTAAGGAAGGTGTTTAAATGAATTACGAACAGTACGATAGATATGTTTTTACGCAAAAAATCTCGATAAGTATTTAGAAGAATTCAACAAAGATATAGAACGGCAGAAACAGGAAATTATAGAATTCGAAAAACGTGCAAAAGAAAGAATCAATTTAATTGATAACTGGGAACAACAGAAGAATTTTATAATATTAGGAAGTGCATACAAAAATGGAAAGACAAAGGTGATATTTTTAATAAAAAGATATCCGGATCAATCACAGAGAGACGAAAGATATGAGTTCAATAAAATTGCTGACATGAGAAAGAAAATGATAGAACTTGAAGAGAAATATTCAGATTCCGATTGGTCAAATTTTGTAAGGGAGATTGAATGAAAAAAATAGAATTGTCAGATGTGCAAAAATTATATAATGGAACAAAAGTGTATGTTGAATGTGTTGGAGCAGAATGGTATTTTTCAGATAAGGAAAAATATAAAACGTGGAATGTAAAACAAGAAGATGGACTTCATTATGAAATCGAAACTAAAGACAACACTATAAGCTTTCCATATGATTTTGACTATAATGGATATAATATGGAAATTGCCTGTTATATTGAATAAATATAAAATTTAACTTTTACAGAGGTAGAAATATGGAATCGGAATTATTAAAATTGAAAAATAATTATGAATTTTGGGATTTGTTTTTTAAATTAGATAATAACGAAGAGATTTCTTTTAATGATTTAGAATATTTGATTTGGTCGATTATAAAACTGAAGTATGAAAATTTAAATAATGATGAAAAAATTGAACTAAAAAAAAGTATTGTAGAAAACAGAATGATACATTGTATTCAAAAATTCGAGCAATATTTTAATAAAAATTATATTAACGGTCTTATAAAAGAAAGTAAATATAGAGAGTGGTTTAAGTTAGAAGGAAGCCATATTATTGATTCATATTATTTTATTGATCCTGTTAATAGATATTTGAAAAAAATATTATTTGAACAGTTATTTGAGCATACAGAAGTAAGCGATGGTGGAAATAAAGATTTTTCAGAAATAGGTATAGATGACTTTGGTACTAGATTTTGTGTTAATTATGGCGTGTCTGAAGATAAAATAAGTTTAGCACAAGATTATGTTTATGAATATATGGAAAATGTAAAAGAAAATATAAAGAAAACAAATATTGCTGGCAAATTAATTAATGCAAATGAAAATCAAAAGTATATACAAGATAGTATTTTATAACTTCTATGGAGGTAGAAAATGTATTTAAAGTCAAATAGGGCTGGTGTCGTTGTAGAACGAATTGGAAGCAAAAGACAGCACAAATATAAACTTACAGAAAAGTCAATCACAATGGTTTCTGCAGGAACATTGGTTATACCGGTACATTTTCTTAGCGACAACTTTCAATTGTATAACCAAAATTGTAATGAGTTAATACAGCCAGAAGGGAACTTTTGGATTACTGCTGAGACCATTGATCCGTATCATGTGGTAATTGATATGTTTTAAGGAGATATAAAATGATAGACGAATATGGAAGAATCAATACAAAATCTCAAGCTATAAGGGAATTTAAAACAGAGCAAATGGCTTATCTATTAAATGACATAAATATAAATCCAGAGAAATATCCAAGTAATTATGAAGATTGGCTTAAATGGCTAGATGAAGTTAGTGGAGACTCTGTGGAAAAATTATAATATAAAATGACGATTTGAAGGGAGATATAAGATGGCAAGATTAAAATGGAACATAGTTCACGAGTGTGACGATGACAACGGAAATCCAACTCAATGGGCTGCTGAAATAAATCATCCGGATTATGGAAGATTCGTTTGGATCGACGATGAAGGTGAGAAGTTTGGAGTATACAGTGGAAAGAACTGTAATACAAAATTGGCGGAATGTAAATCTCTTGCAAGTGCGAAGAGATGGGTTGCGACATATATATTTTGAACGGAGGCGACATATGAGAACATTATATGATGAATACACATCTGGCATATTAGCAGAATATGCATATTGCATTCAGTTAGGGCATGATATGCATATTGGAGACACATATCCTATTGGTAAAATTTGGAATGGCGTTGGAAACATTTCTGAAATTTTAAGAAACCGAAAAATTTCAGTAGAAGATGAGGACGGAGAAATATATACATTGTTTTTTAGAATTATCAAGAAAAAATCGCAAATATTAAGAACTACGGTAGAAATTATTGATGCAGATTGATTAATAAAACAGATATTTAATCGGAGGTATTAGTTCGTGAAAGCAGAATACTTAGAACAGCTGATGACTATATACGATAAATGCATAGTTGAAAAGAACAAGTTAACCGAGAAAGATAAAGAAAATATTTTATTAGCAGTCGTTGATGGGCTTTTGCCGGCAGAAGATAAATATGAAATTTATCTTTTTAAAATGAAATGTGAAGCTCACAAAGTATTTAATGAATTTCATAAGTGGTGCATGAGTGGAAAACCTGTCAGAACATTTGAGGAATATGAAAATTTTTATAAAAATACACTAAATAATATATTTGTTTATCAAGTGTATGAAATAATATATGATGTGTTTCATCCTATTGTAATAAAAAAGAATTTTACATATTTGGATAAACATAATAATAATGTGATTTTCAATGATGAATTTATAATGGCTGCCCTTAAAAGTGAATTATATAAAAAAATGGTATTTAAAGAACAGGTAGAAACCATAGATTGGGAACGTAAATACTCACCAGATGAAAGTAAATTTAGGTTTGCAACGTTAGTGTCTTATAATGAATATGGCGACCCATTTATATATAATGAACCTGAATATCACCTGTATTCTGATAAAAAAGACAGAATACTATTTTAACAGAGCAAAGGAGATAACGCTATGGAAGAGCCACCAATAAGGCAAACAAAATATGAATATGAATATGGACTTTGCAAGCGAATGCATTATAGAGGACTATGGTTGGTTCAGTATGACGGTTATCCTGGTGAAATGAAGAAGACAAAAATGGCTTGTTCTTGTGTACAAGATGGTTGTGATAAGGATTGTGCAGTAATGGAAACGGCAGATGAAGTAATTCCAATTGATTGGGAATGGCACATGCTGGATAAACCACCGATTGGATGAGACTTGATAAAGGAGAGGAAATTATGAGTTACTATAATACAATTAGGTTGTTAAAAGGAACGGCATTCCTTACGACAAGGGAATATAAAAATTTTGAGCCTGGTGATACAATATGGGGAAATGATTCTGATGCAGAAGAGATTTCTCGATGGAATGAAGATGAGAAAGAAAAGGCTTTAGATGCATTGAAAAAATACAAATGCAGTTATCAAGAATCGAATGGAATGTATGATATTGAAGAATATGCATTAGAGTATTTTGATTCAGATGAAGATGGAGAGTTTGTTGCAGGATCTGATTATGATATTGCAGAAACAGAATGAAAATATAATGATTATACTTAGACATCACATTATGTGGTGTCTTTTTTATACTAAAAACGAAAGGAAGTGAGAAGTAGTGGACGAATACAAACAGTTTGATATTGTTTACGCTGATCTTTCTAGTAAAGGAACCATAGGATCTGAGCAGAAAGGTATACGACCTGTGATAATCATTCAAAATGATACCGGCAACATTCACAGTCCAACTGTTCTTGTAATGGCGCTTACAAAGGAACTTAAGAAAGCAAATCAGCCAACCCATTACATAATTAGGAAGAATAATGCGAATGGGTTGAAATTTGATTCGATGGTATTAGGGGAGACTATTACACAGATCTCAAAGCAGCGTATTAAACAGAAAATTGGTGTAGTAGATAATACCGCAGATAAAGATGGAATTATTGGAACATATATGGCTAATCTTACTGGAAAAAGTAGATATGGAAATCCATTATGGACCAAGATTACACAGCTTTTCTGTAAATTGGTTAAGGAGGGGCAAATATGTGCGAATTGAATAAGGTGGAGGCAATGGAACTTATAAAAGGGATTGTAGGAAGTAAAGTTTGTGCAATGTACTATAACAAGAAGAAAGGTATATCTTCAAAATCTAAGAAAATTGGCAAGAGGAGGGTGGAGAAAAATATTCAGAATGCAAAGACTATTACTTATAGCGGTTCTGAATATATCAGGAAGATAGAGCTTCATGGAATCAAAGGGAAATTCAAATTTTCTCCATGCAGCTCTATTGTTATTCTGTTCTGATCGAAAAAAATCGAACAAAAGTTCGAAAATGTTAAATTATACCTTTTTATTGGTACGATAAAGTGGTATAATCAAATACATAAAAGAACAAATGTTCTGATTTTTAATCGACATTGATCTTATAAAGAAAAATGCCCTACCAGCAGAAAGTTTGGCGACCGTCGGCTGATAGGACAGGGTTTTCTGTACCCACGGATGGATACATACATATTATGTAGCAATTCAATGGAAATGTCAATATTTTCCAATTCTAATCTCTTGCCATTCTGTAAGAGAAATTCCGTGAGTATAACTGTATATTAAATATGCTATTTGCTAAAAATGGAATTGTTATCTTTTTAAGAATAATTTCATTCTCTTTTTAGAAGCAAATGGTGTATTTAGTATACGAAAATTTAAAATATAAAGGGAGAATGAAAATTATGGGATCAGAGAAATGGAGCAAGAATGAGAAACTTACAGAAGATGAGGTAAATAACATAGTTGACTTTTTCTACAAAGACAAGAGAAAGGAACTTAAAAAAATTTGCAACCAGATACTTCATATAATTTGGAATGATATTCCAGATTATTACAGAGATGATTTTGAATCTTTGGCAGGATATATTATTACATTTTGCTTAGAATCTTATGATCCAACTACTGGTCCATTTAGAGCGTATGTATATCCATATATGCAAAAGAAATTTATCAGTTATATTTATGGAATTAATTCTCTTAAACGTGGTGGTGATGGAAATTGGGATTCTGAAAAACGTGATGAAAATGGTAAGAAAATTAAGAAAAGCGTGAAAGTAAAATTTGTCAATATAGATGACAAGGTAAAGGAAGATTCAGACTCTACATATGCAGATATTATCAAAGGTGGTAAATCTGTTGAAGAAATTATTTTTGAGGATAAAAAAGATTCAAAACTAGAAGCATGTATTAACAAGCTTAATAAAACACAAAAGAAAATAGTTTCTCTGATGATTGATGGCTACAAGCCGAACGAGATTCAAGAGGAATTGCAACTTACTAACAAACAGTACTTTGATTATGTAACCGACATGAGAACTTCAGAATTTAGATTAGCATTGGAGGAAGACTAATTATGTTATGCATCAGACCAAACAAAAACGAAAAGATGGTAAGAGACCAGAAGTTTCTTAAAACTCTTCTTGGTAAGTTGGATAGAGGTGAAATTAGAAGAGACTTTTGGCTGCAGAGAAAATCTACTCAGTGGAATAATCAGATTCGTGACCAGGCAATTGTAACAACTGTACAGGGTGAAGATATTGATCCAGTAAAAATCTGTGAAGAAATTCGAGAAGGCAAATCATCTCAAAAGTGGATTGTAGATGGTGGAAACAGATTTGAAACATGGAATAATTTCTATAATAATGTGTTTGCTCTTGGGAAAAATCTTGAAAATTACATTGTTCCATACGAGTCAACAAAAAAGGATGAAAACGGAAATGTAGTTAAAGATGAAGATGGCTATCCAATTATGGAAGAGCTTGAGTTTGATCTTCGTGGAAAACGCTATAAAGATCTTCCTATGGAGCTTAAGGAAAGATTTAATAACTACAAAGTAATTTATGTAGAGCATTCAAACTGTACAGAAAGTAGAATGGGGTATCATATTCGAAGATATAACAACCAGAAGAGTATGAATAAAAATCAGAAATCCGTTACATATATGGAGCAGACTGCAAAATGGACAAAGGAAATTATGAATTCCAATCCATTCTTTAAAGAGCTTCCGTGTTATCATGGAGCTTCTGAAAAGAACAGTGATCCAGAGAGAGTAATGCTTGATACTGTAATGATTATCTTTTTTAAAGATGAATGGAAAAGTAATGCAGAGAAAAATGCTTTATATGTGGAAACAAATGGAGAAAAAGAGCAGTTTAATCTCCTTGATAACTATCTTGGAAGAATGTATGCATTAGTTGAAGACAACGATGAACTTTCAAAACTTTTTGAGAAAAAAGATGCGCCAATGTGGATTGCTTTATTCGATAAATTCTCAAAACTTGAAATGGATGATTCTAAGTTTAAAAAGTTTTTAGAGGCATTTGTTGGTGGGTTAAGAGAAACTAAAATTAATGGAGAATCTTTCGCTGAAATTAAGGGAAATAAATCTACAAAGAACAGAAATACAATCTTTGGAAAATTAGAGTATCTTGAATCTCTTATGATGGATTTCTTCTCTATTAATAAGGAAGATATTGTTGAATCTTTTGAGACAACTGACAGATTTGATGCATTTGCAACAAAATTTGAGAACACAGAGTTAATGGAAGCACTTGGAATCCCAATGGGAAGTGATATTGATCGCATTGCTGCACAGACACTTATGACAGTATGTGGAAAGACAGATTTTTCTGATAAGACAATTCAGGAATTTATCACAGCTGACGAGTATACAGAAGACAATATTGAAGATGCAGATCTGTACCTGGATGAAGTGAACGAATGGAGTTTGGAGCTTCCAGCTGGTACTACACTTCTCAAGGCAAAATACGTTCCTGCAATGGTAGGATTCGTAAAATATACATATGATAACGATACAAATACAGATGCTCTTAATTGGTTTAAAGATTATGCTTTCCAGTGTACAAAACCAGAGAACGATGTTCAGAAACTTCTCAACGATATGAAGGAAGATTTTAATTCATATTTGACATACAAAGAAAATAAGACAGCGTAAGGCAGGTGGTGATAAATATGGCTATATTTTGTAGACATCCAAAAAGTGTAATTGTCGCAAAATCTAACGTAATTCAGTTTGATCAAAGTGGATTTCCTATGAGACTGGAGACTATGGAGTGTTTGGTTTGCGGCAAAAGATATTATGCTTGGAATTATATTAAGAAAAGTGAACTTGATGAACTGAGCACAGGAAAATCTGTGCTCTGTAAATGGGAGAACGTGGAATGATTTGAGGTGATTTTATGATTATTATATGTCTATTGATTATTATATTATGTACAACATTTACACTTCTGGGAACTATAGATGATATAAGTAGTAAATGGGTATTCCCTATTTGTGTTATTGGATTTGCCATATCAATTGTAGGAATGATTATTTGTGTACCTGATATGATAATTACACATTGTAATACAAATAAAAAAATTTATACAAAACAACTTGAATATGAATCACTTGTAAAACAATGTCAGACTGTTTCAAGTAATTATGAGGACGTTTCAAAGGCAAACGTAATCCAAAAAGTATACGAATGGAACGTAGAAGTATATGATGAAAAATATTGGGGAAATAACATTTGGACAAATTGGTTTTTTAACAAAAAAGTCGTAGATTCATTAGAATATATTAATTTGGAAGATTATGGATTATAAGATAAAAGGAGAATTTTATGGCGGAGTGTTATGGATGTTCATACACAGAAAAAGTACAACGGAAATTTGGAATAATAACACACTGTAATCTGGAGCCAACATATATGGGCGTAAGTTATTTTTGCCCTTAAAAACATAAGAATGAAGAAAATAGTTTATGTCCATTTATTTGCAAAGGAACCAGATTTCTTGGTGTTGATTATAGAAAATACGAAACAGATTTTTTAGAAGTGAAAGGATGATTATTTATGGGTAAATTTAAAATTGGAGATAAGGTAATTGTAACTGAACATAAGGATAATATGTTAAACCCAGGTGTTTGTTCTAAAGATGTTTTTAATTTAATTGGAACAATATGTGATGTACATTGTATTACCTGGCCTGATAAAAGTATATTTTATGGAGTTAAATTTAAAGAATATATTGATGGACATGACTGTGATGGAAATTGTGAATACGGTTATGGACAGAATATAAATGAAAGATACTTAAAATTATACGATGAAAAGAAAAGCGAGGATAAAATTATGCAAAAAAAGAAATATGAAAAGAAACCTTTAGAGCAGCAGATTAAAGAGAAATACGAAAGTAAGAGAAACGTATTAAATGCAAGAATTGGATTTACAGATGGACACGAACAAACTTTAGTTCCTAAAAAAGTTTATCATGATTCAATGACTAGCACAATTGTAATTGATTTTGGAGATAGCGTTGGAAAAATTAAAGCAAAACCAATTGCAGATGATAAGTATGATCCAAGTGTAGCATTCAATATTATTACTGCAAAGGCAATTTATAAAAGGTTCAACTTTCCGTTTGAGTCTGATATGAGTTCTTTTGAAGCAAAAATAACTGCAAAATATTTATTACATAAAAATGCCGGTATTGCACTTGATAAATACGTAAAATATCTTAAAAATATGGTGCAGACATTTTTACAGGAGGATGCAGAATTAGAAAAGGCAGAACAGATTCGTAAAAATCAGAAAGCTAAAAACAGAATTCGAAAAGAAAGACAGAAACAGAAAAGACAGAATAGAAAATGAGATTAAATTAAATATTAAATAAGAAGAGTAGAGTGTCAGGTAATAAACTTGGCACTCTATTTTTATATAAGGTAGGTGAGAATATATGGATTATATAATTGGCAACGGAACACAATACTTAAATTGCGACAGTAACGGTAGATATCAGCTTTGTGGCAAGGGAATGGCAAAAATATTTACTGAAAAGGCAGCTAATGGATTTATAAAGCATACACCAAAGCAATTTAGAAAATATCATATGAAAATGTTTCCAGTGTGTGAAAAGTCTGAGTATGAGATTAAACAAGAGCAGATTTTGATGAAAGCAGAGAAACATGCTAAGAAAGCAGGTTATATTGTAAATGGAAATGAAAAAAAAGTAAAACAATCAAAAAAATACGATCCTGATGTATGGATAAAAAAATTAAAAAATTGTAATGGTATAAAAACTGAAGCCCAAGAAAGACTTGCTTATTTATATAAAAAATTAAGCATTATAGACCAGGCGCAAAATGTAATGTTACATATAATTGAAAACAATAATCACCCAAGTGCATTTCAAGGATATGATGAAAGAATGGATATTTTAAAAATTCGAGATAAAAGGAGAGATGTGAAAAATGAACTAGAGGTTGTATTGGCTATAGTTCACAGTGATGTGTCTTCAAAGTTATGTAACCAAGTAGAAAATATGACAGAAGGGTTAATCAATCCAAAGAATATTGATAAAAAATATTCTAAAGAAGTATTAGATGAACTTATAAAGGAATTTGATAAATAGGAGTAAATTGTATGAAAGCATTCAGAGAAGGCAGACGAAATTTTAAACCTGATGAAATCGTATATGTAATTGATGATAGTTTAGATTGTCAATGCGATATTAGCGATATTGGCGATATTATTCTGTATGGTAAAGTATCAAGCTATTGTGGATATGGAGAATACTATATTGATTTATATACCCCAATTGAAAGTATATTTACAGATTATCTTATTACATTTTTAGATGATGACAGTATAAGAAAAGCTTTTAGAGAAGGATTCTTAATACCACGTTCATCAATTAAAGATTGGAAAAAATTACATCCTAATATGCCTACAGGCATACATGTACATAAAGATAAAATATTTTATACAAGTAATGAAGCTTTGGATGAAATTAACAGACAAAAGAAAATAGCTGAAAAAATAAAAGAACGTCACAGCCACATGACTGAAGAAGAAATTTGTATGGAAGAAGATACTGATTATCTGAAAAGACGTGGTCTATCTAAAAGCGAAATTAAAAAATATGTTTCATTAGTAAAAACTGCAGACTATCTTCCAGAGATTTATGATCTTTTAATAAGGGTACATGGAGATGAAGTCCAATGGAAAGATGAATCTGGATGGAAAACTCTTATGGAATTGAATAGACCTAAAAAAGTAGAAGAGGTTCATACAGAAAAATATTATATAAATGTATACCATATTTGTGACGCAGATAAAAAACCTATTCTAATAGGGTATACGAATTTGTCACCGGAATCTATATTTGAGATGTATGGTGATCCTAGAGAATATGTAATGAATATTGCAAATAAGCAATGGAAAATTGAAGACGCATTGACCACTCCAATTAGATATAAAAATGAAATAACAAGAAATGAAAATGGAGAATTTGTTCCGTTATTTGTTACTCAGTATCAAATAGAAAAAGGAACATTTGAAATTGCGAATGGAAAACTTAGAAATTTTGATATAAGTATTGATTCAAAACATTCTATAAATCAATTTTGGATTTCAGTATTATCCAATACATCATTAAATGACCAAGAGATTCGTGAATGGTTTTCAAAAAAGATTAAAAATATGGTTGGTGATTTTTTTGAATTATTTCAAGAAGAAATTGAGAAGTTAGAAATAAGAAAAGATTTTTGAAAGGTTAAATAAGGTGAAATTATGTTTATTAGAACACAGGATGGAGATAAAATTATCAATCTAAATAACGTAACAAATGTTCATTTTGGAAGAATAATTGATAACGGAAAACAGAAATATATATTGTACTTTGATAATTTTTCTGTGGGTGTATTCAAAAAACAGGAAGATGTTGAAAAAGTTCTAATGATGCTTGAAAGAAAAATTGGTGAAAGCTGCAAAGCACAAATTGTAGATGGTAATGGAGATGAACCACCTAAGATTATTTACTATGTAGATAGAATATTCAAGATTCCAGGAGAGGATGAATTGGTATGAAGAAACAATTATCTGCAAAAGACAAAGCATTTGAAAAAGAAAGAGCTGAGTTCAGAAAGCAAATCAGAGAATTAAACCATGAACTGAATTCAGTAAAAATTGAATTATACGACAAAATACATAGTATGCAAAGGAAACTTGATTCTAAAAATAATAAGATAAAAAATATGCAGATGGTAATTGATGAGTTGAAAAGATGTGCAAAATTATCTGATGATGAATTGAAAACTTTATTAGAAGCAAGAGAATTTGATAAAAAGATATATGGTTTTTTTCTAAAATATTTAAAGAAGGTTTGATATGAGAAAGAATAGAGCAATCGTGTACATAATGATATGGATCTGTTGCAGTATTGTTACCGCAATATCTGTAGCAGCTACAAAGCAATATTGTTGTTTGACTACGATGGTAGTGCCGTTGGCATTTATATTAATGGATTATATGTTTTTTGGAGGTGGAAAATGAGATCTATAGCATGTGCAATTATTAGTTTTGTTATTTTCTATATGGAAAATAATGTAAAAAGTACAGAAATAAAACTTAGGGCGATTTATTTAATTGCATCTCATATATTTTTGATTGCTGCAATTATCTTAATGATGTTGGGAAGGTAGAAAAGATGAGATTGATTAGTTCTAAGGAAATTTGGTACGAAGAAGAATGTGTTGAATACAATAACGAAGAAGAGTATAAAGAAGATCTTAATAAAAGAAAACAAGATCGTTGGAAGCAGATGAAAATACCTGATTTTGAGAATGGAAAGATGAAACTACTTCAAAAAAAGACAAACAAAGGATTTTGTCAATTTTATAGAAAATATCATAGAATGTAGATCGGAGATAGATTGGATGATTAGTTCGGTAAATATATGTATATCGTGTGGAAAAGAGATGCCAGCATTTTACAAAGGTTGCTCGAAAACTTATGATCCGAAGTTCCATAAAAATATTTATGTTTGTAGTAATAAGTGTAAAGAAAAATGGGAAAACCAATATTTTGTAGAAAAATATAAAGGAAATAATATTTACTGTATTGATGGTAAATATGTTCCATATTTAGATTGCTCATACTATTTCACTACATTAGAAGATTGTAAAAAGAGAATTGATAAACCACATATAGCTTATGTATCAAGAGAAGCATGGAGAACATTTATAAGAGAGGAGTTTGGTAGCGATTGAGAGATCCAAAGAGAATTGATAAATTTTGTGATGAAATTAAAAGAATATGGAAAGACAATGTTCCAGATTGGAGATTTGGGCAGCTGATAAGTAATTTTGAATACTGGCTTAAAGGTAAGGGAATTGATATGTTCTTTCCGGAAGAAAAAGAAATGCTTAGATTATTTAAAGAATTTCTTGGCGTAAATGATACAGGAAATGAAAAAAAGATATGGGACGAAATGATGTTTTGTTCGCCACTTGATTTCAAAGATCTTGATGGAAATAAATATGACCAATGGCCAGAGGGTGTCATTTATACTCCTGGAATAAAATTAACTGGAATATTAAAAAAGAAAGCGAGAACAAATTATTGTGGAGTGACTACAAAAGATGCAAAAAAGATAATTGACAATATATCTGATAAGCGAAAACAAAATGTAAAAGTTGTTATTGGAAATAGAGCAGAAGTCTGTGATGCAATTTTATATATTATCAAATCTAATTACGGATTAATTGTATCTGTCGATGATGCTGAAGAAATTAAATTCTGTGAAGAACTTTTTGAAAAGGCAACAACTTAAAATTGGAGTTTTATCGGGTGAATAATTTTATAAAAGGAGAATGGAAAATGAGTAATTTAGTTATTAAAAAATATGATTGCCAAAAATGTGTAAAAGATAACTGGTGTGATTATAAGAAATATCAGGATAAATTTGAAAGCAATGTAGAAGAGCAGTTTAGAGATAAAAATGAGGTAATGTTTGAAATAAGCTGTAAGTTCTATGAAGAGGCATAAGTTGAATTTCTGGAATAAGTGATAATGAAAAATGGAAGTAATGAATGTGAGGTGATGATAGATATGATTGATTGAGATTTAAATAAAAATGTTGTTTATTACAAAATATAAATTAATAGGTATACAAAACGATAGGATTACAAAAGAGTATATCATTGATGTTTTGTAACCATGTAAATTAAGAGGTATACAAAACGGTCATACTGAAGAAGTAAATGAAAAATATGTTTTGTAACCATGTAAATTAAGAGGTATACAAAACCAGAGAGTTACCATCCTTTGCTTGTCCCTTGTTTTGTAACCATGTAAATTAAGAGGTATACAAAACACTGAGCTGGACAGGGCAGAACAGGAGCGAGTTTTGTAACCATGTAAATTAAGAGTTATACAAAACCTCAAAGTATAGTTTTATACCTCTTATTTTAAGGCACTTCTATGAAATAGACTAAGAGAAATCTACGTTATAAAAAGATAATATGTTATGGTGTCGCTCTAGCTGTAATTATATCGTTTGTACCTAAACATACACTGTGCCGAACATGATTGGTGTAAGTGATACAAACATGTAACTTTTTATAACATTGTCGAAGAGCATGACCAATTTTAAATTGAGATTATATTATAAAGGAAATAAAAATATGAATTATATGGATTTTGTATTAATTGTGGATAAAAATAATAAACCATGCATACCAATAAAAAATGGTAAAGCAGGTTATTTATTAAGAGAACATAAAGCAGAAATTATAAATCACGAGCCATTAGTTATCAAAAGAACTGATGATTATAATTCGGATTTAGAAAATAGAGATATATTTGAATTAAAAGTAGATAGTGGATATTTAAATATCGGATTTTCCGTAAGCGATAATGAGCATGAATATATTGCAGGTCAAGTTGAAATGCTAAACGGAATGAGTAATAGATTGTTAGAAAGAAAATCTATGCGTAGTTCCAGAAGAAATCGTTTACGTTATAGAAAAAATAAGAACATTGATTATAAAACAGTACATAATCCTACATATAAAAATGGAAATGAAGATGGATGGTTTGCACCGTCTATTGTACATAAAATGGAAACGCATATCAGAATCATTGAGCAATTAAAACAATGGGTCCCAATCGATAAAGTTATTGTAGAGGTGGCAAATTTTGACATTGCTGCAATGGATGCATATTTAAAGGACGGAACTATTTTAAATGGAAAAGATTATCAAAATGGTGAAATGAAAGGATATGAGAATGTTGTATCTTATGTAAGAGCCAGAGATAATTATTCTTGTTACTTTTGCAATAAGAAAAAGAAAAAAGATGGTACACTAAAAGAGAAACCAAAAAGAATAGAAGTACACCATAAAATTCCAAGATCCTGGGGAGGTACTAATAATCCAGGAAATTTAATTTGCGTATGTCAAGGATGTCATCAGAAAATACATTCGAATAATAATAACAACAAATATTTTAAAGAATTATTAGAACAAGCTTTACAAGAAAATACATTTAAAGATTCTACATATATGAATATTGTTAGATGGGAATTATTAAACAGACTTACTGAAAAATATCCAGAGTTTGATATTGAAGCTGAATATGGTTATAACACAAAAATTAATAGAAAAGAAGCAGGTTTGAGAAAATTCCATTATAATGATGCAGTTTGTATAAAAGAATTTAAGAATACAACTTTATCTAAAAAAGTATTTATTGTCGAACAAAAGCGTTGTAATGATAGAAAAATGGAAAATTTTGCAGATGCTAAATATATAGATTCAAGAGATGGTAAAAAGAAAAGTGGAAATGATTTAAAAGTAATTAGGCATAGTACTAAATCAAAACGTTCTACAAACAAAGAACATATTGATAATGAAAGAGTCTTTAGAAAAGAGAAAGTATCTAAAGGTAAAATACAATTTGAGTGTCATTCATATTGCGTAAAACCAGGAGATTTAATATACATAAAAGAAGGTAAACATAAAGGGAAAATTGCAGAAGTTTCTACAATACAGATTGTAGGCGGAAAAATTCCTAATCCGATAATTGATATTAATGAGATAAATAATAAAAAAATTGATTTCAACAGAGAGTTGAAAAAAAGAAAAACAATTTCTAATATGACTGATTATCAAAAGAGTTTTGCAAAATATCAAATTAGATTTACATATAAAGAATCTGATGCAGATGGACCATCTATAACGCTTACGCAAAAAGAATATGAAAAGCTTAAAGAAAATAAATCAGATAGAGTAAAAATTATTCGTACCAGACGTGGATTAGTTTGGAGAGAGTACGACAGACTTACATATGAAGCTGAAAATATGGATCAGGAAGAAAAGAAGTTAGAAGTAAAAAATAAGAAACAAGAATTAAAAGCTGCATAAAAAAGGAGATGATCATTATAGACTCAGAAGAGAAAAATACTCAACAGTCCATTCTGCGTAAACACTTCGAGATGCTGTATCCAGAGAAGCTTAAGGATGATGAATGGATAAGACTGGTTGGAGTAAGGAAAGGTGTTTATTAAAATGGGAAATTATGTTTATAAATATGTCTATGATAATGAAATTATTTATATTGGTAAAAATGATACTGATCTTACTTCTAGGTTAAATCGACATGGAAAACCTGGTGATAATATTCCAGAAGAAGGTTGGGATGAAATAAATAATTCAGACATTTTTTATTGTGAACTAGCTAATAGAATTATGTCAGATGTTGTAGAAAGTGAATTAATTAGAAGATACAAGCCAAAATACAACAAAGCAAAAACTTCAGAATGGTCCGGATTAGAATTTGTGGAGCCAAAATGGGAAAAATACAACAAAGAAAAATTATCTAACAAAAGGGATACTGAATATAAGTTTTATGAAGATCAGATAGAAACAGACTATGATAGAACAATGCGAATTATAAACGGTGGAAAGGAAACATTAACAAACGAAATTAATCTTCTTATAGACAAAATGTATAACTTAAGAAGAGAAATAAGATTTCTAAAAGATATAAAAAAAGAAAACTTTGTAATGAAAAAAATAAGAGTGGAACGAAGATATTCCTATGAAGAAATGATTAATTTCTACCAATATTTAAATTGTGATTCAAATGTGAAATTTACATCAACTGTTCAAAATGAAAATGGAAATACGTTATGTCATGTTGAATTTTGGTGTGAAAATAAAACAGTTAAATGTAAGTTAGAATATTATGACGAAGACAAAAAAGATTATGTAACTGATATTAAGTTGGTTTGTGAAGATGAATATATACGCGGTGTGGTTTATTTTAATGGCAGCATTCAGTCTACATATGGATTAGTCGCAGAAACAAACAATCATTATTATATAAATGATGTAATTGTATTATCTAATTATAAAAAATTAAATATAGAGAAAGAAAAATTAATAGAAGATATAAATACTGCTATTAAAATTGATTGTCATTGTGGAAGGAATATATCATATAAAGAATTTATAGAAAATATTGATTTTTATCAAAAATATTATTGGAGTTTTTCTTTTTCAATGCACAACAATCAAGTTCAGTATGATTTTTGTTCTTATAAAGAAAGGGATGGATGGAGGTTTAATCATAATCTTATTTGTATAAAGAAAGAAAAAAATCTTTTGTGTAATGGGGAAACTATTGCGGTCGAATATGAAGAAGTAGATGTATTAGATAATTATAAAGAATTTAAATTTGACGTAACTTATAGATTAAAAAGCAATATTGAATATTATAAGAAAAATTTAGAAGCAATAAATCATAATATAAGAAATATGGAAATTCAATATCCATCTTTATTTGTAGACAGATATGATTATAGTCCGCTATAAAACAACAGTTTTATGGGGAAAATGACCCTCGTGAATCCCTTATTTTTAAAGGGATTGCGAAAATGGAATTTTGAGAAAATTCATAAAAAGGAGAAAAAATGTTACTTGCTATTATATTAACAATTATTTTTACAGTATCATTTAGGTTTTGCTTAAATGAAACAGAAATATCAGATCGAATTGTAGTATTTAGCTTTAGCTATTTTGTATTATTTATTATAGGTATTTCTATTTTTATGATTATAGGAAATTCTGTCTTTTCTGGAACTGCTAATCAAGAAATGATTACAAAAGAAGAATCTATTGTGTCGTTTATAGACAATAAGGATAATCCAGTTTACGTTAAATATTCATTTAAGTGGAATGGTGGAAGTACATATAGATATGTAGAACAGAACGGAAAATATCTTGAGTATAAAGAAATCCCAATTAGTGCAGACGTAAATATAGTAGAAGGAAATTATGAACCGGTGTTAATTACTCATAGTTATAAAGCAAATAAAAATTGTGATCTATTATTTGGTCAAACTGCAAATAAGTTTACACATGATACTTGGTATGAATTTTATATACCGGAGGGGACTTTTATTACATATTAATGGAGGATAAGAAAATGTTATATTGGCTTAAACATCGTGATTATAGAACGATTAATTATACAGAAGATTTGGATGAAGCATATAAATTTTGTGCAACGCATCCTGGATATGAGATTATAGTAGCTGAAAAGTTAAAAAAAGACATTGATTATAATGAAACTGAGTTTATTTATAGATATATTGTTTCTTTTAATTTATCAATGGATGAAAAGTCTTATGTCATGATAAAACACTTAGAGAATGAATCAGAATTTAATTATTGTAATTGTTATACTAAAAATTTTGAATTCCATGATTCAGTAGGTGCTTATAGAGAAGGACGGCGTGTCTACTTCAATATTTTTATTGGAGAAAGAAATTATAGCATTGCTTGTAAAATTGCTGAAGAATATTTAAATAAATTAATTAATATGGGCAATGGAAAAGTTACAAAAGAAAACATTGAGTTGATGAATGAAGAATTACGAATTGCTAAAAAATAAAGTATTTATATAAGGTTAGATATTTTGAAGATGCAATTCGCAAATCGAAAGTTTATATAAAAAATAAAGAAAACGATTTACAGAAATTAAAAGAAGAATATGAAAAAGAAATTGGAAGTAAATAATAGCTGAAAAGCATTATAAAAGATATATAAATAAAAAAAGGAGAAAAGATAATTATGATGAACAATTTTTTAAACGGTATGTTTGGTAAAGTAGGTAACGGAATGTGCAGACTTTCTATGAGTGGCGGTATTGCAGTAAAAACATCTAATGGTTATAAAAGTTATAATGTGAAGACTGGTAGACTTACAAATTGTGACAATTTTGCATTTGATATTGGACAGGATTTCTTCTTTATTATTCCAACAAACAAAGTTAGTGCAGGTGATATTATATTTGCAAATGGAAAGCCTAAATGTGTTATTAAAGTAGAGAAGAATATGATTACTGCAATCAATTATGAAGATTCTACTGTAGAGAATATTATTCCAGAGCGACACGTATTCATGGGAAATACATATTTTTATGGAAAGATTGTTTCTTTACTTGGAAGTAATATTACTAAGGGAAAAAACGGAATGAACAATATTTTCAAATATATGATGCTATCTCAGATGATGAATGGAAATGGTTCTACCGGAACAGCGAACAATATAAACTCAATGCTTCCGTTTATGATGATGGGCGGTAATATGGGTGATATGTTTGATGGTATGTTTGATTTTGATGAAGTAGACGATACTAATGAATTTAATGAAGTAGATACAGAGGAGGAAGAATAATTATGGGATGGGGAGAATGGGATACAAATAGTTTTATAAGATATTCAACATCAAAGGGATTAGCGACAGATTCATTAGGGTTTGTTACTTCAAGTGTTTCTAATCAGGAAATGTTTAAGGCAAGATCTCTTGATCCAGTACTTGATCCAAACAATGTTATTAGAGAATGTTGCGATTCAGAAGATCATCCAAATACATTACCAGTTGTGATTGCACTTGATGTAACTGGATCTATGGGGCAAGCTGCAGTTGAGGTAGCAAAAAAACTTAATGGAATTATGACAAAACTTTATGAAAAAATTGCAGATGTTGAATTTATGATTATGGGTATTGGAGATTTATCATATGATTATAATCCAATTCAAGCATCTCAATTTGAATCAGATATAAGGATTGCAGAGCAACTTGATAAAATTTACTTTGAATTTGGCGGTGGTGGAAATGGATTTGAGTCATATAGTGCTGCATGGTATTTTGGAACTCATCACACTAAACTTGATTGCTGGAATCGTGGTAAACGAGGAATTATTATTACAATCGGTGACGAGAGATTGAATCCTTATCTTCCAATCCGAAGTAGATGTTCTGGTTTAATTGCAACACTTGGAGATAATTTAGAAAAAGATGTGGAAACTCCAGAGCTATTTGAAGAAGCTTCTAAGAAATTCGACATTTATCATATTCATGTAAATCATGGTAGTAACTATGACAAAGAAGGTATTGAAAAATCCTTTAAGTCTATTATTGAAGAAAATCATTTCAAAGAAGCGACTTTAGATAATATTGCAGAGACTATTGTAAATATTATTGTTGATGCAGCTGAGAACGATGTTAATACAATTATAACACCTGCGACAACACCTACTCAGGTAAGTACAAATGAGAATGGTGAAATTGTTTGGTAAAATAGAATAGGAGATAAAAACGATGAAAGACATTAAGATTGTGGCTGGAGCAAACTGGGGAGACGAAGGAAAAGGACTAATGACTGATTACTTTTCACAGAAACCTAATAGTATTGTAGTATGTTCTAATGGTGGAAGTCAAAGAGGACATACTGTGGTAACACCGGACGGAATCAGACATGTCTTTCATCATTTTGGTTCTGGAACTTTTAATGGTGCTGCTACATATTTACCAAAAGAATTTATTGTAAATCCACTTATTTTTGCTCAAGAATATAAAGAACTGATAAACAATAAGGTTGTTCCTAATATTTACGTTCATAATGATTGTATGGTTTCGACTCCGTATGATATGATGGCAAACCAGGTCATCGAAGAGAGTCGTGGAAAACAAAAGCATGGCAGTTGTGGATTTGGAATTTTTGAAACCATTAAGAGATATAAAAATGGTATAACCGATTTTGATAAAATAAAGAACTATTATCTTGAAAAATTTGAACGAGATAAAATTCTACTATCGGACGATTGGAAAAGAATATTTAATGATCCAGGAATAAATGATCATTTTATAGAAGATTTGGATTTTATGAATGAACACATTAAATCAATTAGAGATGAAAGCTTTCTAAATATGTTTGATCATATTATTTTTGAAGCCGCTCAAGGATTACTACTCGATCAGAATAATCTAAAATATTTCCCATATCTTACGCCATCTAATACAGGTCTGAAAAATCCCAAAGAAATTATTGAAAGAATTGATTGGTATGATGAATTGAATATAGAAGTATGTTATGTGACACGTACATATTTAACTAGGCATGGTGCCGGTCCGTTTCCAACTGAGTGCGATAAAAACGAAATTAATTCTGAAATGCACGATAATACAAATGTACCTAATCCTCATCAGGATACTTTGAGGTATGGAAAACTGGATTTGGATGAACTATATCGGAGAATTACAGCAGATGTGGGAGATTTTGAGTGTAAAAAATCCATTGCTCTTACGCATTGTAATGAATTTAGAATGGATGAAGATAAGTTTGAGAAGTTATTTTTAGGATGGAATATTTATAAATCAGATGGTGAAACACATAATAGTGTAAAGGAGACAAGCCGAGCATAGCAGTGATATTGAATTCGAATTTCATAAAGCAGTAGATGATTACATGGCATTTTGTAAAGAAGTTGGAAAAAAGAGAATTAAAAATTGTCCTGGTATTGCAATACAGTGTCGTGGAAAAATTGTAATGGCAGAACCACATCCGAGGTTCACAGGAGCTTGGAGATATGAACTAAATGGTGAAACTTGGGTTTGTAGTAATTGGGCGTTTGAAGAGGGTTATTGATGGATATTTTTAATGATAAGAATGTATATGTTTACACAGAAAATGACACAGTGTTTATTTTTCCTAAAGGTCAAGATAAGCCGGTGAAAATTTGTTATGAAGATCCTAATAGACGAATTGTTGCAAACAATGATGGCTCTATAACAATTGAAGATACAGTATCATTGGAATGGCTTACAAATCATATTGTCAATAAGGAAGATTATGAAAAAATAGAAAATGCTTTAAAAGAAGCTATAAGTAAAACAAAGTTTACTGTGTATGAAGTACAAGTACGATAAAAGATATGTTTTACGGAAGTGTATATACATATGGTTAAATTACAAAATATGGGGGTAAAAATGGGCTGTACAGATATCAGTTATAAAATTATGTGCCAACGCTTTGATAAGCTGATTTATAGTCGAAAGGATATTGATTTGTCGGCTGATATAAAAGAGTTGGAAAACAGAATCCAAAGTAAAGAACATACACCGGAATATTATTTTAACGCCGGAGTGATCGCCAGAGGATATCTGGATGAGATTCATGAGAACGGTGACGCAGTTAATGCTTACATTGGTGGATTAAATCAATTCTGTTGGCTAATTGGTTTAGATAATGAAGAGGATGATAATGATGAGAATAACTAAATTTCCAGATAAATGTGATCCAAATAAAATAATGATGGATACAATTATAAAAAGAAATAGTGTGTGTCCATGCTGTGGAGAGAATAGACTTTGTACAGTTAAAGATGAACTAGATGCGATAAAAGAACATAAAAAATTATCCGGCATAAGACAATTTTATGGTATTCGCCATCGAAGATTAGGATTTCAAAAGCCTTGGTATAAACATATTTTTCAAGGAGAGAAATGGTGGAATTCATTAAGTTTTAAATGTGAAACTTGCGGAGCAGAATGGGAATCGGAAGAGTTTCCGGATATTGAATGTTGTATTGAGGAATAAGATGGATAAGATTATATATTTTGAACTAAATAATTGGATTCCTGGAATATTCTATCCAGACGATGAACCGTTTAGATTATGGATGAAAAATGATTTACAAATCAAATTTGATGATGAGACTTGGGTAAAGAAAAGCAGATTATGTGTAGTTAGAGAATTAATTGATATGTCTTCAAATTATTGTATTACTGCTACACGAGAATGGGTCGTGAATAATTGTCCAAAACTGCTTACTGATTATGCAGAGTTTATTAGATATAAAGAAGATGATGGTAAGGTATATGGACGGTTTGGGACGGAATTTAAAGAATACAGAGAAGAAAATATTGGTATATGGGATTTGGAGGAAAACTATGAGCGATAAAAATTTTTTGGTTGAAGATACTGTTTGGTTTTATATTAGAAAACACGATTTTATGTCTAAGGGAATTATAAAAGAAATATTTATTTTAGATGAAATTCCTTTTGCACTTATTAGAAATGGACATATGGAAACTAAAATGCCTATTTCTCAAATATTTCATGACGATCTTGAACTTATTGCTTGGATTGAAAAAGAAGAGAAAGCAAATGTAAAACGCATAAAAGATAATATTCATGATGCGAAAGAGCTGGTTGAACTTATGTATTCTGTAATTGAAGACTGTGAATTCATGCCAGTAGCAGATTTAAATGATAAGAAGATTGCTATTAAAGAAAGAGCAAAAGAAATTTTTGATGTAAAAATTTAAAGGACATTGATTATGGATAGTAAAAATTTTAAAGTTGGCGATAAAGTTTGGTTTTGGGAGCGATGGCCAGAAAGACCTGTATTTGGTACTATTGAAAAAATTTATATTACTGGATCAAAATTATGGGCCGAGTTAAATTATGATAATGGAAGACCTGCTGGACGATTTTTTGATTATTTATTTGAAACGAAAGAAGATTTATTGGAGTTTAAAAAAAAGAATAAAAGCAAAATTTGATTGGAGTGATTTTATGGCGTTTACTGTAAATTTTCCTGTTGATACAGGAACATTTGTAATTACAAATTATAAAGATGTTGATTTAAGCAAACCAGAAACCTTACTTGGTAGAGTTGGTACTATTGCATGTTACCAAAGTATTACTCAGGAAAGCGATGATAATTCGTTTATCGTTATGGTATCAGGATATAAAGATGCGTGGTGTCAAGAAACTTTGTTAGATTGGTTACATATTGCAACAAATGAAGAAGTTGAATTGTATAAGAAAGTAATGGGTGTTAAATGAAGAAGAAAATTTTAGCTACGATTGCAGCTGGATTAATTTGTGTATCTGCGATTGGATGTGGAACAACATATCAGGAAGCAACGAATATACCTGAAAAAGGAAATTTTGGCAACGGATATTTTACTGAACTGGCGAAGTGGAACGATGGCATATTAACTTTTAAAATTGTTTATGATAATGACACAAAAGTAAAATATTTTATAATGAATGGTAATCGTACATCAGGTATCACACCACTTTATAATGCAGATGGAACATTACAGGTTTATGATGGAGAGTGACATATGAAGTTAAAGAGAAGAAAAATACAGGGTGAAGTGCGCAAAGCATGGGTCTGCGAAATTACGTGGTTTTTAGATCAAGTAGCTGGATTAGATGAACGGCTTCATTATATTGTAATAAACGACTTAATATTGTTTGATGACGAAGAACCTGCAACATATTATATTAGAGTTCCTGGTGGAACGGTCGGAAGCATCTTTTTGGATGATGACTATAACATTAAAGAGATTTTTATTGATCCGAATAATGTGGTAGAAAGTTATCCGGCGAACATTAATAAACAGATGAAGAAATTTATTGGTGAAAGGATGATGATCGAGTAATGTACTGCAAAGGGGATTGTCAGTATTTAGATACTATTAAAGGTAAATGTAAGCTTAATGATAAACGAAAAATGGCAAAAATGAAATATAGTAATGCTGGATTATCATTTACTGTTTATGAACATATTGGATTCTGTGAAATGGATGGTAAAGATGAGGAGGTTGGTGAGTAAATGGAATTGTTAAAATGTCCCTTTTGTGGGGAGTGAAAAACTAAAAGTTGGTCACAAAACAAAATTTAAAGATCCGTGGAAGAAAATTGTAAGAATGAGTTTTTATGTAATGTGCAATTGCTGTCGCGCAAAAGGAAGTACAATTTCAAAAGAGATCCATTATGATGATCAAGCAGAAGAAATTAGTAAAGCAAAAGATTTGGCTATTGAGAAGTGGAATATGAGGGACGAGATATGAGATTAATAGATGCTGATGCAGAAATAGAAAGACTACAAAAATGGATAAAAATGACTGAAAAAGAAATAGTGCATTTTGATGACGAAAACGATGATTATAAAATAATAGGATATTTAATGGATCAAAGAAATATGTTTTTAGATGAGATTAGAAAACTTCAATCATATAGCACAGCTTATGATTTGGATATTTTGCTTGATGGTCTTAATGAGATTTTAAAAGATGAAATTTCGCAGCCGATTGCAGATTGTGTTTATGAGTGTGTGCAGCAAGGTTGTTGGTAATATAATAAAAACGATATTTTATTGTGAAAATAGGAACAATATATTGCGTTCTTAGTAACAATAAACACAATATATTGTGTGTGAATGGATGGAAATAAATTATGAAAGAAATTAGAAATTTTTTGTGTGATAAGAAACCAGATTTGTTTGATTATATTGCGTCCAGGGATATTGCACAAAAAGACAATTGTGTTATATGTCTTCAGTGGGTTGTTCCATACTCTGGTACATATAGTGAAGTGATTTATGGAAATGAAAGTGATGAAGATTTGGAAGCAATGGATAAGAAACATTATGTATATCCTATGTAAGAAGGGAGAAATAATATGCCAATAAATGATGATCTTGGTAAAAGAATGAAAGAATATTATGAGCAGATTTCAAAGACAAAATTAATGCGAAGATGTCCGGTTGTATTGAGAATTGATGGTAGGGCATTTCACACATTTTGTCGATCATTTAATAAACCTTTTGATGATATTTTAGTTAAAACAATGCAGGATACAATGAAATATTTATGTGAAAATATAGAGGGTTGTGTGCTTGGATATACTCAGTCTGACGAAATATCTTTACTACTTATTGATTATAAAAAATTAGATACTGCAGCTTGGTTTGATTATGAAGTACAGAAACTTTGTTCTATATCAGCAAGTATGGCAACTTTAGCTTTTAACAAATTCTTTTATGATAATGTAGAATTTAATTTCCAGGAAGAATGGGCAAAAATTAATGAAAAAATTACTAATAAAGAAATTAGTTCTGAAGAAGCAGAGCCTATGTTTGATAAATTAGAAGACGAATATTATGATAAATACTATTCTAAGTGTAACAAAGCAATGCTTGATTCAAGATGCTTCAATATTCCGAAAGAAGAAGTAACAAATTATTTCTATTGGCGACAACTCGATGCCACACGCAATTCTATTCAAATGGTTGGACAAGCAAATTTTTCACATAAAGAATTACAGAATAAATCATGTAATGATATTCAAAATATGTTATTAACTGAAAAAGATATCAACTGGAACGATCTTATAACTTATAAAAAGCGTGGAAGCTGCTGTGTAAAAAAAGAATTTGTTCAAGATGATATTACACAAACCAAGTGGGTGGTAGATAAAAATATTCCTATCTTTAAAGGCGAAGATCGGTGCTACATTAATGATTTAGTATTCGTTGGAGAGTGATATTATAATGAAAGTATATTTTGGAAGTTTGGACCACATGGATATATATGCCTGTGCCGCAAAAAGTAAATTTACTGGAGATTATAATATAAGCATTATTCCAGATTATACTAAAATTCCTAATTGGTGTCCGTTATTAAATCAGAAAAATTATATTATGAAAGTAACAGGTGAATTATTATGAAAGATTTTCCGGAATACATTAAAAAGAATTTAGAAGAGCTTAACCAGAGATGATTTGATTTATTTACCCAGAGAGTATGATCATACATGGTCATGTATTGGAGAGACGTTGGTTGATCAGAGTAAACAACATATAAATAATGAATATGCAATTGATAAGATCCGTTGTTATTTATCTGAGCTTAATGGACTAAATCCAAGAAGTAATAGATTGGATTTAGAAATTAAGTTACGAAAAGGTGAAATTACACCAGATGAATATAGGAAAATTGTGTTAGGTGGTGATTAAAGATGCCAGTAAGTAGTGAAAAATATTATAAACCAGAAGAAGCTTTACAGGATCTACAGGTACAGGAAACGATTTTAAATGTTGCAGTTGATGTACAGGTATTGCTTAGAATTTTAGTTGATAAAGAAGTTATCACTAGAGAGGAAGTAGCAGAATATAGAAAAGAAGTTAGAAATTCACCCAAGTACAAAGTGGTAGCAGATGATATTCAAAGACAAAAAACTGGGTTTCAGGCTGCTAAAGATAATCCACAGGAATATCTGAAAGCAATACTTAAAGCTAAAATGGATGGAAAAATTAATTAAGAAAGGATAAGTTCGTAAAATGCGCGCAGCTCTTACGATGGTAAGATAGGATGAGAACTTTATTATTATTTCGTGGCGCTCCTGGAGTTGGAAAGAGCACCTATATTGAAAAGAATGGTTTAAAACCATATACGTTATGTGCAGATGATATTAGGTTACTTTGCCAGAGTCCGGTATTATCTGTAAATGGTAATACAGAAATTACACAGAGCAATGATGGTACTGTTTGGAAAACATTATTTACTCTACTAGTGGTTAGAATGCAGCGTGGAGAATTCACAGTTATAGATGCAACTAATTCCAAGACTTCTGAAATGAATAAATATAAGAAATTATGTCAGGAATATAGATACAGAATTTTTCTTGTTGATTTTACAGATGTTCCAATTGAAGAATGCAAGAAAAGAAATAGTCTTCGTGCTGCAATGAAACAGGTACCCGAAGCTATTATTGATAAGATGTATAGTAAGTTTAAGACACAGAGAATTCCGTCCGGTATTACAGTAATTAAACCGGAAGAACTTGATAAAGTGTTTATGAAAAAGATTGATTTGTCCGAATATAAAGTGATTCATCACGTAGGAGATATACATGGTTGTAATACAGCTTTACAGAAATATTTGAACGCAATTAGCGGAATCAAGGACGATCACTTCTTTATATTTTGCGGAGACTATATTGATAGAGGAATTGAAAATGCGGAAGTGGTTCAGTTTCTCTTAAGCATTAAGGACAAACCAAACGTACTTTTGCTTGAGGGCAATCACGAAATTCATCTAAGGAAATATAGTGAAGATAAGAAGTCATTCTCAAAAGAATTTGAATTATTTACAAAACCTGCATTAGATAAAGCCGGTTTCAGTAAGAAAGATCTGCGGCAGCTGTGTAGAAAATTTGCTCAGTGTGCCTATTATACATATCATGGAAATACATATCTTGTTACTCACGGTGGTCTGAGTACAATCCCACAAAATCTTACTTTTGTAGCAACTGATCAGATGATTCATGGAGTCGGTAGATATAACGATGTAGAGCAAGTTGCTGATACATTTTTCACCACTACCGATGATCATACTTATCAGATTTTTGGTCATAGAAATACTAAAGGATTTGATATTAATGTTAATCCAAGAGTATACGATCTTGAAGGGCAGGTTGAATTTGGCGGATATCTAAGATGTGTTGATATTGTTCCTGGTGGAAATACAACCTATAAGATCAAAAATGATGTATTCAGAGAGCCGGTAAGAGCAGCGAAAAAATTGAGTAGTAGTGTAGCTGATGTTCTTGTTGATTTACGTCATAACTCATACATTTCTGAAAAACAGTTTGGAAATATTTCTTCATTTAATTTCACACCTGCAGCTTTCTATGAAAAGAAATGGAATGAGCAGACTACAAAAGCAAGAGGATTATATATTGATACAGAAGAATGTAAAGTATTCTGTCGTGGATATGAGAAGTTTTTCAATGTCAATGAACGAGAAGAAACACAGATGGATGTATTGCAGCATACTTTGAAATTCCCAGTAGCTTGTTATGTAAAAGAAAATGGATTTCTTGGACTTGTTTCTTGGAATAAATATACGGACGATTTATTTATCACAAGTAAGTCTGATCCTGAAGGACCATTTGCAGAATATTTGAGAAGTATGATTTATGAGAAAATTCCAAAAGACAAGCTTGATGATATGAAAATTTATCTTAAAGAGCATGATGTGACTTTTGTGTTTGAATGCTGCGATATGAAAAACGATCCTCATATTATTGAATATCCAGAAAGTAAATTAGTGCTACTTGACATTATTTATAATACTTTGGATTTTGAGAAATATGATTATGAAGACATGGCTCATGTAGGTCGTGAGCTTGGATTAACTATTAAGAAACAAGCTTATGAGTTATCTACATGGCAGGAATTTTATGATTGGTATTTTGAAGTTTTAGAAGAAGATTATGAATACAGAGGTGATAAGATCGAAGGATTTGTAATCGAAGATGCTAATGGATATATGGTTAAGCTTAAACTTACATATTATAACTTCTGGAAATTTATGCGTGGTATTGCTCATGAGACTTTGAAGAAAGGTCATACAAGCAGGACATCATTGTTGACTACACCTGTAGCGAATGAGTTTTATGCATGGTGTAAAAAACAGTTCGAAAATGGCAAAGCTGATGAGTTACCAAGAGATATTGTTACTTTGAGAAAAATGTTTTATAAGGAGAAAGAGAATAATGTGGATTAGTAAGAAGAAATATGAAGAATTAATAAAAAGAATTAATACTATTGAGGAAAAAACTTCTAAGTTTACTCCTTATGGTCCAAAATGGTTCGACCACTGTCGTGATGATATAAATGATATTCAACGAGTTATGAAAAATAGTAAACTTGGAGAAATCACATTCAAATCAATCTTCGATAAAACATTGTTTATACCGTATGAAGAACACGATAAATCTAAAAGCTATACACTAATTTATAAAGATTTTAAGGAATATAAAATTACTGGGTTATATTTATTTGTACCTAAATTCGAAATTGATGAAAAAGATAATAATCTTATCCATGTAAAGGATAATATTAAGCAACTAGATGGAACAATAAAAGTAGAAGAGTATATTGTAGACCTACAAAATCAGACTTTTATAAGAACAAAATAATAGATAAATGAAGAAGTAAATTGTGTGGTATGATACCACAGCTGGCGAAATCACCTATATTATAGTAATTTGGCGATGATACCAAATACCATACCTATAAAACTGAAGACTAAGCTCCAGCTGTTAAATAATTCCTTTAACATAGGCAACTCCTTTCAAACATAGCAAATTGACAAGTTACTAGCTAATATTTTACGCAGGAGCTGATCCGCCCTTAACACCTGGCGGTTTCAATAGGTGATTTTAGATTCTGCTAGTCCCTTGGGTATATATCAGATACCCAAACACCTTTAGTAGGTATTGTACCACATATTTACCATATATTTCAAGGAGAAACTAATGTCAAAGGATAGTACGTTTTCAAATAATAATAAAAAAATTTTCTTTTTAGGAGATGATATAGACAACGATTCTATAGGAGAACTAACTTGGAATCTTTTACATCAGATACTAGATGATGATGAGAAAGATAAAAAGGAAAAGGATTATAAAAGAGACCCTATTAAACTTTATATAAATTCTTATGGCGGAAGTGTATATGATATGTGGGGCTTAATTGATGTTATCCAAAATAGTAAAACACCAATTTATACATATTGTACCGGTTATGCTATGAGTGCGGCGTTTCAAATATTTCTTACTGGACATAAAAGATATTGTTATAAACATTCCACATTTATGTACCATCAGCTAAGTCATGCTTTTGGAGGAAAATTTCAGGACCTTGTTGAAGATATGGAAGAGGTTAGTAGACAAAATAAGATGATTGAAGATTATGTTTTAAGCAAAACAAAATTAACAAAAGATGATCTTAGGAACATTAAAGAAAAGAAAATTGATTTCTTTATTTCATCAGATAAGGCAATTGAATATGAAATTGTAGACGAAATTTTATAACTGTAAAAACACTGTTTTACTGAGGAATATTATGACTGAATTAGAAAAACTGAAAAAAGAATTAAATTGGTATAAAGAAAATTATAATACAGTGTGCAAGATAGTATATAGAATTTCAGATAGTTTTATACCAGGATATTATACTGTTTCATCTTGTAATGGAACTCAATGTTGCCAAATTTTAGCAGATGAAATTATTAAGTTTGCATCAAAAAGAACTTTGCCAAAAAAATAAAAGGACTAAAGATTTTATGAGTGAATTAGAAGAAGATAATACAGAAGAATACGATGTAGACGAAGACTATGATTATGATTTTGAAGAATATCAAGATGCTTTAGACTATTGCGAAGAGTGTCGTATTTATGGCGATAACTATTATACTGACGAAGATGAAGATCTTATATTAAGATGTCCTAAATGCAACATGAATCCTGACAGATTGGATGATGATTATATTGACTAATAAGTATTTTCAATATCTTCGGCCAGGAGATAATTTATTGTATTGTCCTATTAAAAGTGAAGAGGTGGAAAATATGATTGATTTAAAAGAGAAGAATGTATTGTGTACAACAAAAGATGAGGCTGCTGCTATTTTAAAAGAGGCAGAAAAACAAGGATTTAGATGGTACGATGGGGATTTAGCGACTGCATACAATCCATTAATTGAACATGATGGACCTATTGTATTAACTTTTAAATATAATGGTATTAATTGGATTGGCGAAAGTGCTACAGATACTGCTAGAGATTTATTAGATACGGATCGAGAAATGACTGCCCATGAATTTCTTAACAAATTTTTAGATATGGCATATCATTGTTCTAACTGTGAAGAATGTAAAACTATTAAAGTGGATGGACGTGATTACAGATGGTGTGATAGTGATTTATGGACCAAAGATAATATTGATCAGGTTTATGAAATTGTAAAAACAGGTAATAAGCTAAAAGAAAAACCTGAACAAGCAGATATAAACAATATAAGTAATTACTTAGATGGTAAAGGTCAATTGAATATTAATGCACTGAAATTAGCAATTAAAGTATTGGAGGAAAAAATAAATGAAAAATAGAACTAAATTAAATTTTATAATTGCAACTGTCACTTATGTATGTGCAGTATTAGCTTATGTAATTGAAAAAAGAAGAATACATGAGTATGAAAAATGGGATTACGAAGATGAAGAATAAAGAGGCTGCAGTTATACTATTTTCATTTTTATTTATGATACTATTTACAGTTCTACCTATATTTATAGAAGATCCTGGGCTTCAATGGGACTTTGGACTTCTGACAGGCCTGAGCTTTGGTATATTTGTTAAATACGGAGACAAAATAGATGAATAAACGACAGAAGAAAAAAGTTGAGGACAAATTATTAATTAGGCTTAGAAAATTACATCCTGGTAAAGGTGATTTTATTTTTGTTGAGTTTGATCCTGATAAAATCGATATCGATATAGTATTAAAATATTTTGATGCAATATCGAACGCATTTAATAATATTGCAAACTTTGCTATGGTACCTGATGGAATTACTATAAAGAACATGAACAGAGATCGTATATTAAAATATATTGAAAAATTAAAGGAGTTAATTGAAAATGAGCGATAAAACGGTAGTAAAAGAAAAAAGTTGGAAAGAGTTCCAGGAAAGTGGAATGTTATGGATGGCAAATACAATTTTACAGGTGTTTGGTTGGTCTATTGTTGTTGACCAGGATAAAGATGGAAATATTATTAGCGTGTGTCCTGCTAGAGTAAAATATAGAGGATTTACACACGAGACCAATACCAAGGGGTATATTAAGACTGCCAATTACATGAAAGAGAATGCAGAAGAGATTCTGAAAGAGGCAATGCAGTAATACATAAAATATGTTTTTTATTGGAGAGAATAAATGAAAATTTTAACTAAAAAAGAACTGCTTGAAGCTCCAGCCGGTACTGTTTATGTGGGATATACACCTGAAATAACAGATGGAGAAATTAAGATTAAAGTTGAAAATAATTGTAATTTAGATTTGATTCCAGGTTTTGATTGGGTTAATAAAACCAATAAAGAAACTAATTGGTCAACTGATGATCTAAATATTCAAGCAGATTATGATGAAGGTAATTTATTCGCAGCGTTCAGCAAAGCCGAAGTTATGAAAATGATTAATTGTCTATCATGGGCATTAGCAGATTGTAAATCAGATTTCAATATGGATGAAGTATATTATCCAAGCGGAGTTATTGGATATGATCCAGATTGGACTCCAGATGAGGAATGATAATGAAAGAATATTATAAAGATGAATTCAAGAAATTAATGCAGGAGTATCCTGAAGGTGGAATTGTATTTACAGCAGTTGATGAAAGAAATCTTATGGTCACAGATGGTCCGTTTGGTGCAACAGAAGTAATTCCATACGAAGGAAAAGTATTCGATTTTGATTGGAATATTAATGAATACAGAGATGATGATTGGTTCACTGTGTATGATAACAATGATGTACTTCAAATGATTCAAACATTGACTAAAGGATTAAAAATTCCGTTAAAAGATGAAGGTTTTACATTTCTAAGCTGACAAATTCTTGTCAGAAAATCCACGTTTTATTTGAAAATTGAATATAGAAAATATAAGAAAGAAGTAACTAAAATGAAAGTGTGTTAATTTTATACATACATATAGTAAATAAAGCCACTTGGAACTTCCATGTGGCTTTGCTACATTAATTTTCTATGGTCACACAGTGTTAGAGAGATTTTTGTTTTTTCTGCATCTTTCTATTCTAAGTGCATTTTTAGAACGATTTTCCATATAAGCCGGACGAGACCTTGGTAAATATGAAAAAACTGTACTACGTGAAAAACCTGTACTTTTTGAAATTTCATCTATAGTCTTACCTTTTTCGTAAAGATCTAAAATTAGTGCTTGTGTATCATTTACGATAATTCCAGCAGTAGAAAGTGTTTTAGCAACCCTTTGCCAATTATAACCAGTAATTTTATGAATACCTGTAATAGTTTGGCATTCATTGTACGCTTCTAAAATCTTTTCAGTTGGTGTCATGATTCACGCTCCAATACTATATACATCTAAAGGCAAATGCTTTTTCAAGTTTTCCAATTATAAAAATAGCATATTTGATTCCATTGGAATCAAGTCCACTGCCAATTGGGACAGACAAAGACTGTATTTGTTCACCGTTTAAATAAAGAGTATAAGTGCCATTTCGAGAAATAAATTCACCTTTGCCTTGGAAAGCATATTTTTCTCCAATGGTAAGATGAATGTTAAAATCAGCTGCGTACCTTTCATTTTTTATATCTGTGATTTCTATAACATTATCACTTTTATTATTTGCGTCAGGATTCTCCTGTAGCTTAACAGTGAATTCTTGTTTTGTCATTATTTCCTTAACATTTTTAGCAAATGGTAAGGTACATGAGAAAATATCACGACACAATGAATCATAGTATTCTCTAGCTGTCTCCTTACGATTGTCTTTTAGTAAAGTTATAATGTCGCCTGCATAAGCGTCTTCAAACATTGATTTAATAGTGCCAAGAATTAAATTTACCTGATCGTATTCATTGGATTGAGATTGTTTCAATTCATCAAGTATTTGATTAAATCTATAGTCCATTGTTTTAATCAAAGAAGTAGCCCATGAAATTTGCTTTTCTGATCCTTTCATTCTTGCACCTCCGTCATTTTTAATAGTTATATCATACCACATATCAAATGAGATAACAACAAAGAGTTGCGGTTGTAAGTTTTAAGGGACAAAAGACAATATAAGTTAGAAGTTTTTATTAAGAAATTAAATATAAAGAAAAGAAGTTAATTAACAATGAAAATTAAAAACATTAAAGATATAGAAATATTTCTTAAAGTAGTAGATGAGTGTAAGGGTGACGTTACCTTAACATCCGTTTACGGATATAAGTTTAATCTTAAATCAAAATTGACACAGTACGTAGCAGTTTCAGCTCTGATCGGAAATCACGGTGAAGACCTGGAGTTGTGGTGTACTAGCAAAGAAGATGAAATGAAGTTTTTACAAATGTTTAAAGAAAATCCAGAAATGGTGTAAGAAAGTTTTAGAAGTGAATGATGTAATGAAATAATCAGAAAGGATAAAGGTTAGGTGCGCACTAAGGACATGTCACTTTCTGGTGAAAAATTATTAAATATATGGGATCTAAGGCAAGAATTGCAAAATATATATTGCCGATTATTCAAAAGAGATTAGTGGATTATGATATCCATACATATATAGAACCATTTGCTGGTGGCATGAATATGATTGATAAAGTGCAGTGTGATAACAAAATTGCATCTGACAACAATAAATATTTAATTGAAATATTTAGGAATTTGAGTCAAATCCAAGATCTTCCTGAATTTATAACAAAAGAGCATTATTCAGAAGTAAGAGAATGTTTTAATAAAGGACTAAATACATATCCAGACTGGTATATTGGGCAGTTGGATTTCTTGCAAGCTATAATGGTAGATTTTTTGATGGTGGGTATTCAGGTATTGTACATACAAAAGCTAATACAGAAAGAAACTATTACGATGAAGCAAAAAGAAATCTATTAGAACAAATTCATAAATTGCAAAATGTTTCGTTTCAATATGGTGATTACGAAGAACTGTATTTTGATAAAGAAGATTGTTTGTTCTACTGCGACATTCCTTATAAAGATGTAAAACAGTATGGAACAAGTAAAAACTTTAACTATGATAGGTTTTGGAATTGGGCTGAAAAAATGAGTAAAAATAATATTATTTTAGTTAGTGAACATCAAGCTCCAGATAACTGGGAGTGTATATGGTCACAAGAAGTAAAAAGAACAATTGATAATACCAAAAGAGTAAAAGCTGTAGAAAAGCTATTTGAAATAAAGGAGTAATAATGAATCAAATATCAGATATTAATACATATACGTCCAGAATGTCGAAATCATGTGATGATAAACTATTCTTTATGAATAAAATTTCAGATGTAAAAAATATTGTAGACTTTGGCTGCGCAGATGGAATATTGATCAGAGAAATGAATAAAGTTATGCCAGACGTAAAGTATATTGGGTATGATAATAATCCTGAGATGATTAGAATTGCGCAGACTAAATCTGCCGGTATTTCAAATATTAGTTTTACTGATACATTTCCAAGTAATGTCTATGGTAAAAGTTCTTTGCTTAATTTATCAAGCGTAATTCACGAAATATATTCCTATTGTAACGAAGATGAAATTTATGAATTCTGGAATAATGTATTCTTATCTGAATTTAAGTATATCTCGATTCGTGATTTATGTGTTTCAAAGAATGTTAATAGACGTACTGATATGGCAGATTATTTAAAATTGATTGAGAAAGCGGATAATAAACAGATAAAAGAGTTTCAATTAATATGGGGACTTCTTATGGATAATAGGAATTTTTTACATTTTCTTATGAAGTATAAGTATGTGGAAAATTGGGATAGAGAAGTAAAAGAGAATTATTTTCCAATTACTTTAGAAGAATTATTAAAGAAGATTCCTAGTGATTATGAAATTGTATATATTAATACATACTGCCTTCCATACACAAAATCTATGATAGAGAAAGATTTCGGAATCAGTATCAAGGATAACACGCATGTAAAACTATTGTTGAGAAAGAGAATAAATTATGAAAAATAAATGTTTTGAAAGAAAAATAAGGAAGCTCGATAGAAATAGTAAAGAAGATAGTATTTGTTTTAATTGTTCAAATCGAAAAATTGTTAATGGAATTTCGATTGATGAGTGTGGAATTAAATATGGAATAAGAGATTATTTTGCATATGGCTCAAAACAAGAAATTGTTGATTATTTAAAAGAACATAATTATAAGACACTAAATGATGTTTTAGAAGATCTTAATTAATACTAATAAACAAAAGGAGTAGTGAATATGGTTATTAAATCAATGGATCATTTTCAGAATGTATGTAAAAACAAATTTGTAGAATGGTATAACCGGAGCAGCTATGCAAATAAAGGTCCAAACGACATTCAGGAGATTGGTGTCGATGACGTATTTGTTGTTTGGATGTGCAAGACTCTACAGAATTATAAATGTGTTATAAGTACTCGTACTGCAGCAGTTTTAGCAGAATATACGTACAATGGTAATGATGGAGCCTTATACGAAGATATTTATAAGAAGATTGTGAATGCAAGTCATTCAGTAGAGTAACAATAAAATCTGGATTTTATCTGGATTAAAAGATCTGGAAAATTAGAAGTAAGCAATATCAAACAATAAAGGATGGAAAATAAAATGCAGATTACAGCGAAAAGCTATTTTAGTGGTGCAGGTGGAATGGATCTTGGAATTGAAGAAGCAGGGATCAATATTCTTGAATCATACGAAATTGATAAGAAATGTTGTGATACGTTAAGAAAAAATTTTAAGCACAAGGTTAACGAAGCTGATATTACTAAAATTACAGTTCTTGATCAGCAAGATGCAGATGTGTATATTGGAACTTTTCCATGTACAAAATATTCAACTGCTGCAGATATTAATGGCGCAAGAACCGGTGATGATTTATTTCTTCATTTCTTTAGACATATTGCATTGGCACAACCAGAAATGTATGTAGTTGAGAATGTTCCTGGAATGATTAAATTTAAAGTGGTTATGGAGGCACTGACTAAGTTACCAGATTATTATGTAAGAATCGAATGTCCTGTGAACGCAAATATGTGGCTACCACAAGAACGTAAGAGATTAATTCTTATTGGTAGCAAAAAGCCGTTTATCAATCTGGATTATCCGGACGAAACTCCCTTACGCTTGAAAGATATTATTCAAAAAGACAGTGAAGTAAATATTCCACAGTATGTATTAAATCGTATCAATGGTAATTATAGAGATAAACCAATTATTTCTGACCCTGAGTGTAATGATCTTGCACCAACATGTGTAGCGCATTATGCAAAAGATAGAGGAACTAGATTAATTAAAGACGGTAATAGAATTCGACCATATACAGTTAGAGAGTATGCAAGACTACAGGGTTTTCCAGATTGGTTTAAATTTTGTGGAAGTGATAGTGATGCTTATAGACAGATTGGTAATGCTGTTGCCGTTCCAATGGGACGCTGGGTTGGAAGTCAGATTGTAAAATATTTTAATGGAGCGAGGTAGAAAAATGGAAATTGTACAGACAAAAAATAATCATCTTTATAAAGAAGGTGGAGAAAAAGAGTATGGGTGTATATGTAAAAATTGTGGAACCAAATTTATTTTTCAGGAGCATGAGGGCTGTGTACCAAGATGTATAGATCCAAAACCAGAGCAATGTACTATTCACTGCCCAAATTGTAAACAGATTATCAGATATAGTGAGTGTACTGAACTTAAGAGTGAAGAAGATAATTTTGCATTTCATAGAGTGTGGTGATTAGTATGAAAGAAATTTTAGGTTATAATTTGGAAAAATTTTTTAGAAGAATAGAATATCCATGTGATGGCGGAATGTTTGAAAGAAATTATAAGGGTACTGATTATGAAGTTTGGGCAATGACTGATAATATATTTGATATTATTTGTGATTATTCTGAAGATGAATTTGTAAAGTTAGCCGGTAAAGATGCTTGGTGGAGATCAAGTACAGGGAGCGTTCTTGGGGTCCCAACGTCCAGAGCAATTGTAAATGGAAAACGTTTAATTTGTTGGGACGATGATTATTATTTACCTGATGAATATGAAGAAGAGCCATGCAAAGAATATAAATCGCTTACAGAATACTTATGCGATGGAATTGGTGCTTCGTTACCCAAAAATGTTGTTGCATGTGCTATGGATCTTGCGAAATATAATAATATGTCACTTGGAGAATTGTTTTCAAAGTATGAAGGATAACATATGAAATGGTTAAAATATAAGATTAAAAATTGGTTGAGAGAAGAAGTATTTAAAGAAGAACTTGGTAGTATTAAGTCAATGAAATTGCAATGTAAAAATACATTAAATGAAGTTAATGAAATGAAATCATTATATCAACAAATTACTAATATTGGTGTTGATGTAGATTGTCATGATAAGAATTCATGGGCAGTTGTCTGTATTGATGGGCATCCTGAGTATATAAAATTTGTTGACTTAAAAGGATCTGAAGCAAGAGATATTGAAAATTTTTTAAGAAGGTTTGAAAAGTCTAATGTTGTCGTAGATAGTCCATTTAGAATTAATTGTCTAAATCATATAAAAGGTTATGAATTATGGTGACGCTTATGAAGTTTATTTATATTTTTACATCTATCATCAATGTTATTGGACCAATTGCCTGTGTTGCAAATGCGGTACAGGCATATAAAAGACATAATAAATATGCTAGAAATGGTTGGTTCGTTGCAACTGTTATTTGGATAGTGTTGTTTGTATATCAGTACAAATTGAATTTTTGTATGTGATTTGAGGTAAAAAATGTATATAGAGATAAATGAAGATTTTTCAACTAAGTATAAAACATATATTATTGCGTTTTGTCCAGATACCGATCAGTTCTATATTTCTAATGAAAGACATTTCTGGTGGGAGTTTGGAAAAGAATTTTCATCAAGTAAAGAAGCAATGGAATACATAAAATCCAACAGAGAATATTTTATAAATAAAAGAAATGAATTTGCGGAAGTATGTGGTGGATTAATAAAAAATAGACAGACTATTTTTGTAGACGATGGATTAGGACTTTTATGTAAGATAGATTAAAACTGGAGGTGTAAAATATTCTATTACTTATAATTAAAATATTGGGGTTAATTTGCTCGATAATTTGTGCAGTGTATAATTTTAAGTCTAAAGATAAAAAAGACGGTTTTTGGAGCTTATGTTACACTTTTTTATGGCTATATACGATAGTTTCTTAAATTGGATAAAAGAAACATTTTATGGGAGAAAATTGGAATGAAAATAGAAGAATATAAAGAAGTGATTTATAAATCGAAAAGTTTTTTTGGATCATTGTATATTTTAGAAGATAAAGATATTTTGTTAAATTCAATTAACATATTGATGAAAGATTCTAGCCAAAAAGTGTATGATTTTTATATAACTAAAACATCTAAAGATCAATATAAAATTTTTATTCCTGATTATAGGATTATTTGTAATGATTTTCTTATCAATTATGGTGTTTTGAGAGATATTAAAAAAATCACTTTAGAAAAAGATGAATATCCAGATATAACTAAAAAAGAAGATGAAAGCTTGGAAGATTATTTTTCAAGAAAATAGAGGGGATTAAAGTATGTTGCGTTCATATTCAATGGAAATTTCTGTTATTGTAAATAATAATCTTGTTTATAGAACTTTTACTCCAATGTTTATCGATAAGATAGAATTTATTGATTTAGAAAAAGAGTATGATTGGAATAATATATCAGAGTTATTTGAAGCAAATAAAAATGAATATAAAAATTTTAAACTATTAAATACTAAAAAAGGTAAGAAATTATGTATTTATGATTGTTGTCACTTTAAGAATTTTACACTTGTTGAATGGAAAGATAATTTAAAATTGAAACTTATTTCTAAATATATAAAGCGAGATCCTTCAATCGAAGAAATATTAAAATATCCTGATGGTGACATGGCGATTAAGTACCTAGTAGAACGTGGGATGAATTGTATTACAGTGTGGTGATTATATAAAGAAAAGAATTATTACTGTAATTATAACTTGTGATTTAGAAGATAAAGAATTGATAGGCGCTTCATTGACACATGCAAAATATGTTGAAGAAAATTAAGAGAGAAATGGAAGATTATTTTATAGCACGTTAAGTAAATACGGAGGTTAAAGAAATGAAGGCAATTAATGTAGGAGATAATACATACGATATTTTTGATGACTCTATGCAGGTTTATAGTCAACTTCCTGCGCAAGCATATGTTGTAAGATACTCTATAGGAAGAGGATTTTATCTTGAGAAATATAATGAGATGGAAGTAAATGAGTCAAAAATCTATGGTGTACATCTTAGTAAAATCAATAAGGTAATGAATATGTTCAGATCTCAGGAACGTAACCTTGGAATTATTTTGAGTGGTAACAAAGGAATTGGGAAATCATTATTTGCAAGACTATTATCAAACGAAGTAATTAAAAATAATATACCGGTTATTATAGTCGATACATATATTCAGGGAATTGCATCTTATATTGAAAGCATTCAGCAGGAAGTAATGGTTCTTTTTGATGAATTTGATAAGACATTTGGAGAAGTGAGATCAAAGGATGGAGAAGCGTCACCTCAGACTAGCTTATTATCTTTATTTGATGGACTCTCATCTGGGAAGAAATTATTTGTGATTACATGTAATGATTTAAATAAGTTAAACGAATATCTTATTAATCGTCCTGGTAGATTTCATTATCATTTTCGTTTTGATTATCCGTCCGCAGCTGAAATTAGAGAGTACTTAAAAGATAAAATTAAAGAAGAGTATTATGAAGAAATTGATTCAGTTGTTTCTTTTTCAAATAAAGTTAGTCTAAATTTTGATTGTTTAAGAGCTATTGCAACAGAACTTAATACTGGTTTAACATTTTCTGAAGCTATTAAAGATTTAAATATCATTAATACTGAAACAAAAAAATATAATCTTATTCTTAAATTCAAAAATGGATATTCAGTCAGATCAAAAGGTGTTGGACTTGATATGTTTTGTGACAGTGAGGAAGTAACTATTTATATGTATGATAATAAAGGTAATAATAAAATTGATATAGATTTTAATCCAAGTGATGCATATTTTGACATGATTAAAGCAACGAATATTGTAGCGGCCGAAAACATTTCTGTTAATTATTATTTTGATGAAGAGGATGAAGAAGAAAAAACTCTTATGGATGAATTAAAAAAATGTGGAGTTGACTATCTTATGATTAACAGAAAGGATGGAGAAAATATACATTATCGTATTTAAGAGGTGATTATAAATTATGAAGATTGCATTAACAGGGCATAGACCAGAAAGACTCGGATTACCTGAAGATGAGCTTGATTATGAATGGTATACAATTAATTACTGGATTCAAACTACATATAAACAGCTGCATGATATAGATTCTGATATAGAAGTATTATGTGGAATGGCATCCGGATCTGATATTAGATTCGGAATGTCACTAGCTTTTATTAATGAAGTAAAACTACATTGTGTGCTCCCATGTAAAGAATATAATTCGAATCATAAATATTATGCAACTTTAAAGAATGTTGCGAATAAATGGACGGAATTATCAGAAGAGTTTTATAGAGGTTGTGATAATGCTAGAGATCAATATATGGTAGACAATTGTGACGTACTGCTTGCAATATGGGATGGAAATAAATCTGGCGGTGTATGGTCCACGATTCGAAAAGCAAAGAAAGCATGTAAGAAAATTATTTATTGTCCACAGGAGATTGTGACAAAATATCAGGAGAAAATAATATGAGTGTTGGAGTAACAGGTGTTAATCAAAAAGAAGAGTTACATAAACAATTAAAGACTATTTCAGAAGCACTTGATAAGCAAACTGAGAAGAAAGTATCAAAGATGCGTCCTGTTATAGATTTTAATGGAAATGAAATATATAAACGTGGAGAATGTCCTGTATGTGGTTTTGAATTTAGCTGCTCTAATAACATGAAATACTGCTTTTATTGTGGACAGAAACTTGATTGGGGTGAGGATACAAAATGTTAATTCCAACGGTACCGGTTAAAGAATTTAAAAAATTTGGTTTCAAAAAATGTGTAGGAGAGTATGGAAAATCAGAATGTTATTACCTTTGTGTCGCCAGAGGAACCAAAATGCTTTTCGTGAGTAATAAATATTTTGATGTAAATGCTTGGAGAGACGATGATCCGAGGATTCATAAAAAACCAAATTGCAGATACAGAGATAAAAGAACATATCTGGATATTATTTATGAATTGATTAAAGCTGGAATGTTAAAGAGTAAGTTTGATAAGGAGAGCACAAAATGTTAATTAGAAGTCAAGATAAAGCATTTTTATTAAATTTTAATAATTTAACTGCAATTTACGTGGAAAAAATTAATAAAGATTTTGCTATTGTATATAACGATTTTGAAGACGCGTATACACTTGGAAAATATTCTACAGAAGCAAAAGCCATAAAAGCGCTTGATATGATACAGAAAAGATATGTCGATTATAAAACAACACATACTGTTACAAACTGTCTTGCAACAATGTCACTTTTCATTAATGAATCAAACGATATAGATAAAATATATACGAAAGCACAAAATGTTTTAAAAGAAACTGTAGTATTCCAGATGCCAAATGATAATGAGGTAAAGGTATGAGACTGATAGATGCAGACTTATTAATCGAAGAAATGTCAAAATGGTACTGGGATAAAGAAAGGCAGAAAGCTACGGAAGAAGATATAAGTCCAATGGACTTGTTTACACATCTTGCAATTACAACTGTTCAGAAACAGCCTACAGCCTATGATGTTAATAGAATTGTTGAGCAGCTAGAAGAAACAAAGGGTATATATTCCGAACTGTCACTTATATTTAGAGATAATACTGAGATAAAAAAATACATAGGTATGGAACAGGCAATTGCATTAGCACTTGAAATCGTGAAAGGCGGTGGAGTTGAATGAGAGAAATTCTTTTCAAGGCAAAGCGGAAAGATGACGGCAAATGGATTGAGGGATATTATCAGAAAAGATATGACCTTTTAGGCAATGAAGAACATTTAATCTTCCATGCTGATAGTTATAAAGTGTGGGAATATGCGGAAATTGTTCCAGAAACCCTCTGCCAGTTCACAGGTCTGACTGGCAAAAACGGAAACAAGATTTGGGAAAATGATATTATCAAATATCATTTCGGAGAAATCTATGCTCCAATCAAATATGGATATTATCAAAATTGTTTTGATTCTCAGAAAACAGAACATGTCGGATTCTATGTAGATTGGATGGGCAGCAAATGCCTTAGAAAAGATTTAGGATATTGGATTGACATGGTATACGCTATGCCAGTTGGGAACATTTTTGATAATCCAGAATTTTTTGAACCTTAAAAATGCGATTGCAGAGTATGAAAAAGAAAATTTTGTGGAAGTAGACGAATCATGGAAAGCTCATTTTATGAGAAGATTTCAAGAGGTGAAGTAGATGGAGAGATTAACACTTGATGAAGCTATTAAACACGCAAAAGAAGTAGCAGATATGAATTATAATGACGCAGAAAAATTTGACTCAAATGATTCTGTAGAAAATTATATGAAGGCTAATTGTATAAAATGTGCAGAAGAACATGAGCAACTTGCGGAGTGGCTTGAAGAATTAAAATCTTACAAAGACTTGGAAGAACAGGGCTTGCTTGTGAGATTGCCGTGTAAGGTTGGAGATACAATGTATGATATTGTAGGAAAACCTCTTAGAATTGTAGAACACAAAGTGGATGCTTTTCATATTGATAAAAAAGGCTTTCATTTACAAATTATTAACGGAGTTTTAGAAAAGAAGCAAGAAGCAAAGGTTTATTTTTCTCGTGAAGAAGCTGAGAAGAAATTGGAGAAGATGAAGAATGAAATTTAAAGAATTTGTAAACTGGTGCAATGAAAGAGCATGTGACGGATGCTGGGGAACACTGACAGCTATGGCGTGTATTGATTCAATAGGTGAAGTTAAAAAAGTTCCGTTTTGGAAAAGAGAGAAATTTTGGAAAGAAAATTATGAGCAGCAGGTATTGGAAGAGATTATTAATCCGATAGAGAAGAAGTTAGAGGAGATGAAGAAAAATGTTAAGAATAACGCTAGATGAAGCAATTGCTTACGAAGAAGAAATAGTGGAAAGAGCACGTAGCGCTATGAATTTTGAGTCAGTTGATTCTATTGATAATGATATAAAATCAAATTGTAAAATAATAGAGATACAACATTGGCAACTCATTAAATGGCTGAAAGAACTAAAGTTATATAGAGAGGCAGAAGAAAAAGGGTTAATTAAGCTAACTTCAAATATTGATAATTTTATATACTGTCCGTATTGTGGAAGAAAATTAGAAAGAAATGAGAAAAATAATGAATAATAATACAGTAAGTAAGGTAGCAGCATGGGTTGGCACTGCAATAGCAGTATCTGTAGCGTTATATTTTACAAAAAATCCAATTTGTTTATGGGCATTTGCATTTCCAATGATTGCTATGGGAGTATAGAATAAACTTTTTATTTGGAGATAAAGTATGGAAGAATTGAAGAATGAAAAAAAACGTTTTGTTGATAAAATTTATATAATAACTGATGAAATGGATTCGTATAGTGGAAACACTGATGTCATTGGATGGTACGACTCTAATGGAAGAAAATATTACAATCCTGATGAAATTAAGGAACTATACGAAAATGGAGAGACAGAAAATGTATTTATAGATTCTAGTGGCAAACTAAATATGAGACAAACTTGGTTGGTTTTTAGAGTTGCTTTTACAGTTCAATGCGGCATTCCGTTTGGAAATTATGATAAATATCCTAATCTATTAGAATACGCTAAGAAAGTTGGAATTGTTGCTAATAATCCAAGACCAATTAAAATGCTTGCAGGTATTAAAACTGTAAATGAGTATTATGGGGAATATGGTGAAGGTCCAACAGGCACATATAAAATTACATACAAAATAAATGATGATGTTGTTTCTTCATTCAACCAGGAATATCTGACTAAGATTGCAAATGGATTTATTAATAGAATCACTCAAGATAATAGCTTAATTTCTATATGCAATAAATGCGAATATTATGAGTGGACTCATACAATATATATCTATGGGGTGTCTGAAAAAGACATGGAAAAATCAGAACTAATTAGAGAGTTCAAAGTTTTTGATATGGAATTGTTGATGTTAAAATCAAATAATTTTACAACTATTATGAATGCTTGTAAAATGGCTTGTCGTGATCAAGGGCAGTATCATTGGATAAAAGAAAAAGGTACTGAGAATGACGAGAAGAAATCTAATTATTATTGGTATGATAAAACTGGAAAGAAAGAAGAAAAATGAAGAATAAGGATAGAATCAAATATACATCAGATCATAGAAAAGCTTTTAGAAAAATTGAGAAACAGTTATTGGGATATAATACTTTTAGAAGCTTATTTCATGATTTAGATAAAATGTTCTTATATATGTTTTTTGATTATAAGAAAGTACGCTATTGGCACAGGCTCCATATGCCTCATCATAATGTTAAAGCAAAAACACATTCTGATTTTATACAAATGGTAATTGACTGGGAGTGTGCAAGATATACAAAACCAGACAAGCCATTAAATGCTAGAGAGACGTTAGCAAAATTTTATCCAGAATTAACAGATAAGGTATTGCCGGTAATTGAAGAACTTGGATTGTAAAGGAGAATATATGAGTACAAATTTAATTATCAAAGATCGAGGTACCGGAAAGAGTGCACAGTTACTTTATACAAGCGCAACAACTCAATATCCTATATTAACCAAAACAAAAGATAGGGCTGTTAATTTGCTAAAAATGGCTGAAGACTTAGACTTGTGTATTCCGGTACCGTTAACTGAGAATGACATTGAATCAATAAGATTTAAATTACCTGAAAATATCCTTGTAGACGAGGTATATGATCTAATCGGTACTGCCCTTAATTATTACCTTGGAACACATGTTGTGGCAGTAACACTAACAGATAAACTTAAGGAGAGATACGGTAAAAAATGATTATAGCAGCTGCAGTTAAATTTTATATTGAGAAAACTGATCAAGAGGTTATCCTATGTGGATTGAGACACGATGCTCCATTTAGACAATTGGCAGCACTTGGTTTTGAACCAAAAATAGGATACAAAGAACTTGAACAAGGATTTATAACAACTGATGGAGAATTTCTGAATAGAGAACAGGCTTATTATCATGCTGTGAGTTGTAGGCAGATCAAACCTGATGACGGACCGGCTTGGCTCATTTCAGAAATGTTGTGGTAAAATTTAGTTTTTATGGAGATTAAAATGTGGAATAGATTTGATTTAAAACAATGGAATAAATATCTTACATATAATCAAAATTTGAATAATGGTATAAATCTTCCGGAAAAGGATATCCCTGTCCTTATCCACAATTTTGATAACTGCAAATACTATGTAGGAAGATTTTTACAAGATATAAATGGCGAACTCAAATTGCATTCTTGTGAGACAGGAAATGAATTTTATTGTTTTTATGTAGAATGGCAATATTTTGATATTGCATGATTGAAAAATATTTTTAAAATGGCAATTTAATGACTTAAATTAATTTTTACGGAGATGGATTAGAATGGCAGAAGAAAAGAAAGATGTTTATGTTATAACAGATAATACCGAAGCTTATGAAGATTATGAAAATTTAACATTAGTTAAACTAGAAAAACAACAAGTTAATGCAATTAAATGGCTCTTAGATCGTTTTAATATTGATATTAATGTAGAGTCAATTGATAAATACAAATGTGAGGAACCATAAATTATGAAACAAAAGATTGATTTTATCTTGGAAGAAGATGATTATCCAGGCGAAGAAACAAGATTACTCTTCAGATTTTATCCGAGGAAATCACGCTGTTATGGTAAATATTCAAAACCACCAAAGTCTTGGGATGAAGTTTATGAAGTGGATTATGTATGGTCTATCTTTAGTCAGTATAAAGATGAAGGACCAAATTGGATGATGAACGCAAGATATTTTGAATGTCTTGGAGATGAAAATTCAATTATTGGACTAATTGCAGAATTTTGTAATATTTTGGCTGATGGTAAAGAAGAGTATATATGGGAAGATGCTGATGGAAAAACACATATAACTCCAATATTAGATCATGAGCATATTACTTTTGGAGATGGAGTAAATTGGGTTATTCATAAATATAGAAAAACAGATTATTATGAATTTTCTTTATGGGACTTTGATAATACAGGGTACAGATTTACTTTATCGGCAGATAGATTAAAAAGTTTCGGAAAATATTTAAGGAGATGTTGTGATTATATGTTACGACACGCATTAACAAACGAAGTATAGAAATTTTAAGGAGAATACAATGATACATTATAAAATTGATAAATATACTATTGGCGGTGCGCTTCAATATTATACTCATAAAATTTTTGAAGAGGCAGGATTGCAATATAGAGAAGATGAAATTAAGGACGGAGATGTTTTTGCATTTGCTTATTTAGAAGATGAAAGGGCGACCAATTTCTTCTGTAAACCAGTAAAAGGTAGAATAGTTGATTTTATGTTTTATGAATATAAAAAGAATGGTGAATTAAAGAAAAATGGTGTTAGCTGCTATGCGAGGATTTATGCTGATACATATGAAGATGCGGTAAAAGGCTTTAATATCCTTATTCAGAATAGACTTAAGCGATTAAAAGAAGAAATTAATAGAGTAGAGAATTTATTGATCGCATAAAAATTTAGTTTGATTGGAGAAATTTATGTTCAGTACAATTATAGCTATTATTGGTATTATGGTTTTTACCATTTTAATAATTTTTCTTATATGTTTAATGCTGCAAGAAAAAATTGAAAAAAGTATATATAAAATTCCTTTTATTACTAAAAAAGTAGAATGTTACAAAATTAATAAACGTATAAAGGATGTATTTAATAGTGCTGTTTATGACCAAAATAGAAGAATATCTATGGCAATGATGGAAGGTAAAAAACATACAACATTTATATTTGCAAACGATGAATATTATTTTAATCCATGGAATACGTATAAGAAGCAATATAGACAAATTTTGCTTGACATGGGAATGAAATATTACAAAAGATACAAAATAGATGGAGATAAAATCTCCTGGGATTAATTCTTATAGCTGCGATTCCGCAGTTAATTTCCAGAATAAATAAAAATTGAATAGGGAAGAAGGTATTGTAGATGAAATATTTCATTATTTTAATCAGTATGATTTTTTGTCATATAGTGGATGACTATTATCTTCAAGGATGGTTAGCGTCTGCGAAACAAAAATCGTGGTGGGAGAAAAATGCTCCAGATGATTTATATAAGCATGATTATATGATGGCGTTATTTATGCATAGTTTTAGTTGGACATTTATGATGATGCTTGCGCCAACCTTGTATGTAATTATATTTGGTGGACATTATTATCCGTTAGTGTTTGTGCTTAATATAATAATTCACATGATCACTGATAATATGAAAGCCAATAAGAAAGAGATTAATTTGATTCAGGATCAGTTAATTCATTTAGCACAAATTGCTGCAACATTTTTGGTTTTATTTTGGAAGTAGGTAATGAATGGATAGAGCAGAAAGACGTAAGGAAACTTTTCGAGTAATTAGGCAGAGAAAAAGGAAGTTAAAAGCATACCAACATAATTCAGATGATTCTTTATGTGATGGGAAATTAAAAAACAATAATGAGATGAATGCATTTCGTTATACAAAGAAAAAAACCAATTGGAAAAAGCGACATGCAAATTGGAGAACAAATTTTGGATATGGTGTTGGTATGGATTGGAAAAAGCATGATAAACAACAATTAGATGACATGGATCATCAAGAGGAGGAATGGAAAAATGAGCAATAAAAGAAATAGTAGCAGTTCAAGTGGAATTGGAATTCTAGGTGTTTTACAAATTGTGTTTCTGGTACTTAAGCTTACCGGATTAATCACATGGTCATGGGCAGTTGTTTTAATTCCACTGTGGATTAGTTTAGGAATTCTTGTAATTTTCTTGATATGTGTATTTGTAGTAGCATTGCATTATAAATGGAAAAAATAGAAGCTTGGTTTTATGAGTATTAATACTCTTAAAATAAAAGATGGACTGTATAACAACTACAGCCCATCAAAAAGAAGGAACATATGTTTAATTAAGATAGCATTATTTTGGGATATTAATATTGATATCTTTAGACATCATTTTTGCTATTGATTCTACTTGTTCGTCAGATAAGTTGGATTCAGTGACTTTTCGTACTAAATAGCACTTTCCGACTATAGAAGTAATATGACAGATAGCATAAATGATAGTAATTCCAAAGCTACCAGATAATAAGATCTTTATCATAAGGTCTATCCTTTCATAATCATATGTTAAACGTGCTTTAAGCACTTCCACAGGTTCTACACCAGGATATAGTGACGTGCAACGCTCCTGGTGTGGTATCCATGGAACTACTAATATCTTAATTGATAACTGTAATACAATTCTCTTGAAAAATCAATAAAGGAGTATACAAATGACGGTAAAAACTGTAAAAGAATTAATTGATGTTCTGAAAAATTATCCTCAGAACATGCGTGTTGCATCTGCGTGTCTTCCATTTGATGATTTAGAAGTTAATTTGCGTCATTATGAGAGCGATAATTATAAAGTAGAAGAATTTGATTTTATAGCAATTGATTAGTTTTAAAAAGGAGAATATATATGACAAAAGCAGAATTAATTTTCTATGAAATGACAGATAGAGAAATTTTCAGTAGAGCTAAAACAGTTTATGAGAAGTTAGGAATGAGTGAAAAAGGACTTCTCTCAGTTATGCGTCCAACGATGGGTGCTGTAACAATTCTTTCAGTGGATCTCACAAATAAGATCAGAGATGCTGTAAGTATGCAGTATGACGATTTTCTTGCAGATGACTATATTGAAAGAGCAAAGAAAATTCAGAATGAAATGAAAGAAAAGAGAGAAGAAAGTATTAAGGAGCAGAAAGTAAGTAATTCATATATTGATAAATTCAATAAAGAGGTACAGGACTCAGACAATGATTTTGAGAGAGAATGTACTAAAGAAATTATCAGACTTATAAAATTACTTCCTGATAAATCTGCCAAGAAACTCATTAAAAAATATTTTGAATAAAAAATAAGGAGAAAAAATTATGAAGATGTATGATCCGGAAATCTGGAAAAATGAGAACAATGGATATGAGGAACTTATTGAAAACATTAAGAAAACTTTTGCATCAAAATTAAAAGACAATGTAAAAACACCATTGTTTAGAACAAGCGTATCTGACTTATTTGACACATTTCTTTACTATCTTCCAGATGCTTGCAAACAGGAATATACATGTAGAGCTTGTAAACACTTTGTAGATCGATTTGGTGGACTTGTATTTATTAAAGAAGATGGAACAACTGAGTCTGCTATTTGGAATGTTGAAAATATTCCTGGAATGTTTATTGAGCCAATTACACAGATGAAAGAGATTGTTGAATCTACACAGGTCCAGGATATATTCGTATCAGACTATGTGGATCTTGGAACATATGATACTAATGGATTCCATCATTTTTCTGTAAAACTTCCAAGAGTAATGATCAATACATCAAGAGTAAAAAATGCATCACAGGTATCTGCTGAGAAAGCTGAAGATTATGGAATGCTGAAAAGAGCACTTGAGAAGTATTCCATGTCACAGATTGATCAGGCACTTAATTTATTAGAATCCGGAAGTTTATATAGAGGTAGCAGCTATGTAGCAATGTGTAAATGGTTTAAGGAAACAAAAGAGAAGATTGCTTCTATCAATGATCAGCCACAGCACACCAATATGATTTGGAAATATGCTGCTACAGCTCCAAATGGATTTACTCATATTTCCGGAAGTATGTTAGGTACATTACTTGATTATATTGTAGATGGAGATGACTTTGATACAATCAAACGAAAATTTGAGACAAATATGAGTGCCGAGAATTATAGACGTTCACAGTCTGCACCTACTCAGAGAGCTGTTGAAAGTGCTGAAAAACTTATTGAAAAACTTGGTCTTGCAGATTCACTTAGAAGAAGATATGCAAAACTGGATGAGCTTCCTGAGAATGAATTTATTTGGAAGAGTAAAACTGAAAAGAAAGATGAAGTAAAGACTGGAGTATTTTCAGGAGTTCAGACTAAAGCTGTAGATAGTAATGAAACAAAATCTGTAATTCCACAGGTAACTATGACATGGGATAAATTCAGAAAAACAATTCTTCCTACCGCAGATAAATTGGAAGTAAAGGTTGATGGAACAACTCATCTTATGGGAATGGTAACAGCTGCGGTTCCGGAATCTGAAAATATTATGAACTGGGATAATCCATTTTCTTGGTATTACCAGAGTGGTATTGATTCTATAATCCGTGAGAGACTTGAAGAGAAAGGTGCAAAATATGAAGGTTGCGAGATTAGATGCTCTCTAATCTGGAATACACGTACCGACCTTGATGTGCATTGCATTTGTCCTGATGGAGTAGAAATTTATTTTGGTCATAAAAATCATGGATATGGTTCATTGGATGTTGATGCAAATGTTAATGGCGAAACAGTAACACCTGTCGAGAATATTCGTTGGGCAACTGGTACTGCTCCAGAGGGACGTTATAAATTCTTTGTCAATAACTATACAAATAGAGCAACCCAGAATCCATATAAATTAGAGCTTGAAGTAAATGGAAAAATTTATACTTATAATGGAAATCTTATAAGCGATGGTTCTAGAAGAAATACAGACGTAGTATTTGAATTTGATTATAAGCATGGAGAAGATCCTAAGTTTACTGCAAATTCTAAAAAGACAGAAACTAAAGAAACTTGGGGAATCAGCAACGGATTCTCAGAAGTTGTTGCAATTATTCCGTCTCCAAACATGTGGGGAGAAAATCCATATAAACGATCTGGTGAACACACTTTCTTCTTATTGAAAGACTGTAAAGATATGACAGGCGGAGTTGGACGTGGTTTCTTTGCTGAGATGCTTAAAGGTGATCTACAGGAAATTAGGAAAACACTTGAAGCGTATACTGCGTCAACACCTATTGAGGGCGAAGATGAAGCAAGTGCTTGTGGTGTTGGTTATAGTAAAGATAAAGAATGGAATCTGGTTATTAAGGTAACTACTGGAAATACTGTGAAAATGATTAAAGTAGATAGGTTTGATTAATATGACGATTGAAGAAATTAAGAAAAAGGTAGCTGGTCCGGACTATGATTTTCTGAGAAATAATGAACACCTTGGCTCCAACATTATTTTGTTGGGGCTAGGTGGAAGCTATGCATATGGACTGGAAAATCCAAATTCTGATGTTGACATTCGTGGAATTGCTTTAAATTCAAAAGAGGAAGTATTACTTGGACAGGATTTTGATAATGTACGAAACAATGTACTTGATGTTGAAATTAAATCATTGAAAAAGTATGTATATCTTTTAACTAAAGCTGATCCTGGTACATGCGAGTTATTAGGACTTAGAAATGAGCATTATTTATACATGTCTCCAATTGGCAAAGAACTATATGAAAATAGGCGTTTATTTATGTCTCAGCTCTGTGTACATACGTTTACTCAATACTCACGATCTCAGATTCGTAAAATGCAAAATAAATCTGCAAATGCATCTGATCAAGAGCAGAAAGAAAAGCATATCTTACAAAGTATTGAAGCTGTAAATCAATGGGAAAAAGAAAAATATTCTCCATATGACGACAATAGTATCAATTTGTATATTGATGATTCTGTTAGACCAGAATTTAATAAAGAAATTTATATGGATATTGATTTCAGACATTATCCATTAAGAGATTGGTGCAATCTTTGGAATCAGATGAAAACAGTATGCAGTAGTTATGATAAAAACAATAAACGTAATAATTATGCTGTAACTCATGGGAAAATTTCTAAGCATATGAGTCATCTTTTAAGAGTTTATGACATGGGAATTGAATTATTAACCACAGGAGAATATTGCACATATAGAGAAGATAAGACAGAAAGAGAAGAACTACTTGCTGTTAAGCGTGGTGATTTCACTGACGGAATTACTATCAAAAAGGAATTTTATGATCTTCTTGATCAAAGAGAAGAAAAGCTTCAGGAAGTTATAAAGCAGACAAAACTTCCAGAGAAGCCGAATTATAAGAAAATCAATGAGTTTGTTATGTCTGTAAACGAAAGAATTGTGAAAGGAGAAATTTAATTTTGTACGGTTTAAAAAGTAGTGAAGTAGAAAAGCAAAGAGAAAAGTATGGTAGTAATAAACTGCCAGAGAAAAAGCTGAAAACAGGGTTTCAGTTCTTTATGGAAACATTTGAAGGTCACATAAATCAGATTCTTTTAGCAATGATGATTGTATTTACAGTTATTGCAGTGTTTGGACAGGGATCTTATTCAGAACCGATTGGTGTTGCAGTAGTATTATTAGCAATCGCATTGTTAGGAATGAACACCGGACTGAAAAGCCAGAAAAGTGCAAAAGAATTGAAAGACAGAACTTCGATTCATTATTGTAATGTAATCCGTGATGGAAAGGTTGAGCATATCAACTCAAATGATTTGGTTGTCGGTGATCTGGTTATCATTCAGTCCGGAGAAGCCATTCATGCAGACGGTTATCTGGTAGAAGGAAATGTAAAAGTTGACAACTCTGTATTAAATGGAGAATCAGAACCTTGTAAAAAAACAGCATGGGATAAAGAAGATTCGCCTATCGCATTTGGCGGTCAGAGAAAAGCGGATTCAAGTGATTATACAAATTCTTACGCACTGTTTTCCGGAACAACGGTAACAGACGGTGAAGGAAAGATGATCGTAACTAATGTTGGTGTTGATACAGTAAACGGTCAGACAATTTCCACAATTGATGAAATTGAAGAAACAAAGACATCGTTAGAGATTCAGTTAGATGATCTTGCTGGACAGATTAGTAAATTTGGATATATTGGAGCAACTATCATCGTTGTTGCACTGATTGTAACGAACATCATTCAGATTGGTGGTATTGCTGAATACCTTAATATTGGGTGGATTGGTATTTTAAAAAATGTCCTTACAATAGCAGTTACGGCACTTACAATTATTGTTGCAGCAGTTCCAGAAGGACTTCCGCTGATTATTAACCTTATTACAGCACAAAATGCAAAAGTAATGATTAAACACAATGTTCTAGCTAAACACACTAACAAGATTCCAGAAGCAGGTAATATTCAGTTGCTTTGCACAGATAAGACAGGAACTCTTACTGTAGGTAAACTTGTGCCGGTTGAAAATGTGATGGGTGATGGAAAATCTATTACAGAAGATGAAAATACATATAATTTGTTTAAATATAATGTCATCTTAAATAGTAGCGCAATGTTTGATGAAAATAATAAAATTGTTGGTGGAAATGCCACAGAGAGAGCATTACTTTCTTTAGTTAATGCAGATGAATATAAGAAAATCACTAACTCTGCAACTATTGTAAGCAAGAAGAGTTTTAATAGCGCAAATAAATTTAGTGCTGTTGAAACAGAATATAACGGTGAGACATTTACATATTATAAAGGTGCTCCAGAGAGATTAATTGATGCAGCAACAAAATGCGTGACTTTAAACGGTCTTGAGACTATTGATAAAGATAAACTTAAAATGATTGTAAGATCGTATACTGTTAAAGCAATGAGAGTGATTGCTACTGGTTATAGTTCTTCTAAGCTTCCAGAAGAGGGATTCCCAAATGATCTTATTATTACATCTTTAATTGCAATTCGTGATGATGTACGTCCAGAAGTACCAGAGGCAGTTGAAAGAATGCACGATGCAGGAGTCCAAGTAATGATGGTAACTGGTGACGTTATCGACACAGCTAAAGCTATCGCAAAAGATGCTGGATTGATCACAAGCGAATCTGATATTGCAATGTCAGCTATTGACTTTGATGCATTGTCAGACGAAGAGGCAAAAGAAAAACTTCCTTATATTAAAGTTATTGCTAGAGCAACACCAAACACTAAACTTAGAATTGTACGTTTAGCTCAAGAACTTGGTTTATGTGTTGGTATGACAGGAGATGGGACTAACGATGCACCAGCGCTGAAAGCTGCAGATGTTGGATTTTCAATGGGATCTGGAACAGATGTATGTAAAGAGGCTGGCGACATTATTATCACAGATGATAACTTCGTATCTATTACAGATGCGGTTCTTCTTGGAAGAACATTCATGCATAATGTTATGAAGTTCTTGAAATTTCAGTTACCAATCAATGTTGGTCTAGTACTTCTCAGTATCTTATATCCAATTATTATGTCTGTGGAAGCAGTCGCAGCAGTACAGATTCTTGTAATTAACATTGTTATGGATTCTCTTAATTCCCTTTCCTTTGGTGGAGAACCGGCGAAAGATGAATATATGAAAGAAAAGCCTATTCCGAAAGGATCAAAACTTCTTTCAAAAGAAACTATCGGTCAGATTGCAGTATCAGTTGTGGCATTTATTGGAATTTTCGGTATTACACTGTTGCCGCCGGTACAGAAAATTTTCGGAAATAATGAGTCTGTTTATGCAACAGCTAGATTTGCACTTCTTGTTATGATGGCAACATTTAATGGATTTAACATCAGAACCGATGGATTCAATTTATTTAAAGGAATAAGAAAGAATAAGCTCTTTGTTGAAATTGCAGTAGCAATTTTTGCTTTAACATTTGTTTTGGCACAGTTTGGTGGAGATATTATGGGATGTACAGCAATGACGCTTATGCAGTGGGGTGTAACAGTTGTTTTGGCATTTATGATTATCCCAATTGATTTAGTACGAAAAGCTGTTATAAAAATTAAAAGAAAGTAGAAGTAATGTATATGGATAAAGAATATAAAATTGTTGAAAATATAACTTTAGTTTGTTATTCAATTGGTTTGATACTTGTATGTATAACAAAATTTGTTCCATTTATATTTTTTACCTTATTAACATACCCTATATCATTAAAAATATTAAAAAAATAAAAGGAGAAAAAACTATGGGATTTTTTGGAAAATTGTTTGGTAAGAAAGATGATGTAGAAGAGGTGGCGGTCTCAACCGCTGCTAAATCTACAGAAAAAACTGAAACACAAGCTACTTTTACAATTGATATGTCTAAAGAGCATTTAAATAATGTTCTAATTGATATGTCCAAGGGTAGCAAGATTGATATGACTAAACATACCGCTAGAGTCGCATTAGCTATGGACTATTCAGGCAGTATGGATTGGCTTTTTGATAATGGTTCTGTACAGAAAACTGTATCAAGACTTCTTCCAATCGCTCTTAGATTTGATGATAATGGCGAACTTGAGAGCTGGTTATTCTCAAATGGATGCAAACGTTTAAAGGCTGTTACAGAGAGTAATTATTCAAATTACGTAAAAAAGGTTATGAAAAAGTCTGGTATGTATATGGGTGAAACAGAATACGCACCTGTATTGGATGAAGTTGTTACATATTATAAAGACATTGAGCCAAGTGAGATTCCTGCGTTTGTAATTTTTATTACAGATGGTGACAACTCCGATCATGGAGCAACAGACAAGATTGTACGTGAGCTTTCTAAGTATAACATTTTCGTGCAGTTTATCGGAATTGGTGACGACAATTTCAGTTACCTCAAAAAACTTGACAAACTTGATGGAAGAGAGGCAGACAATACAGGTTTCACTTCTGTAGAAGATATGGATAAGATGACAGATGAAGAACTTTATACAGAGATTCTTCGTCAGTACAAAGATTGGCTGAATAATAAATAATTTCAAAAGAGGAGAATAAAACTATGGAAGTTATTAATATGAACAAAACGCCAAAAATTAATATGGCGAAAGAAAATGGTGAGAGTGTAAGTAAACTTTTTGTTGGACTTAGATGGGATAAAAATAGATTTTCTAATGAAAAGGAAGCAGATCTTGATGTTGTAGGATTCCTTACAGATGAAAATAGAAAATGTAAATTCCCAAGTGATCTTGTAAACCACCAGAATACAGATAATTATGGCACAACTTGGGATTGGTGTGAATTATCTGAGGATAATATGGACGGAGATGATTCAAAGGGAATTACATTTTCTGGTGAGCATTATGACGAGTATATGATTATTGACACTGATAAAATTCCGGCTGATAGATCAGATTTTTATATCTGCATGACAATTTATCGCGCAATACAGAGACTACAGAGATTCGATATGATTGATAATGTACAAATGCACATTTATGATTATAATGCTCCAGATAAATTTAAAGCAACATTTGATCTTTCTGAAGATGAGAAGTTTTCAAGTCTTAATGCAGTAGAATTAGGAAGATTATATAGATATAACGGTAAATTCAAATTTCAGGCACTTGGAAGAGGATATATTAATGGAGCTTCAGAACTTTTTAAAACATTTGGATTTAACATTGATGAGGGAAAAGACTTGGAACTGAAACATTACGTGGACAGATATGAAGAATTTTATTATAATCCAGAGACTGGAGAATGCTATGAAGATCCAGACGGAAAACGTAAAATTGAAGGAAAGGTATTTAGAGGATAATTATGAAAATTACATTCGGTGCAGTTTTATTAGTTATTGTCGTATTAGCAATTTTATTTTTCTTCTTGAGAACAAAAACAGGTAAAAGATTAAAGCTTAGAGCGTCCGGAACGGCTGCAGAAGCAATTAGCAAAGATGCTTCTACGCCTGAAGGTGCAAAAGCTTATTATAATGTCGCAATCGAAAAGAAAGAAGAAGATTTGGCAAAAGCTAATGTTATTTATACACAGATGCTTGGAAAAATTTCAAACTACGAGGATCAGATTCGTGGATATAAAAAAGATCTTATGAAAACTGAAATTAATATCAATTCTTGTGTTGAGAAAAACGATGACGAAGGTGCAAAAGTTTATCTTAAAGAGCAGCAGGATTTAGAAGAAAAGGTTGCGATTATTAAAGATGCTCTTACTGGATTGAAAGAAAATGCAAAGCTTCAGGAAGAAACTGTAAAGGGTATTCGGACACAGTTATCTGATCTGAAAGCAGAAAAAGATAATGCTGTTTTAACACTTGAAACAGTCCAGGTGACAAAATCACTACAGGCAACAACAGGAGTATCATCTGCCGAAGAAGATAAGATGCTTGAAAAAGTACGTGATGGGATTAAGAAACAGAAAGAAGCAGCTGATGGTGTAAAAGTTGCTTATGAAAATTCTACTGCCGTACAGAAGCAACGCCTGGATCAGAAAATGAAAAATGAAGAGATTGAGAAGAAATTGGCAGAGTTAAAAGCTAAAAAGAAATAGAAGTAATAAATAGTGGAATGTTGGCTTAAAAGCAGCCATCATCTAAGGAGTAGGGCTTTAAATCTGAAGGTATGAAAAACTTCAATCGAAGATAAAAGAGTAAAAGAATAGGATGTAAAGAGTTATGATACGTCACCCCTTAACAGGTAAGGACAAGTCCCCTTTTGGCGTAATAGCACACCACTATTAATATTTTAGATGCATTTAAAAAATTAGGTCGTGCAGTGGCAGAATGGACATATGCGTATAATAATGCTTTATTTACAAAATTAGGCATATTATAATGGCGAATTTATGTCAGTAAACAAAATTGATAAAATTTGCTTATATAGGGTTCAAATCCCTATCTGCACATTAAATCTTAAAGAAAGGAGAATAAAAATGATAGAGGGTATTGTATTACCAGAGTCCGTAAAATCTATATTCTATGTGCTTAATCGTAATGGTTATGAAGCCTATCTTGTAGGTGGAGCTGTACGAAATTCTATTATAGGATTACCTGTACACGACTGGGATATTTGCACAAACGCTTTACCGGAAGACGTATGTAAATTGTTCCGTAGTAAAGGATTTCGTGTAGTAGAAACAGGCTTGCAGCATGGCACTGTAACTGTCATGGTAAATTATCGTGGATACGAGATAACTACTTATAGAACTGATGGAAAATATACTGATAGTCGCCATCCAGATTCTGTAAAATTTATCGGAAATATTCACGAAGATTTAGCAAGACGTGATTTTACAATGAATGCAATTGCTTATAATGACGATGATGGATTTATTGATCCGTTCAATGGACTAAAAGATATTGAGAATAAAGTTATACGATGTGTAGGCACACCTGTTGATAGATTCACAGAAGATCCGTTACGTATTATGAGAGCTGTAAGGTTTTCCGCCCAATTAGGATTCCATATTGAAAACTATACCAATATTGCAATGGTACAAACAAATGATGGTTTGTCAAAGATTTCTGCAGAAAGAATACAATCAGAGCTGTGTAAGATTCTTATTTCAGATCATCCGGAATATGTACTTGATTATTATATTGATATTTCACCAGCAATTCCTGAGTTAAGTAAGATGATGGGCTGCTCTCAGAATAATATGTATCACATTTATGATGTATGGAATCACACTAGATTCGCATTAATAGCTTGTAGAATACATGAATTAGAAACCAGACTTGCTATCTTATTGCATGATATTGGCAAATCTGAATCAAAAACGGTAGATCGAGGGATTGAGCATTTTTATGGACATGCTGTTAAAAGTGCAGAGATTACTGAGTCACTACTTCGTAGACTAAAATTTTCCAACGAGATTAGGGAATCTGTAGTAGAACTTGTAGCAAGTCATGATATGACAATTGTACCAAAACCGAATAAAATTAAAAAATATCTGAATAAACTTGGTGAAGCACAACTTAGAAGACTGTTAGATGTAAGATTCTGCGATATTATGGCACACAATCCGTATTATGCAAAAGATCGTCTATGGGAAATTTTTCGTGCAGAAGAAATATTAAATGAAGTTCTGGCAGAAGCGAAGTGTTTTTCTATAAAAGATTTGGCTATAAATGGGAAGGATATTATGGAACTTGGCGTACCGGAAGGACCAGATGTCGGAAAATGGCTTAAATATGCATTAGAGGAAGTAATTAATGACAGGTTGGATAACGACAAAGAAGATATTTTAAACGATATTGATGCTAAATTATATGCAGAAAGAGAAGAGGATAATGACGAGGAAATGTCCTAAATGTGGTCAATATATGAGTTCTGCAATTAAATACGATTATGGATACCCTATTGTTATACATGAGTGTTCATGTGGTTATTCTGAGTTGCAAGAGTGGATGAAATATAGCGACAAACTAAATTATGATAATGTTACAAAAACTTGTAAAGATTCAATCGGAGGTATTTAATGAGATATTATATTGCAGATAACCATTTTCATCACACACGGATGAATACCGCTATGGATAAACGTGGCTTTGAATCGCTGGAAGCGATGCACGATTATATGATTAAGCAGTGGAATTCTGTAGTAAGAAAAAATGATGAAGTTGTTATACTTGGTGATTTTTCACTTGGCAAAGGTGAGCAAACCAACGAAATACTTCGCAAATTAAATGGGAAGAAGTTTTTAGTGAGTGGTGGACATGATAAGTTTTTACAGGATAGGAAATTTGATCAGTCATTATTTCAATGGATTAAACCTTATGCAGAAATGCATGACGATGGAAGAAAGGTAGTTTTATGTCACTATCCAATATTTTGTTACAATGGACAGTTTCGTACTGATAAAGATGGTACACCCATTACCTGGATGCTGCATGGACACACTCATCTTACGGAAGATCAGGAATTAGTGGAACAGTTCAAAGACATAACGAGAAGTACATTACGTAAATCAAAATATGATGATGAACAAAAAACAATTCCTGTTCAAATGATCGACTGTTTCTGTATGTTGTCTGATTATAAGCCACTTACATTGGATCAGTGGATTGGAATGGAGCAAAGCGGTGTTATCAAGGGTTTGATTGATAAACGATGGTATTACGATGATAAGGGGGAAACTGAATGAGTATTTATATTCCTAAGAAAATTAAAGTAGGGTATCAAAACAGATATGATACCTATACTAAGAAGCTTGCCTATGTAATCTATTATGATGAAAAAAATAAGCTTCGTAAAGAAACAAGTTGGAATAACTGGAGAGATGAAAAAATTGAACCAGATGATTTTGATAATGAACCAACTAGAGGATTTGTACTAAATAAAAAAGTAGGAGACTATTCCGGTGATTGGGGAAATCACAGACAAGCTTACTGTAGAATATATGATCCTAGAGGATTTGAGTTCGAAATCACAATTAATAATTTACTTTATATTTTAGAGAATTGTGATTGTCTAAAAGGTAAGGGACTTGATGGAGAATTTGTATATGGCTGGGATAGAAAAGATTTAATTTTGATTCCTGTAGATTCGCCTGATTACAAAGAGATAAAAACTCGAACAGACAAAATTCAAAATGGGAAGAAATTTAAAGGTAAAGATCTTATTATTGGAGCTACATATTTAACTAAAAATAATGAACAATGGATATATATGGGTAGATTTGATAAGTGGGAAAAACTTATTAATACTTTTAGAAGAGAATGGTATTGGTCATTAAATAAAGATAGGGATGGAAAATGGGAATTTGATTTAGATGATACATGGACATTAGTGCCAAATAATAAAAACACTGCCTACAAGAATGTTAATAAAGGAAAATATTATTGGTTTTATATCGGTCATGACAATTACAGTTCTTTTCAAAAATATCGTTTTGAGGCACGAAAAAGTATTGGTGATATTTTGATTGATTGTGTAGATGAAAAGCCATCACAGAATTATGCAGAATATTTCGATGATCTTGAAAATAACCATTTCAACTATAATCCAATTGATTTCACATCTGAAACATCACTTGATTTACCATACGATAAATTTATTGAGCGCATAAAGAAATACAAGTATACAAGTTTCTTAAATAACTATTGTAAAGAAAAAGAAGTGATTGATAAAGGTAATGGAACATATTTATATCAAAATAAAGAATATTTGCCATCGGAATTATATAAAGAGATAAAGCCAAAATACAAAATCTATAAACATATTGATGGCAAAGAATTCCATAACTATTACAATAATAACTTAATTTATTATTAAAAAGAAAGGATAAAAATTATGTCAACAAAAAATGATGAAATGATTTTACAGCTTAAGAAAAAAGTGGAAGAGCAGAAAGCAGAGCTTGCGAAATTGCCGAGAACATTACAGGCTGAGACCTCAACAGTGCTTAGACAGGATGTAGATAATTTAAACTTACGTGTAATGAGCGTTGAGCAGCTTAAGTTACTGAAAGTAAAATTACATACTTATGCTATGGCTGCAGCTGATCTTGAAATTGGAATTGATGAATTTACTATTTCAGGATTCTCAATTGACAAATGGATGCATGATATTGATATGCAGATTTCTGTATTAACCAGAGCTGAAAAAGAGAAGAAATTAAAAGAGACAGAAGCAACGCTAAACAGAATGTTATCTGATGATAAACGTACTGAACTTGAGCTTCAGGAGTTAGCAAAAATGTTTATGTAAAAAAATTTATAGCTTATGTGCTATATGTTTTAAAACAATTATATCAATATGAGGTGAAAACATGACAAAGAAAAATGCATGGAACAAAGTTTATGAAGAAACAGAAAAAACTTACAAGGTGAAAGGTGAAGATGGTAAATGGACAAAAGTTACTGAAAATGTGACTGTTCTTGCACAGTCTGGGATGAAACCTGGTAAGAAGGAGATTGCTTTTGGAAGAGCTATCCAGAAAATCAAGACAGAGAAGCCAAAAGCATTTGCAGGCGATTGGACAAAATAACTAATTGTACATAATAATCTGGTCTGCCTTAACTGGTGGACCAGAGAAATGGAGAAGATATGATAATAATTAAAACATTTATTATGTTGATTTTATGTGTAGTATTTCCGATTTGCTTATTTACATGGATATTGGCAATGATCTGGATGTTTACACCATTTGCTCCATTAAAAAGATTATGTCATGACATTTTAGGTTGGCATAAGCCAAGTGGAGTATATCATCATTTTTCAAAAGGTGTTCGGAAGAAATGTAAAATTTGCGGATGCGATATTGTATCTGATGGAGCCGGTGGTTGGAGAAAATGGTAAAAGGATGGATCTTATGAGTAAAAATAAGGATTACGAGGTTTTATACGCATTAAGAGATAAAAAAACTAAAAAAATTGTCAGAGCAACAAAATGCAAGGGCGGATCATTTTATAAAAACCGATATATGTGCGAAAAACGTTGCACTCAGTTTAATGATGTACATAAATTAGCAAATTGTACAAATGATTTTGAATATGAAGTCGGTGAATATGCAGTTGTAGATATTGAAAAATATAAAGAATTAATTGGAGAAAAGCAGTGATTTATATAACAGGTGACACGCATGGTGATGTAACAAGACTAAGTATGGATAATTTTCCAGAGCAGAAAACGTTTACTGATCAAAATGAAAATTATGTAATTATTTGTGGTGACTTCGGATTGGTTTGGAATTATCTAACTGAAACACATTCAGAAAAGTATTGGCTTAACTGGCTTGAAGCCAAAAAATTTACAACTCTTTTTGTAGACGGTAATCACGAGGCATTCAATAGATTATATGACTATCCTGTAAAAGAATGGAATGGTGGATTAGTTCATGAGATTAGACCACATGTACTTCATCTAATGAGAGGTCAAGTTTTTAATATTGATGGCTGCACAATATTTATTTTCGGCGGTGCAAGATCCCATGATATTGAGAATTTGCTTGATTTAGATGATCCAGACTTTACAGAGAAACAAAAACAACTTAGAAAAGATAATTTATTTTATAGAGTAAAAGGCATCTCATGGTGGGAAGAAGAAATGCCAACTCAAGAAGAGATGCAAATTGGATTAGATAATTTAGAAAATAACAACTGGAAAGTTGATTATATAATTACACATGACTGTACTTCAAGTACAAAAGCTTTGTATAGTCATGGGTCTTTTAAGACAGATGAACTAAATGCATATTTAGAAGAAATTAAATATAAGTGTGAATTTAAAAAATGGTTCTTCGGACACTTACATGATGATAAGCAGATAAATGATAAAGAAATTTTACTATATCGCCAGATTGTGAGGATTTGGTAATGGGATATTGGGATAGAAAAAATGAGTTAAAGAAAAAGGCAAATGCCCACACAAATAAAATGGAAGAGTTATATAGTTTGGAAATTACTGAGTGTGTAAACAATACAAAAGTATATGATCAAGGATTTTATTGTAAAAAAGAATGCGATAGTAAGCCGGATTTTCATCAGAAAATCACTGTAGAAGACATGGATAGTGTACAGGCAATATTTTCTTATGAAAATACAGGTAAAACAGCAGTTCTTAATTTTGCAAGCTATAAAAATCCAGGTGGCAAATTTTTAGATGGATCTTCTGCACAGGAAGAAATGCTTTGCCATAGTTCCTTCTTATATAATGTATTATCTGAATTTGATGAAGATTATTATGAATTCAATAGAATGACTAAGAACTTCGCATTATATACAAATCGTGCGTTATATAATCCTGATGTTTTATTCATAAGAGATGATGAAGAAATTTATGTAGATGTTATTACTTGTGCAGCACCAAACAAAACTGTAGCTCAGAAATATTGTGGTAAATCTGACTTTGACTGCAATTCTGCAATGGTGGAGAGAATTCATTTTATGCTCGATATTGCAAAAGAAGAGGAAGTTAATACGTTAATTTTGGGTGCATGGGGATGTGGTGTATTTGGTAATAATGCAGAATTTGTTGCGAATAGTTTTAAAAAAGAATTAGAAGCATATTATACCGATACTTTTGAGAATATTATATTTGCGATTCCTGGAGGCACGAACTATATAGTGTTCAAGAGGGTATTTAGTAAATAAACAGATTGGAGATATTAAATGCTAAATTATACACGATATTTTAATGCCGGTGCTTTGCTACATAATTTCCAAGATGCAGCAAATTTAACAAAACAGCTTGGAATTAAAAATGCCATTGAATACAACGTGAATGATTTTTTATTTACGATTGGAAAAAATTATTTTGTTGATAAGATTAATAGGCTTCAAGACAAATTAATTGTTGGATTTTTTACATCATATTCTGATGATATTAAAAATATTTGCTGGTATTTAAATAAACTCGATCCAAAACTATACAAAAAATATATTGGTGATATAGAGGAATATAAACAGTGCTTTGTGAGAAACGATAGAGTTTATTATATGCTTCCATATGAACGAAAATTTGTATTTACTTGCAAAGATAAAACTAAAGTGGTTGCCAAATTAAGTAAGGGTAGTTTTTTAGATTATGCAAATATTTATTTTATCGGTCCTCATAGAAAAGAACATGCAGATTTTTTTAGAAAATTTTGCGATAAATATAATAGTAAATATATGACAATAGATACTCTGCAAATTGATAAAACAGATAAGATGACAAATGAACTTGACGATGAAATTGATGGTATTTCAGAAAACGCAATTATATTCCCAGAAAAAAATGAAATATTTAGCTATTTGGACGCATGGTTGAATTCTGAAACGTATTTTACATCGTGTGGAATTAATCACAAAATTGGCATCCTTCTTTATGGTGAACCTGGTACTGGTAAAACCACTTTTGCCAAGGTCTTGGCAACAAAGTACGACTTAACTCTTGTTAAGTTCACATTGAATGATTTATCAAAATTAATTTCAAAGAATGAATTTTGGAAAAAATTAGAAGATTCTGTTGTAGTGTTAGAAGATATCGATGTTCTGGTAAGTAAACGTGATAATAGTGTTACCTCTGCAGACAAAGAAAATTTTCAAGCATTATTGCAACTCTTAGATGGAATTAACTCATGTAAGAAAACAATATTTTTAGCAACAACAAATTATATTGATAGACTAGATCCTGCTCTTATTCGAGATGGACGATTTGACATTAAGATTGAAATGAAAAATTTTGATCACGATGAAGCGGTAAAAATGTGTAATAAATTTGAGGCAGATTCGGAAGTAATTCTTAGAGATGAACAGTTTCCAATTAATCCTGCTTACTTGCAGAACAAAATCATTACGCTGCAGATGAAAGAGATTAATGAAAAACTGAAACAAAAAGCAAAGAGAATCGGAAGTAATAAATATGGAGGTAATAATAAATGATTAAAGTTACATCTGATGCAGCCAATAAGCTGATTAAGAAGTTAGAGCAAGAAAAAGGTATTCTCACAGATAAGATTTCTAAAATGTCAACATTCATTGTGGCAATAACTGAGAATTACGACCAGATCAAAGCAGAGCAGGAAGCAGAATTCAATCTGAATGAGACTATCTCACAGATTGATGAGATTGATAAGAAAATTATTACAATCAGACATGCAAAATCTGTGTTTAATAACTCAGTAGTTATGAAGAATGGATTTACTGTCGGTGACAACATTATTAGATTAGCTATACTCGAAAGAGAGAAGAGTATTTATAGCAGACTTGCTACCAGACAGAAAAAGATAAGAAACACTTCAATAAACAAAGATATTGAATACACTTATTTGAATTATGATCTTGAGGACGCAAAGAAAAAATATGACAGTGTGTATACCGAAATTTCAGAAATTCAGGAAGAACTTAATATTGTAAACAGTTCAGCAGAGTACAAATTTGAGATTGATATTGACCTCTAATGGGAAGTAGTTAATGTAATCAATCTTCCGTATTACAGTTACTTTTACATATAGATTATTTATATAAAAGTAAATATACATTTAACACAAGTAAGTGAGTTATTGTTTGGGTTAATTGTTAGAGTGATAGTTAGAATTTTTCTTATTCATTATAGTATAAAGTTTACGGATACAAGTACAGAAGAATATTCAAATTAATTTTTGGGAATTAACAATAAAGCTTAGTAACTGTAATTAAAAACTTTTCGGTATCAAGTTCGGTTAGAGGTACTTTTTTAAAATAAATTGAATGTCAATTTAGAAGTAAATAATAGAGAGTCCAGATAAGAATGACGATAAACTTAACTTACGGTCCTTACATTAAGTAAGGTGAAGCCTAACTTAGAAAACAGAGAGTACATACAAGTGACTGGTATGGAACAAGGGCGATACTGCCAGGAAACTGTAGCAGCAGTTCATAAGAGAGCGGTTCAGAAAATAGCGAATCTGAGTGAATAGAATTTTATCTGACGAAGATATATTTGGCGGTGTAGCAACCGTCAATATAAAGCATCTTAGTGTAATGGTTATCACGGATGACCTTGGATCATCAGATGTTGGTTCGATTCCAACAGGTGCCGTTAACTCAGAAATGAGTATTTCAAAGTTAAAAATTTAAAGAATAAAATTCAATTTAAAGGAGAAGAAAATTATGACAAAAGAAACTATGACAGTACATAAAGCGTTAGCAGAAATTAAAATCCTTAAAGACAGAATCCAGAGTGAGATTTACAATTCAATTTTTGTATCTTGCAAAAAAAATTCTCAGTCAAAAATTTCCGGAATGGATGTTGATGAATATGAGAAGATTATTACAGGATGTTACGACAAAGATGTAGATCTTATGAGTAGACTTGAAGCTCTGCAGAGAGCAGTAATGCTTTCAAATGCAGTAACAAAAGTTAAGATTAAAATTGGAGAAAATGAAGAAGAACGTACTGTAGCAGAAACAATCAACATGAAAAATAACAGTATGATGTTCAAGAGACAGATGCTTGACAGAATGCAGCAACAGCTTTCTCAGGCACAGGCAAAAACAAACAAAGAGAATGAGATTCTTGAAAGTAAGTCAGAAAATTATGTAACTGGTCTTTTTGGACAGAAAGAGGGTAAAACTTCTACCGATGAAGTTACAAAAGCCAAACAGCAGTACATTGATCTTAACACATGGGCGTTGATTGATCCGATAAATGTGCAAAATAAAATCCGTGTTTTATCTGACGAAATTTCCTCATTTGAAGCAGAAGTAGACTCTGTTTTAAGCACAAGTAACGCACTAACAACAGTTACAATTGAGTATTAATAAATGGTCAGTGAATTATTGGTTGAAAATTATACAAGCGATTTTTGACCCATATAATAGCTAAATAGCCATTGTTATACGAACAGTTGTATAAAAGATTTCCTTCATTGCTTATCGAAAATCACTGAACTATAATCCTTTAGTCTTTCAGTCAGCATAGAGTAAAGTAAAAAATTAAACAAGCTGGCCTCAAAAATTAATGTAAAAGGTCAGAGTGATAATCTGAAAAACATTACAAAATCTATAATTGGTAGATTATATGATACTTATTCTGGATGACTGTAAAGTTTAAAGATAGAAAGTTCAAACCTTAAAGTTAAAAGTTCAAAGCTTATTTTTGATATAAAGTTCACGTAGTAAAGTTGATAAGTTCCAAAGTTTGATAAAAACCTTGAAAAAGTTTTGTAGCATGATTATATCGGCTCTGTGGTTTGTACAAGGCTGTTAAGTGGTGAAGTTCATCTTATAAATAAATCAATGCGGTTATTAAAACCTTGTTTCTTAGTTCTAACAAAGCCACAGTTGGAACGTCCTGGATAGTTAAATGGTTATAACACATGAAACTCATGTATTTGCCGGTTCGAATCCGCATCCAGGATTTGGGTTAGCTACCCAAATAGATTTCTTATTTCTTATACCTCCTAAAGTGTTGAGGTGGGACATGACTTCGATGGTGAAGAGACTTTGAGCAGTCTGTACTGGGTTCGACTCCCAGATGTCCTATTAGAGATTTCAGATTTGTGGTGTCACAGAAAACGCTTCTCAACATCGAGTTGCCGTACCGTTTGACTACACAATATCGTGTATGATCCACCTACAGAGCGCAGTAGTTCTGGAATTTCGAAGCTATACGAAAGATTTGTTTACTGCTAGAGCAATCGAAAAGTATGGTTAAACTTTTACGTATTTAGTAACAGCAGAATAGCAGCTGTGCGTGAAAAAATCGTAAGGATCTTTGGAAGTTCAATCAAACTTACAGTATGTGGTTATGGTTCTTGTGGCGATGAGCCTTATAAGAAGATCAGAGTACTCTAAAAAGGTTTGCTTTACAAAGTTGTTTCAATCTTGGTAGACACATTCCAGATGGGGAGCCTTAATTGGTTCTGAGTTCAACCCTCAGATGTGTCTCTTAGGAAGAGTTTCTTCCTATTATAATATGAACTGGATCACTAGGATAATATATCTGGCGCACAAGCTATGTTATCTGAAAAGAGATAAGTAGTTGAATTCGAATACAGGCGGTTCGATTCCGTCCCAGTTCTATTCCTCGAAAGAGGAAAATAAATTGAAGATATGAAATTGTTTTTGGGTTGTGATGAAGCGGTTAACATCCGGAGCTTTGACCTCCGTATTCGTAGGTTCGAATCCTACCAGCCCAGTTAGGTCTACTGTTTTTAGATGTATTTTCATGCGACCTTAATAAACTGAATAGAAAAACACAGACTTTAAATCCTTATGACATCTGCGTTATGGTTAGCATTTCGGCGTACAAATGGTTTGCCACAGCTTAATGTAGCCGCATTAAGTGCTTGATATGTGGGACAAACTCATTAGTCTTAAAATAAATGAGAGATAGAGATTTCAGGGTTTGCTCTATCAAACTAAGGACCATTAGCCAAACGGTTAAGGCAGTCGCCTCATAAGCGAAAGATTTCTGTGTTCGAATCACAGATGGTCCACTTGCTTAATAAAAATTTTGTAGTAAAAATCAGGATACCGGTGAATGTGAACTCAAAAGATTTATTAAGCAAAGCGCGTAAAAATACAAAATACAATTAAATAAAGCACGAAAAACCGTCGCCAAAAATATCTCATATGAGTCCTGTGTGGATTCTACGATAGTCCGTAATCTGCGGAAGCCAGATTCAGCGTAAGAGATATACGAGATCTGTTGAGTAGCAGAGATAAGGCAGTAGGTTTCTGCGATGGTCGCCTACATAAAAATCTGAGAAGAAGAATATAACAAGGATCTTTTTCTAAAAAGTAATTCGCTCACGTCACCTTGTTTGTATAAGTGAGAGTATAAGAGTTACTGGCAAGTTATACAGGTTCTTGCCAAAATAAGCGGATGTGCTGAAATAGGAAAACAGACTGGATTTAGGTTCCAGCGGTTAACAACCTTGTGGGTTCGAGTCCCATCATCCGTATTTGAGGTACTGTGATTTATATGTATTGCGCTCTTGGAGCATTAATTATATCGAATCACCTATAGGGTATTAATAAGAATTACAGTGTCTCAATTAAAATTTCTTTCATTTTATATAATCGGTAGCACAGGTCGTCTAAATGGCAGGATATTAGAATGTAGGTTCGAATCCTATCCTGTGTACTTGCTTAGAAATAAGTAAAAACTAAACAAAAACGAGGAAGTATAAGTTATGAAACGGTTAACACTAAATGAACTGAAGCACCGAATGAGTCAAATTACAAAAAAGTGTATTGATCTTCACGGCGGTGGAGAAGAATATTTCAATGAACTAGATGATTTAATCAAAAACGATGAAGATTTTCTAATATCATATCTAACACATATCTCACAATCAAGTGTAAAAAATATCATCATATCAGGTGAAATTGGAGAAAAGATTGCAGCATTGAGATTGAAATATAAATGGTTTTTAAGCGACTGCAGTATTGAGTATATTAATGGCAGTTTAAGAAAGGGTAACCCAATTCAATATTCTAATTGGAAATTGGATTCTTATAAGAATCAGCCATTTATTTTCGTAGATGACAGCTATTATTCTGGTAAAACTTTGAGAATAGTAAGGACATATATTGAAGAAGTACTTGGTGGCTATCTGCAAAACTCATATGTTTTCTATGACGGATCAGAAGATAATCTTGACGATGTAGTAAGCCTTTATCGGTATTATGATCATTTTGATAATTAATTTCTAACTGGTGATTTTCTTCACCAACATTTCCAAAATAAAAATTCAATTTTATATAGTTCGATTTCAGCCACTGGCTGTTTATCTTATAAATTTCCCTTATATTATCCTAGTAACTTACTGGGTTTAGATACAGGTTACAATTAAAAATTTATATATATTTCAAAGGAGGTTCTTAAATTGGAGAACAATACTAAAAAACAGAGATTATTTAATCTCCCAGAAACAAAAGGTAACTTTATGATCAAAGGTATAGTTAAGGGAACTAAGAAAGACAATTTCTACACTGAAAAGCAGACACGAACTGGTAAAGAAATGCGAATTGTAAACTTCGGTCTTGAATATGACGAAGGTCGAGATTTATATATCGGATTTACAGGAATTGAGCAGGAGAAAGTTTACTTCTATAAGAAGCCAGAAGAAAAAGGTAAGAAAGGAACATCACAGCCAGTATCCTGGGCAAACAGATTTAAGTTTGCAGAAGATCCAAAAAACGAAGGATTTAGACTCATTGGTAAAAACCTTGGACTTACTAAAGTAACCAATGAAAAAGGTGAACAGGTAAATGATAAAAAGGTACTTACCGACTATGATGCTTGTGCCGAGATTCGTAATAATCTTAAAGACGGAGAAAGCGTTTTTGTAAAAGGTAGCATTTCTTATCGCAGTAATCGCGATGATAAAGGTAACATCAAACGATACAAATCTATGGAACCATCTCAGATTTCTCTTTGTGCCCCATGCGAATTTGATAGTGAAAAATTTAAAGCCCAGAACAACTTCAACCAGGTAATTGTCTTTATGGGAATTGAAAAAGAAGTTGAAGACGATAAGGAAACAGGAAGATATGTTATCTCCGGTAAGGTTGTAACTTATTCAAACATCGAGGATGTTGAATTTATCCTTGACCCTGTTGATGAAAAGCAGAAAAAACTTGCGATGACATTTAGGAAGAAAGTGAAACCATACTGGGCACTTAAAGTATCCGGTCATGTACAGGCTTCCGTTCAGGTAGAAGAAGTTGCTGTAGATGATGGATGGGGAGAAGAGGACGAAATGGAAAAGGTTTCTACTCCTGTTAAGCGTGAGTACATTGTAACCGGTGCTGACCCAAGTACCATCGAAGAAAATCTGTACTCTAAGGAAGCTATTGAAGAAGCAATGCAGAAGATTAGAAATGCTAATAAAGCTGAAGAAAATTATGGTAGCGATTCTGACGATAGCGGATGGGGAGATAGTAACCTTGGAGAAGCTGACGAAGAGGATGAAGAGTGGTAATTGACCACTGGGAGGAATTAAATTTCCTCCCAACATTTGAGAAATATAACAAATTAATTTATATATATAAGGAGCATAATTAAATGGCAAAAGGTAGAAAAGCTAAACAGGCAAAAACAAAATTAAACATGATTATCTATGGAGATACTTTCACAGGCAAAACAACATTAGCATCACAGATTGCTTATTATAAACGAGAGGACGGAACACCTTTTAGGGTTCTTTATATTGATGCAGAGACAGGCGGTCTTGATAGCTACCTTGATGATATGGAAGCCGCAGGAATTAACCTTGATAATATTTACATTCTTTATACACAGTCACTTACGGAAGTAAGGCAGTATATTGCAAAAGTAAAAAACCATGAAGATTTATATGAACTTGATGAAGATGGAAATGAAACGGATGAAATTGTGAAAGATGCATATGGTGAACCATTTAGAGCAGACGCAATTATTGTGGATGGTGCAACTATTCTTAATTTAACAACTCAGTCTGGATTGGTTGAATTTTCTAAAAAACGAAATAAAGTAAAAGCAGATAAGGCTGGGTTACTTGGTGATGAAAGGCTTGTAAAAATTGAAGGTGCCGGACTTGAAATAAAGGACTGGTCTACTATTAAGTTTAAAGGACAGGATCTTATTCTTGACCTTATGTCTTCTGGTGTAAATTGCATTACAACATGTCGTGAAGCAGATGAGAAAATTAGTGTAAAAACAGATGATGGACAATTTCAGTCTGTAGCAACAGGAAGAAAAATTCCTGATGGATTTAAGGGACTTGATTATAATACTAACACTGTTTTAAGAACATTCTTTGACAAAGAAACCGGGCAGATTTGTGCAGAAGTTGAAAAAGATCGTACTCATATTCATAAAAAAGGCGAGATTATTGAAGACCCATCACTTCTTGATTGGCAAGCTGCTCTTGATAGAACTAAGGACAAAGAAGAATTTGTAATTAAAAATGACCTTGTTAAAGCTGTTGAGGTAGAGCAGGATCTGTATGCTAAAGAAGTTTTAGGTAGAGTTGGTGATCCGGTTGTTGAAGATGCTACCGATTCAGATAACACTTCCACATCACCAACACCAGACGATCTTCGCAAAGAAATCGTATCTATTAAAAATTCTCTTTCTCCAGTCGCAAAAAAATCCCTTAAAGAAAAACTTGAAGCAAAAGGTTTACCAACTGCGTACAAGAATGTAAATGATATTTCTGTTTTACAGGAAGTTATCGAGACAATGAAAAACTGATTGGATAAATTATGGCACGAGCAAAGAATGATAATTTAGTTAATGAATTTGATAGAGTTTGCCATTGCTGCCAACGCCACATCCATTTTGAAAGAAATAAATCTGTGGAAAATGTAGTATTCTTTGATGGGCTTTTCTACCATGAAAAGTGTTTTAAAGAATCTGCAGGATTCCACAGAAAATGTGGTGGCTGCTCAAAAGATATTGTCATTGAAGATGCAGATCAGAAAGATATTCTTGTATTTAAAAATAAGTATTGGCATGAAGACTGTTTTAAAAAGAAATATTCAGACAAACCAATATTTATGGAAAATATTCCAGAGTACAAAGAAGATGCATATGTAAAGATTGTAGGTGTTTTTAATGGAAGAAAAAAGGATATTACAAAGTTAAATGAATATAAAATAGCAGCTGTCAAAGAAGTAGATAAAATCTTCGATGAAAAGCTTGTTAATGATTATATCCGAAAACAGTATGATATTCAGACAGTTCCATGGGATTCTATAGCAGCACTATATGATGGTAAATATGGTGTTAAAATTCCACCAAAGCACTTATATGACATGTTTGTGCGTAAACAATCTTATCTGGATAAAATTAATGCACAGAATATTGCAAAAGGTAAGGATATAACAGGAGTATCAAGAGTTAAATACGATTTAAAAGTTCTATATAACAAATATGACTCTTACTTAAAATTCCTTGAAAAGCAAAAAATCTTAGAGGCAGAAGCTCAATCAGATAAAACTGATGAAAAATTAATATTAACAACTGCTCCACAGCCAAAAACAGTTGAAACAAATAATAATAGTGATGACTCCTTGGACGATTTACTAAATGATATTTTTGGATAAGGAGTGGCAGATGGAAGAAATTAATAATGTATGTAATGTACAATCTGAGATTATGTTTGTTGGAGCATTGTATAAATCTCCGGACCTGTATGTTACATATGGCAATTTTATGAGACCAAAATATGACTTTTCTGATGAAGTAGTCTATTTCTTTTATAAATGTCTTGAAACTTACTATCTTAAATTTTCCCAAACAGTTGATGAAACAAAGCTAAATGTATTTATGTCACAGGATGCCGAGCGAATGAGTAACTATAAGAAATATCACGGTTGGAAGACAATTAGTGAATTTATGCGTTTGGCAGATTCGAATGACATCAAGAATTATTTTGATACAGTAAAAAAATACTCTCTTGTTAGGGAGTATGGAAGAAACGGCTATCCTGTTGATAAGATTCTTGCTCATAAGAATTTTGATAAGATGACAGCTAACGATATTTACAGGGTTATCAGAGCTAAAGCTGATAAAATTCACACTGTAATCAATGCCGGTGAAGAAGCAGTAGAGCTTACAAAAGGTAACGCTGATCAGATTAAAAGGTATTTGAAGAAACCAAACTTTGGACTTCCATATCCCTGGCCAATGTACAATGAATTCTTTCTTGGGATGCGAGAGGGTAAAACGCACTTTGAGGGCTTTATCTCAAATGGTGGTAAATCTCGAAAGCTTATTGCATTAGCAGCTTATGTGACTTTGGTACAACATAAAAACTTTCTTCTTATGTCTAATGAGATGGACGAAGATGACCTTAAAAACTGTATGATTGTTACTGTAATAAATAATAAAGAATATCAAGAATTGCATGGTATTAAGATCAAGAAGCCAGAACGTGAGATTGTTTTGGGTGCGTACAGAGATAGAAACGGTGAGATAATTCGTAGGCATATAGATGAGAATGGTATTTATACAGAGTCAGAAGAAGAGTATATAGAAAGGGTTGAACGTGATTCAGATGAGTATCACAAAATCGTTCAAGTAGGAGAATGGATTGATGAGAATACAAAAGGTAAGCTTTTGTACAAAGATGTCCAGGACGATTATTCTATGGAACGTATTGAATTTGAATTACGTAAGGCGAAGCTTGTAAATGAAGTAACCTATTATGGTTATGATACATTGAAAAACTATCAAGTAGAGGACTGGGCGCAGTTAAAGCAGATTGCAACTAAGCTTAAGGAAATTACAAAAGAGCTTAAAATGTTTGGATTTGCAGTATTCCAGTTATCTGATGATAGTAAGTTTACAGATGTGTTCCAGTTGAGTTCTATGAATATTGCATCTAGTAAAGGTATTAAACATGTTACTGATACGCTTACTCTTGGAAAGATGATTGAAAAAAGTGAATACCACAAATATCAGATGATATGTGATACTCCTGGATGGGGTGATCCTACAATATCTGACCTGGATTTAGGTAAGCAATATTTTGCAATTAAAATTGATAAAAACAGAGCTGGAAGTAAGGACAAGATTATGTTATTCGAAATTAATCTTGATTACAATACTTGGATAAATATTGGGCAGTTAATACAAAGACAAAAATAATTAGTGAGGTGATTGGCAGTGGATGCTAGAGAATTAAAAGAATATATATTAGAAAATAATTATGTGGAACAGATTCTTGATGCGATTCACTGCCATCATATTAAATTTCATGGAGATTATTGGACCTGCGGAAATCCAGACGGTGATAATACCGGTGCAATCGTAATATATAATACGGAAAATTTATCATGTACAAATTACACAAGACAAATGGTCGAAACTAACAGAGCTACTGATATTATTGATTTAGTTTGCTTCTGTGAGAAACTTTCATTTCCTGAAGGCCTTAAATTTATATGTCAAGAGGTTGGAATTTCTTATTATCATGACTTTGAATCAGATATACCTGAGAGTTTAAAGATATTGAAATTAGTTAATGAAATGTCTACAGAGCAAACTGATGAGAAAGAAGTTCCATTAAAACCAATACCTGTTGAAATACTTGACTACTATAAACCTTACGTGAATGACTTATTTTATGAAGATGGGATTAGTTATTCAACCCAGAAAGAATTTCAGATTGGCTATGATACCGAAACAAATAGAATAACAATACCAATATATTCAGAAATTGGCGATTTAGTCGGAGTGAAGGGTCGATTATTTCAAAAAGAGGTTGATGAATCTGAATGTAAATATTTGTATTTGGAGAAATGTGCAAAATCAAAAATTCTATTCGGATTGAATAAAACGCTTCCATATATAAAAAGGTTAGGAGTCGTATATGTTGTTGAATCAGAAAAAGGTGTAATGCAGCTATGGTCCTATGGATATAAAAATGCAGTATCTACAGGAGGAAAGAATATTTCAAGACATCAGTTAGATATGCTGATTAGACTTGGCGTTAAGATTGTATTTTGTTTTGATAAAGATGTTGTTTTGGATGATATACTGAGAATTTCGGATAGATTACCAGATGGCATTCCAGCGTATTATATGTTCGATAAAGACAATCAGCTAACAGGTGAGAAAGAATCTCCATCGGATAATAAAGATAGATGGGAATACTTATTGGAAAATAATGTATATCCGTTAACAGATAGGATGTGATTGGAAAGTTGAAGTTTAAGTTATATAAAAATTCGGAAAATAAATATAATGACTTAAAGAATATTCAGATTAATTTTCTGAAAAATAGAGATATTGAGAATCCAAAAGAGTATTTATCATTAGATCACTCTGCAGAGCTTGATTATGGATTACTTGATAATATCGGTGAAGCTGTTGAATTATTTTTAAGCCATTTTGATAATAACGATAAAATACAGATTCTTATAGACGAAGATGTAGATGGAAATTGTTGTGCAGCAATGAAGTATTCGTATATTAAAAGATTAAATAAGGATTATCCTGTTGGATATATTTTTCACAAACGAACAAAAGCACATGGTCTTGAGGGACTTGACGATGATGTAATTGTTGATAAGGATACAAAGTTACTGATTGTTCCTGATGCAGGTACTAATGATGTAGAATCATGCAAAACATTGAAAGATCGTGGAGTTGATGTTCTTATTTTAGATCATCACGAACAAGCAAAAGATAAAGAAGGAAACTTAATAGACAATCCATATGCATTAATCGTAAATAATCAGATGAGTGAGTTTTATACAAATAAAAGCTTATGTGGAGCTGGGATTGTATATAAATTCTTAAAAGCGTTAGATGATTTTTTATGGTGTGAATATGCAGATGACTTTTTAGATTTGGTTGCTTTAGCAAATATTTCAGATGTAATGGATATGCGTTCACCTGAAACAAAATATCTCGTAGAGGTTGGATTGCACAATATCAGTAATAAATTCTTTCAAGCACTTATAAATGCTCAGGAATATAGTATGGGCGGAATTGTTAATATTCATAATGTGCAGTGGTATATTACTCCGATTTTAAACGGATGTACTCGCTTCGGTTCACCGGAAGAAAAAGAACTTATGTTTAAAGCTTTCATTGAACAGGATGCATGGTTTGAATATAAGAAACGTGCCACAAAAGATAAACCTGCAGAGGTTATCCAGGAAAGTATTTATGATAGAGCTGCACGACTTGCAAAGAATGCAAAAGCAAGACAGGATAAGAGCCGTGAAAAAAGTGTACCAATGATATTTGATCAGATTGGAGAAAATCCTAATGATAAAGTAATCATGTGTGATGTATCAGAACTTCTTGATGGTGGAATGACAGGAGTATGTGCAATCAAAGTAGCTGAGAAGTACAACAGACCGTGTTTATTATTAAAGAAACATTATGATTATAAAACAAATACCATTGTATTTGGTGGTAGTGGACGAAATATAAACCATAGTCCTATTGAAAGTTTCAGAGATCTTGTAGAGTCTAACAATCAATTCAATTTTGCCCAGGGGCACAAATCTGCATTCGGTATTGAAATCCCAGTTGATAACGTAGAAAAAGCTAAAGAAATATTCAATGATGAATTAAAAGATGAAGATTTCACTAAAGTCTATTTATGTGATTATATCATTCCAGAGTACGATGTAAATGAAAGCATCATTTATGAAATGACAAAATTTACAGACTTGATTGGACAAGGCATTGAAGAACCAATGATTGCTATTACAGATATTGAAGTAAATAGAGACGATATTACCATTCAGGGCAAGAATGAAGATTCTTATTGCTTTAAAATTGGTGAGATTAAGTTTGTACAGTTTAAATGTAAAGATGATAATTCTGTTATGGATTGGCTTAATAATTCATTTGATAATGTTGCAAAAATCAATATTGTTGGAAATCCATGCATTAGTGAGTATCAAGGAATTAAAACATTGCAGTTCATTATTGATGATGTAGATGTTTTAAGCACTTCTTTCGAAGATATAGAAGATAACGATGAATACGAAGATGAAAGTTGGTGATTAGATGTACAGTTCGTTACATATGCACACTGCGCAAGGATCATTACTTGATTCTATTTTAAAAGTACCAGAAGCAGTAAAATTTGCAAAAGATAATGGAATGAAGGCAATGGCTATAACAGATCATGGTTCAATGTCAAATATTGTAAACTTTGTGAAAGAGTGCAAAAAGCAAGGAATAAAGCCAATAATCGGAAACGAGATATACGAAGTAGATGATATGACGTGGAAGGCTGATACAAAAGATTATAAGCAACCACGCTACCACATGGTGCTTCTTGCTAGGACTCAGCAAGGTTATAAAAATCTACTAAAGATAACATCGGTATCGAGAACAGAAGGATTATATAAAAAACCAAGAATTGATATGAAATATATCAAAGATAATAATCTTGGTAAAGGCATTATTTGCTTAACTGCTTGCCAAGCCGGTAGACTTAGCAGATATCTGACTGATGGAAGATATAAAGAGGCAGAACAATTTATCCAGGACATTAAGAATATTTTTGATTACGTTGTTTGTGAATTACAGTCACATACTACAGAAGAACAGGCAGAAGCAAATAAACTTATCTTTGATTTCGCCAATGAACATAATCTTCCATATACTATTACAACAGATGCGCATATGTTAAGTGATTCTCTAATTGACTCTCATGCAATGTTTGTAGAAATTGGTGAAGGACGTGAAGTTGGAGAAAGTTATATTGATTGTTACCTTCAGAAAGAATTAGAAATATATCAGAAATTATCTTATCAGTTCCCAAAAGCTGTAATTGATAAAGGTTTGCAAGAAAGTAATAATATTTCTTCTATTATTGAAGATATTGATATTGGGCTAAATAAAGGCAATATTATGCCGAAGGTCAAAATTGATGGTCCATATAAAAATCACGAAGAATATCTACGATATTTAGTTTTTAAAACATTCAAAGAAAAATTTGGTCATATGTCAAAAGAGGATCAAGATGAACGAAAAAAACGTCTTGAAACAGAGCTGCCAGTTTTATATGCAGTCGATTATACAGACTATTTTATTATGCTGTATATGCTTGCAAAAGAAGCAAGAAGACGAAAAATTCCTATAGGATATTCTCGTGGGTCTGGTGCCAATTGCTTATGTTTATTCATGCTTAACGTCACACAGATTGATAGTGTAAGATGGGGACTTGACTTTTCGCGATTTGCCAATCTTGGAAGAAAGTCTATGGCAGATTTTGATTGGGATATTTCAAAGCGTAGACGAAAAGAAATGGTTGAGATATCAGAAGAACTTTTTGGTAAAGAAAATGTTGCACCAATTTGTACATTCAATTCTTTAAGTACGAAAGTTGCGATTAGAGATATTGGAAAGGTTCTTGATGAAAAAGAAGACTCTCCATATTATAAACAAATCCCTTATAAATTAAGAGATGATGTTGCAAAAATGATTCCAACAATCAAAACACTCAATGATCTTGGAGAGGAAGAAGAAAAAGATGTTCTTCTAAAAGACATTCTAAGTAAAAATCCAAAGCTTGATGAGATATATAACAAATTCCCATTATGGTTCAAGTATGTAATGGATGTAGAAGGACTTCCGAAATCAATGGGAAGACATGCCGCAGGTACTTTAATTACACCAACTCCTGTAACAGATTATGCGCCACTTTGTTATGATAAAGAACGAAACATTATGATTGAGTTCGAGATGCATAATGCGATGGATGATCTTGGATTGATTAAAATGGATTACCTTGGACTTGAAACACTTGATATTATTGACGATACGTTAAATATGGCAGGAATTACATGGGAAGATGTAGATATCAACCATTTGAATCTTTCAGACAAAAATGTTTACGATCAAGTTTATAAACCAGGTCACACTGTTGGCATATTCCAGATGGAATCTGCAGAAGCAAGGAGAATGTGTATTGAAGCTAAAGCAGACAATGTAGAGGATATTATCGTAGTAAACGCTGCTAATAGACCTGGTACAAAAGATAGCTTTCCTATATACTGTCAAAATAAATTGCATCCGGAAAGTGCACAAACAATACATGAAGATTTAAAAACGCTATTTATAACAACTCAAGGAGTTTTACTTTACCAAGAAGAAGCTCTTCAACTGTTTAGATATGCAGGATTTCCAGAAGAAGACATAGACAATGCGAGGCGCGCAATAAGCAAAAAATTAAAAGATAAAATGGCTGGTCTCGAAAAAGACTTTAGATCTGGATTGAAAAAGAAAAATTGGACAGAAAATGAGTTATCTGAAATATGGCAGCTAATGCTAAAACAATCAGAGTATTGTTTTAATCGTGGTCATGCTGTGGCATATGGTTTGTTATCTTATCTTACGGCATATCTAAAGGTTCACTACACAGTTTATTTTATGGCTGCACTTCTTACGTCAAAATCAGACAAAGTAGAAAAAATTAGTATTGTAATAAATGATTGCAAACGTCTTGGAATAAAAGTTTCTCCACCAAATGTAAATAAATCGAACAAATCATTTACTGCAATTGCAGAGAACAATGAAATTTTGTTTGGATTATTGGCAGTAAAAGGTCTTGGTGACAGTATTGTTGACAAAATTATAGATTTTAGACCTTACAAGAATTTAAATGATTTCATCGAAAAAGTGCAGGACAAAACAGCGATTATCACCCTTATTAAAGCTGGCGGTATTCCAACTAAAAATAAGATGTCAACATTGAAAAAATATGCAGGTTCCACGTTTGTTAGAAAAGAATACAAACCTGTTACAACAACTCCATCTCCATATTCTAAATTAATTCCATTTGGATTAAACGTAGAAGATTATAGAGATGGTAAAAAAGTAAACAAAGAAAAACTTTTGAATGACTATAATAAAGTAAAAGAGAAAAAGTTTTTAGAAGAACAAAACATAAAATATAAAAAGCATATGGAAGATTTTCAAGAAAAATACGCTAAAGATGAATATCTATGGGAATTTGATACTTTATCAATGTTCTTAACTAATGATCCGTTAAAAGATGCTTATAAATATACTAAAATTGATTGGGACCTTGTAATGGATGGCGACAAAACAGTTTTGTTCTGTGTGATTGTTGATGTCAAAAGGAAAAAAGATAAAAATGGAAATCAGTTTGCATATCTTGATTTATATACTCCATATGGAATTATTGAAGCGACAATATGGTCTAGTCAGCTAAAAGAGTATTCTGACTATATAAAAAAAGGAAGCTGTCTTGCAATATTAGGAAGAAAAAGAGAAGAACATTTTTTTGTTGAAAAAATAAAAACATATAATATGTGGCTTGAGCAAATGCGTAAGAAAGGGGCAAAAGTATAATGAGTTATTCAGAACAATTTAGTAATGATGATCAGCAGTTTGAATTTACAGCCAGAATTTCATATGAGCGCTTCTACAGTGAAAATACGTCTTGGGGAGTTTATTCATTCAATACAACTGATCAACTTCCTAATTGTCAGAAGATAACTGTTCACAAAGATTTGTTCGGAGATGAGCATAGTGATACTTTTGTCGGAACTTTAGCCGGACGAATGCAGCAACTGTGTGTTGGTTCAGAATATAAGATTACTGCAACATATAAAGATGATAAAAAATATGGGGCACAATATGTACCAATCACAGTTTATGCATTGGCTCCGCAGACTGTGGAAGATTCTAAAGTTTTTCTTAAATCACTTATCCCTGAGAGTGTTGCAGATTCATTACTTGCTGAATATCCAAATGTTGTAAATGATGTAGCTGACGGTAAATTAGATACAATTGATTTTTCAAAAGTTAAAGGTGTTCGTGAAAAAACATGGAAGAAAATAAAAGACAAGATAATTGATAATTACCTTATTTCAGATATTATCACATTACTAAAACCGTTAGGTGTTACATTCACAATGATTAAAAACCTTCTTAGCAATGAACCAAACCCTGGATTATTAAAACAGAAAATTGAAAATAATCCATACTACTTATGTTCTATGAAAGGATTTGGATTTAAGAAGGTTGATAAATTAGCACTTAAATTAAAGCCAGAACTACTTGAGTCAAGAGAGAGATGTATTGCTTTCATTTCTTATTACCTTACTGAAATTGGTGAGAATGATGGACATACTTGGTGTAGTGTAGATATTTTAAAAGCTGCGGTTGAAGATTCAGCTCCAGAGTGTATAGATGTATTTGATGGAGTTCTTGAAAATAATTCATTTTTACATCAGTATGAAGATAGAGTTGGACTTAAGCTATACTACAATCTTGAGATGAAGATCCTGTCTATCATTCAAGAAAGATTGAATAAACCGTCACCAGTGCCTATAGAAAACGATGAAATAGAGGCAGGAATCGTTAAAGCAGAACAAGAGCAAGGATTTTCTTATACCGATGAACAAAAGGCAATTATACGCTCTATACTAACGCAGAGTATTAGCTTCGTTACAGGAAAAGCCGGTACCGGTAAAAGTTCAATTTTACGTGGAATTATTCGTGCGTATTCTCTGGCAAATCATAATATTTCAGCCTGTGCATTATCAGCAATGGCAGCGCAACGTATTACAGAAGCTACAGATTATCCTGCAATGACGATTCATAGAACATTGGGATGTCATGGTCCAAATAAGTTTGATTATAATAAGGACTGCAAGCTTATATCTCCAGTAGTATTAATGGATGAGGCATCTATGGTAAATGTGCAAATCTTCTTAGCATGGCTTGAAGCTATAGATGATAATACAAAAATCATAATCTGTGGAGACTATAAACAGTTACCGCCAATTGGATTTGGAAATATATTCTCTGATCTGATTCATTGTCTACCAAAAGAAAATATCAACGAACTTACAAAAGTTATGCGTCAAGCAGAAAAATCTGGAATTCTTACCGATGCAAATCTCATTCGAGATAATAAAAATCCCATTACAGAAGTTCTTACGTCAAAAAAATTGGTTCATGGTGAATTGCAGGATATGTATTACATGTTCAGAGATACAAGAGACTCACTTCACCAGCTTGCATTAAAAATGTTCTTTTCAGCGGTCGAATCAGATGGTGTTGACAATGTTGGTATTGCAGTACCTCGTAGAGAAGGATGCTTAAACAGTGCTTATGAGTTAAATAAAGATATTGCAGAAGTGCTTCTTAAAGATGAAAAGAAGTCAATTTCATTTGGTGAAAAAGAATTTAAGCTTGGATGTAAAGTTGTCCAGACTGTAAATGATTATGATCGAAATGTCTTTAATGGTGAAATCGGATATATCACATTTATTGGAGAAGACATGAGTGGTAAAAAACCAGTGACTTATTGCGAAGTTACTTATCAGTCATTTGGACCTAAAGTAGAAAAAGACGTTGGATTAGTTTTTGATGAAGATAACAATATAGTTTATGAGAAACAAGATAAAGTGATCAGATACGAAGGAAGTGAACTTACAGATTTAGATATGGCTTATGCTTTAACAACTCATAAGATGCAAGGATCTTCCAGGAAAACAGTTATCTGCGTAATTGATAATACTCATTATAAGCTATTGGACAACTGTATGTTATATACAATGCTTACAAGAGCAAAGAAAAGATGTTTATTATGTGCTGAACCACAGGCATTCTACAAATGTCTAAATACAAGTAATAATGCAAGAAATACGTGGTTAAGCACAATTAAAAGAAAGGGGAAATAATATGATAGAACTTATTAATGATATTTCTCAGATTATGAAGAAGTATGGTAGAGAATATAAAATCAAAATTGATCCAATAACTGTTAAGGTTTATATCCCTATTTCAGAACTTTTAGGGTTATATCCATTAAAGGGAGAGTATATAAAAATTGTTTATGATGGACTGATTGAAAATTGTTACATCGATCTTAAGCAATTAAATAAAATTAAAAAGTTTATAAAGAAAAATGAATATGAATATATTGGTTTATTTTTTGAAGACATCGAACCTGCAATTGAGGTTATGAAATATTTTAATAAAAATACAAAATCAATTAGTGAACTTCTTCATACATCAATCGACTTACAAGAGGGTGGTGATTAATTAAATGTACATCAAAGATAACACTCTTGTAGATGACGATAATGTTATACATAGAATCGGTGATTGTTGCGTATTCATTATGGATGATAATTATAAAAGCAACATTATAGGATGTATTGCAGATATCGGTTTTTGTAATAACTGCATTTCAGTTGAAGAAGTACATAGCAGTGGACAGTTAACATTACTATTCACTGAACATATAAAAGTAATCGGAAGATTGGAGGATTAATTTATTGGAAGAAGTAATTGAAATTCTAAAACTCATTCAGAACACATCGAGTCTGAATGAAAAGCAGCGTATCCTTAGAGAAAACAAGGATAATGAGCTTCTTAAAAAGTGTCTGGTGTTCTTACTGGACGGTAATACTGTAACAGGAATCAGCACAAAAAAGATCGATAAAATGACCATTTCAAAAGCTGCAAATTATGCAACATTTGAGCCAAAAAACTTCTCAGAAGTTATTGATTACCTAAAAACTCATAATACAGGTACTGATGTAGATGTCGCTACTGTCAGAAAGTTTATTTGCAATAATTCTAAATCTGAAGCTGAATGTCAGTTTTATGAAGAAATGGTAACAAAGAAGTTTAGATTAGGTGCAGACTCCAAGCTTATCAATAAAGCTATTCCAGGACTGATTGAAGAATTTAATGTACAGCTTGGTACTTCAATTGAAAAAGTTAAGCTGAAAGGTAATGAGCTGATTTATATTAGCCGCAAACTAAATGGACTCAGATGTGCATACATTGGAACTGAGTGCAGAACTAGACAGAATAAGAAAATTAATGGTGTCGATCATATTATTAAAGATCTACAAGCAATGGGCTATGACAATATGTTTGTAGACGGTGAACTTCTCTATAAAAATAAAGAAGGATTATCCGATTCTGAAGCATTTCAAAAAGGTACAGGAATCGCAAATAGCAAATCTGGTGACAAATCTCAATTAAAATTCGTTGTATTCGATATGTTCCCCCTTAAAGAATTTTGGTCTGGAAAATCTAAAGAACCATACTCCATTAGAAGCAAAGATTTAGATGAATTGGAAGAAAAACTTAAATTCCATCCAACAGACAATATTGAAGTTGTTCCGAGAGTATATCATGGTTACGACCACAGTAAAATTTGGGAATGGCTTCAGTACGCAGAAGATAATGATTGGGAAGGATGTTGCATTAATCTTGACAAGCCATATGAATGCAAACGAACCAAAAGTCTTATTAAAGTAAAACAGTTCTATGATGCGACTTTAAGAGTTATTGGATACGAAGAAGGGTCTGGCAAGAACAAAGGAGCACTTGGATCGTTAATCGTTAAATATAAAGATGGAAAATCTGGTGTTGGATATGGATATTCAGATCAAATGAGAAAAGATCTCTGGGAAAAACGAGATGAGCTTATTGGCAAACTCATTGATATTAAATATAAGGAAGAAACAAAAGATAAAAATACTGGACTTCCAAGTTTACAGTTTGCAGGATTTATTTGCTTCAGAGAAGATTATGATAAGGTATTAGCAGATGATGAAGCTGGACTTATTTAAGAGGTAGTAACATGGAAAAATTAACAGTATATCTCGCTGGTGCATGTAGAGGAATGCATGACGATGGTAAAGAATGGCGATTAAAAGCTGAGAATATTTTCAAAAATATTTCAGAAGCTAAAGATGTAACTATCAAAGTAATCAATCCAACACGTTATTTTGATCGTGATGGTGGCAATGCAATCACGAATAAACAAGTAAAACAATTCTATTTATCACGTATTCGAAAATGTGATTTAGTCCTTGTAAATCTGGAACATACAAACACTTCTATTGGAACAGCTCAGGAACTGCAATTCGCGGTAGATAACCATATTCCAATTATTGGATTCAACGATTATGACAGTTATGAATGGCTGCCAGAAGATTGTGATGTGATTTTCAAAGGTATTAATGAAGCGATTGATTATATTAACGATTTTTATTTAGCGTAAAGGAGTGACAAAATGACTGTACAAGAATGGTTAGGAAAAGACAATAAACTGGGACAGGACATCTGGGAAAGAAAGTACCAGTTTAATGGAGAAACATTTGATCAGTGGCTCAATAGAGTGTCTGGTTGGAATGATGAAGTAAAACAGTTAATTAAGGATAAGAAATTTCTCTTTGGTGGAAGAATCCTTGCCAATAGAGGACTTGAAAGCAAAGGACGTAAGGTTAGTTTAAGTAATTGCTATGTAATTGAACCTCCAGAAGATAACATTGAATCTATTTTTGATTGTGCAAAGAAACTCGCACGTACTTATTCTTATGGTGGTGGATGTGGTGTTGATATCAGTAAATTATCACCAAGAGGTGCAAAAGTAAATAATGCAGCAAAAGAAACAACCGGGTCTATATCATTTATGGATTTGTATTCCATGGTAACTGGTTTGATCGGACAAGCTGGGAGACGTAAATAGTTAAATGCTATCCATCGAAATGTGTAAAAGTAGAAGGAGTAAAATATATGGATAAAAAATATTTGGAAGAATGTTTAGAAAAAGAAATGTCCACAAGACAAATTGAAAAAGATTGTGGCTTGAATCATAGTACAGTATCATATTGGATTTCAAAGTTTGGACTAAACGAAAAATCAAAATATAGGAAATATGATAATTTCAGATTTGAAAAAATAGATACAAAAGAAAAAGCATATATATTAGGATTTTTATTAGCTGATGCCTCTATTGATGAAAAAAATAGTGTGGAAATTTCAATATCACTAAATGATAAGCAAGTTGTAGAATATATTTCTCATATTTTACAATGTAATGTTAATTACAATCATACTATAAATAAAAAAACAAGAAGATTTCCAAGAGCAAGAATTCAAAAAAGAATTCCTGATATATTAAAATTTACTGGAGGAAGATTAAAAGTAGATAGACACTATCCAAGAATTCGAGAAGATTTAGAACGATATTTAATACAAGGACTATTCGATGCTGATGGGTGTTTAACTTTTGGCAGAAGAAAAGATAAAAACAGAATATGGCAAAAAATTAGTTTTACTTCACAATTAAAAATATTAGAAGGTGTTCAAAAGTATTTAATAAAAAAACACCCGCTATCAACGGGTGCTGCTCATTAG